TGTCCCCAAGTATGAGAACAGTATCAATACCATTACTGTCAAGAGTAGGAAAGAATGTGTGCTTATAGAACTTCTCATAGTAGTCCAAAAAATGGGGTGAATCGTTTCTAGCTCCAAAGTGCTGGTCAGTAATAATTGCTACTTTAGTTACGGCCTGGTTTTCTGTGGTCAATTGGGTCATAATATTTAATTTCAATTACCGATTCGAGTGGTTGTTGATTGGCAAATACAGTTGCTTCATGTAAGGTATCAAATGATTTAAATCTTACCGCTAAACTTGCCAAATAATACGAAACTTTATACATTATATCATTCTCCTAAAAACTTTTCAAGCCCTTTTGTTTTCTTTGCCGTTGCAATATCCTTCTTTACCTTTTTTGCATCTTCATAAGTTTCAATAAATTCGGCAATGTTATCATACAATTCAAACTGTTTGGATGTGCCATCTTCAAACTCCATTAACTCAAATTCATCCAATATACCCATTTGTTCTGTGGCTTTATACTTAACATAGGTTTGTTTCTTCTCTTTGGAGATTCTTCGTAGAAAGGCAAAGTAGATGATTTGTGTAAAATAGGCAAATGGATTCTTAGACTTGGCCGGATCAAAGTTATCAAAGTATTGTAAACAGTTCTCAATACCATCAGACATCATTTCATCACGATAGGTATAGTTAATGAAATTTGGTTTGTGAGATAGACCTTCGGCAATTTTCATAAAGCACTCGCCAATATAGTTTGGAATGGCTGGAGGAGGTTTCTTTTCTTTCTTTGCCAGTTTACAAGCCTCTTTATAATCTATTAAAGAGTTTAAGAAAGCTTCATTATTGATGTAGTGTTTTTGCTTAGCCATAAAATATACCATTAAAAGTTGTTGACAAAGGGCTTGACAACGTGTATAGTTCTCGGTGTCCCCCTTTGATGTTAATATTAATCAATGTATTACCTGTCCTTCTGAATCATCCAATGCATCCATAATATCATCAATTTCTTCATCGGTCATTTCATCTGTTAATTCTTTTGCCTTCATAAGAGATTTAATCTTTTCCACAGTATTTACATAATACTCTGCAAACTCATCATTAGGTTCAAATATTGTAAGCACATCACAAGATTTAATTGTGATTTCATTTTTTTTAATCAATTGAACTGGCAACCAATGTGACATGACTAAACCATTCTCATGTCCTCGACTTGTAATAGCCACAGACATTGGTTCTGTAATTTGGATATCATCAATTGGTAGTTTCATTAAATCTCCAATAATATCTTCACCATTCTTTAATCGAACTATCTTTATCATTTTTTAAGTCCTATTTTATATATTTTGAATGGAAACTGTTCTTCTGTATAAATCTTAACTCGTTCAACAAAATGCTTTAATGTGAAATTCATATGTTTTTTATATCTTAAATCATCTGCTATGTCGTAGAGGACAGCTTTTGTTTTGCCTTCACTCTGTCGTAAGCCTCGTCCAATGCTTTGCAGATTGCGAACCCTCGATTTAGATGGGCTTGCAAATATAATGTTATGCAAGTTCCTAATATTAATTCCAGTAGAAAAAGTCCCAAAACTAGCCACAACAATAGCATCTTGTTCTATCTCCATAATTCGTCTAACTTCTTCTCTATCATTGGCATCTACACCACCGTGGATAAAGAATACTTTTCTATCACCAATATTTTTGGTGTTTCTAATCATATCATACAGGATTTGACCATGTTTGTCAACCATTTGATATAATATTAATGTATTATTGCCTAAGCTAACTGCAAGATTTTTAATGAATTTATTTCTATTTTCGTTTGCAATTAGATACTGTATTTCTTCTTGATAAGTTTTATCTTTTATCTGTAAACAATCTTCATCGTCATGTTTTAAAACTAAACATTTAATTTCAAAATCTGAAACTTGTTGTTTATCAATTAGTTCTCTTGTGGTAATTACCTTTTTGACTGCACCAAATAAACCTTCCAATACCAATTTATGTGTTTTAGTGCCATCTAATGTACCTGTAAGACCTATTCTATATTTAGCATTTATACAGGAAGTAAGTATTGTGGTCAAAGACTGAGCTTTGAATAGGTGTGCCTCATCACCAATGATATAATCAAATTGATGAAAGTATTCTTTTGGAAGTTTATACAGAGATTGCCATGTAGAAATGGTAAGTGGTTTATCAGTATCTTTTTCTTTGCCTTGATAGATGCGGTGAATATTGGTCATTTCACCATCATTATAGTCACCAAAGTCTGAATACAGTTGTTCAACTAATGATGTGGTGGGAACAATTACAAGGCCTTTTAAATTTTGAAACTCCAATAACTGCCGAAAGATTAGATAGATGATAAGAGATTTGCCAGATGCCGTTGGTGAAACCAATAACGCTCGGCGTTTTTGCATGGCATGAATATAGGCATCCAATTGATGTTCTCGTATTTCAATTCGTTCACCACGAGAATGAATGTTTAATGAATCAATAAACTTTTTGGCATGATAGACTGAACACTCATCTTCGATATCTGGCCTTGGATCACCATAATCAAATTTGTAGTTTCTTTCTTTACAAAATTCTTCAATGTATGGTAATAAACCAAGATACACTTGGCTTGTTTGTAAATTATATAATCGAATTTTTCCATCCCAAACTCGATTGCGGTATGCAGGAACAAATTGATAACCAGGAACAAAAAAGGTAAAGAATTCAGATAACTCTTTTGAGACGTGTTTTTCACAAGTTATCTTGGCAAATACTTCATCCTTTTTTATTATGGTTATATCACTCATTCTTTTTCATCAAATTTATAGAACCACGAATCTGGGGTACCAACACTCCACTTGGATATATTTTCTACTGAATATACCTCTGTTGGTATTTTAAAGTCGGGAGTTTTAACTACAGGCGGCACCAATGATACATCATACCACAAGCAACGATTGTTTGGTTGACAGGCGAATTGTCCATTGTCTAACTGAATAAAATTATATGACTTATGTTCTTGCACACCTTCGGAAAAACTGGTGTCAATACGATTAAAATCTGGTGCCGCAAAATCAATTGTAAAAAGGTATTTACCAAAATGAAACACTCGGTCTTTACCAAAGTATTTTACTTTAAGGCCTCGTAGATTTGATTTTTCAATTACCGCCATGTCATACGATAGACAATCCCATATTTGTAAGTTATCTAACGGCAGATATTCTTCTACAGGTTTCCAAACATATGCAGAGATTGGTAATTTATCAAACAATGCACCATAATCGGTTAACATACATTCAATACGAAACGCCTGACCTTTGATGGCCTTGGCAGTAATCCATACGCAAGGTTCCAATTCACCATGACCTTTTTCGTGGTTGTAGAGGAACTCTTTACGAACAAAACATTTAATGGGTGGTATATTGGCAACTAGAAAAGACATTATTGACCTCCTATAAATTTTTCCCATGAAATAAAATCTCTTAGTTGCCAAGTTCTTTGTTTCAATTCATTCATCACCGATTCTAAAACCGAAACACATTCTTCATGGTATACTTTCTTTTCCAACATCTTAATTAAATCATCATCGCCTTCTAAGTAGGCATTAATGTCGGACTTTAATACAAACTGAAATGGTTTCCAACCACGAGATTCTAATTCTTCTTGGTCTAATCTGCCATTGTAGTAATCAATCTTAATCTTACGCAGGCGTAGATAATCAAAGTGTGCCTTCTTGGCAGCAATTTTGTGTTTTGTTAAAATGGAGAGATACTTATTGTGTAGAGTAGGTATACGCAGAAGTTCTTTACCAGGTTCTGTCTGGTCCATTTCTGCATCTTTTTCCCAATACTTTAATACTTGTTCTAGATTTTCCATAATATTTTCAATAGTTTAACACCAATTTCCTATATTAACACACTCGGTGTTAAATGGCAAGACTTTGTGCTAATTAAACTGGTATAAATTTAAACTCATCATATACAAATGTGGCATCGGCAGTAATAATATCATCCGCTGACATTCTTGTATCAAAGTTGATATCCGACAAAGAGACCGGAAATACATTGGTGAACTGAACACGAATTACAGGATTGTTTAGATTGTTCAGTACCGTTAGAGTGGCATCAGAGTATTGTTTTTTGTCTTGTCTACTATACTCATTTTGTAGTGCCGTTTTGAGATTGCGTTCATCGGTACCATCCGGTGATGCAAAAGAACGGAACCAATCATGTAGATTTTGCCATGATATTACCGCTTCATCCACCAGAAAATTGACATTTAAATTGTTGTAGGTTATTTGGTTACCAGGCGAGTATACAGTCAGACTTGGAAAGTTGATTGGGGCCTGTCCTACACTTACCCCTGGTATGTTTACAGACTGGCAGAAGTAAGTGGCAGCACCTATCCTATCAAAGGTTAAAAGGTACTTTGTAGGTTGAAGTAGATTGGTGTTTTGAGGAGTTCTAGTTAATACGGACATAGTATTTCTCTAATAAGATATACAGGTATTTAGGTCCAAAAAAAAGAGACCTCCGAAGAGGTCTCTTGAAATGTCATTCTTGCGATGACTTTTTTTATTACATCAAGTTCTTGACACCGAAAATACGATAGTATTTGTTGGTACGAGCATTCAAACCACCCAAACCAGCGCCTAGACCTTCTGCGAATGGGTTTGATACCATTCCGTAACGAGTCTTGAAACCAATCTTTGGTTGGAATGTATACTGGTCTACAGCACGAACCATTTGCAATGGAACGTATGGGCAATAGAACAAACCAGCATCGTATGGTGAAGAACCTTTGTAACCGATAGTTACGAGTTCTTGGTTAGATGTGTATCCACCGAAGTATGGGTCAATGTAAACCTTGATACGACCGTGTAACAAACCAGCAAATGTGTTGCCTGTGTCATCTACTTGCAAGTCAGCTTGGAGAGCAGGAGTATATTGCAATACACCAGCCATTGCCATAGCAGAAGCAACGTCAGAAGAAACAATTAACACGTTACCTTTTCCACGGCGAGTCTGCTTAGCAATTACGTTAGCATCACGCTCGATTTGGAAAATTAGACCTTTGAAACGCTCAACTGACCAACGGCCGTTTGAGTCTGTATCTAAGTCAAAGAAACCTGCTGTTGTTGTACCATACTGAGCACCTGGAACGGCAACAGTATAGATGGTACGGATAACTTCACGGTTGATTTCAGCGAGAACTTCTGTAGACAGAATGTTTGACAATTCTGTTTCAGCGTCAAGACCATGAATTGCTTTCAAGTCTTGTGCAAGTTCTAGTGAATACTCGGCCTTTAATGCACGGCTTTGAGCAGTTACAGTAACTTTCTCAATAGAGAAGGCCATCTGTGCAAATGCTGTGTTACCGTCAGAACCAAGGTATTCAGCAGTAGCTGTTGGCATTCCAATACCAGTTGTGTAGGTGTTAGCGGCCAAAGTTGCAGAAACAATAGGATTTGTACCTGTGTCAGTTGCAGTTGTACCACGGAAACCGTATGGGTTGTTAGCAGAACCAACACCAGAGAACATTGTGTTCGCTTCGTTGAAGAATGCCTCGTCACCAGTTTGGTTAACATACTTAGCACGCATTGCAAAAATCAAACCGGTAGGACCAGTCATTGGCTGAACGCCAGCAACGTCATAAGCGATAAGATTTGGTAATGCACGGCGAACCAAAGAAATCAAGATTGGGTCAAAGTTTTGAACACCACCAGTTACGTTTGTAGGACCTGGTTCGGCGATTTCGTTCAAAGCAAGACGGTCTTGACGCATTGCTTGTTGTTGGTTTTCCAAAACAAGAGCTGTTACAGCTTTCTTGTATGGGTCTTTGATGGCTTCGAGTTCTGGATGCTCAAGAACAGGCTGCCATTTCTTTTGTAGTTCTTCTGTCAAATACATTTTTTATTCCTTTTTATATGTATTGTTAGGTTAATTACTTAACCATGGTTTGTGAAATGGTTTTTGCATAGATATTGATAGATGGATCATCAGAGATAATTTTCTCTTTCTTTTCTTCTTCTACCAATACTTCGTCTAAAGCAGATGAATCAGCAACTTTAACATCAGACTTGAAATATGATTCTTTCAATGTTGATAGTTTAGTACCAAATTCTTCATCAGTAGTGAACTCTACACCTTCTGCAAGTGATTTCAGCTTTTCTACTTGAGTCTGCGTAAGGCCTTCACAAGCTGCGTAAATAGCCTCAAACTTTTTGTGCTCATTGAGTTCTTTCTTCATCTCAATGGCAGATTTGATTTGTTCGTTGTAAGCTTCTTCAAGTTCTTCAACTTTAGAAGTGAGTTCTTCAACAACATCTACCTTGTCGGTAGGAATGTCAATGTAATGCTCTTCAAACAAACCTTTTAATCCTGTAATAAAATCTTCAACGATTTCGGCACGGAGGCCTTTTTCGATTGCGATTTCGTTGTCTTTGACCCATTCTTCAACCATGTAGTTGAGATAGTCATCAACCTTAACAGCCAAATCTTCTTTAACTTCTTCAATGGCAGCTTCAAACTGTTCTACTAATTCAGCTTCAGCTTCAGCAATAACTTCTTCTGCACGAGCAAGAACGGCAGCTTCAAAAATAGTAGTTGCTTTAGAAACAAATTCTTCAGAAAGATTTTCGCCTGTGAACATGGCATCCATATCTTCTTTCATTTTTTCTTTCATTTTCATTTTTTTCATCATTGCCTTATCTTGTGCCTCATCTTCGTGACCTTCTTCTTTTTCTTCGGCCACTACTTCTTCGTCAGATTCGGTTTCTTCGTATTGTTGAACGCCAACAGAACCTTTATTTAAAGGCATTTCGTTTTTACCAGTTTTGCCTTCAGGTTGCTCAATTGCAGCACCATCAGATTCTTGTGGTTGACCTTTAAGTTTCTTTGCTGGCTCAGAACCAACGGGTGGTTTAGCACCAGGAGGTGTGGCTGATGGCGTACCTTTTGTGTAGTCAGGAAGTGCATCGGTTGTTTTGAGTGATACGGAACCGATATCTACTTCACCGGTGCCATAGGCTACATCACCAGATAGTTTTGCTGGTTTATCTTGGCCACTTTGTTTACCAGAAACATTACCCGAAAGAATGTCTTTAGCGGCTTCGGACAGATTAAATTTTCCCATTTTGAAAATCTCCTTGATTTATATTGGATATTTATATTTAAAGTTTTTTGACGAGTGATTCCCAAATGCGTAGACTTACTTTCTCTATATCCGCCTTAGAAGCTTCTTGAATCATCTTCTTGGCCTGAGTATATTGTTGTTCAGTCCATACACCGTTTACCATCACCCATTCTTTGCCTTCCATGATACCTTGAACGAAAGCATTTGGAGCAGAAGGGTCTGCTACAATATCCGCCGCTGTGGCTAGATGAAAATCATCTTGAACTATGTTAACACCATTAACGGATTTAAGAGAACCCATACCACGGGAGGACACACCAATTTGTGCACCACCTTCGATAAGACTCTTAACTATGTTACCCATAGGTGTGTCAAGAATTTTTGCTTTGCCTATCCAATCATTACCTTCTTGACGGAGACCCACGACCATGTGAGATACTCTATCTAGATTGATAGATGGGGTGTCTGGATGACCCAGCTCACCAAAGGCACGATTTTTATTAATATATTGTTCTGTGTATCTTTCTACTTCTTTGGCCATGGTCTCTTTGAGATATTTGCGGCCATTACGGTTTACCACTTCTGCTTGGAGAAATGGACCTTCGATAAACAAAGTTTTCTTGCCGTCTTTTTCTTCAGCAAGATATTGTAATGATTCGGTGACTTCTGTTATTAACTTCATTGTAGCCCCATTGCTTTTCGTTTTCTTAATGTCATCGTTCTTTTTCGTAACGCTTGTCTTAACTTAGAACGCCTTTTAAACTTAGAACGTCGTGCCGCCATTTTACGGTGCCTGCGTTCTTGTGGTGACATTCTTATAAGTTTGCCACCACGAATTGTAAAACCTGGTACTGCTGACTTCTTAACTCTCCGTTGAACTTTTCCAGCACGGAATCTTACACGAATAAGTTTAGTTCTTCCCATCCTTTGCACATTGGCTTCAGACAGTTCTTCTTCTTCAACTTCAAAATCATCATACATTTCAGCCGCCAAACGCAGTTTAACTTGGTTAACTTTTTCATTAACCAAATCTTGTATGCGTTGATTCAAAATTTCTTTTGCTTCAACTATTTTATTCTGCAATAGTTTAGAAATAAAACCTTGCATTATTCTCTCGATGTTGGAGTTACACCATATGGAGGATAGTTAAATGCAGCTGGATCAGTAAACTGGCCAGAACTATAGAAACGATTGTCTTTATGTAATTCAATAATTAATGTGTAAGCAGCATTACTTGTGGTACCAACGGTTGTAATTGTTACATTGCCTGTAGGTCCAACGGCATTATTTGTAATTGCAGGCAATTGATATTGTGGATTTGTATCACCTGAACCAACACCTAAAGCAAAAATTGTGGCATCAGATGTTGTGCCTTGCCATTTTAATTGCAGATGTCCAACTTCAGCATCAACATTATAGATAACACGAGAAATCGTAAACGCTGAATTGGCAAAACCAGGTGCAGTTGTATTACCTGTTTGATAAGGTAAGTTATTAGCATTTAAAGCACCAGACAAAGCTCGTGGATCAATAACAACTGTTAACGCTTCGTTTCCGCCAGCGGCATCAAAAATACCAACCCGTTTAATTACGGTGCGTTTTGTTGTATCGACTAAAATTTGTGTGCTATTTGATGTTGCCATTTTTTTATCCTAATTAATTTTCGGTTTCTTCGTCCATGCTACCTGTTGAGGACCATTGCATAGATGTATATGGAACTGTTACATATTTATTAATCTTATCCACATAGTAAAGAGCCACTCTTTGATTGTTTGGAAACTGTCTAATAGACTTTCGTTTCATAATTAAAACGGCAGGAGGATCCATAGGCAAACCATGGTCTTCCTTTTCGTTCAAAGAGCGTAGTTCTTTAAGTGTTTTCACCTAAATTATCCTCTGGTTGCGTTTCTTCTTCTTCTTGAGCAAAAATATTTTGCGCTACTGCTTGTTTAGCTGCACCTAAATGATTCATCACACGGTCATGAATATCAGCATATAATGCATCACGCATTTCTTTAGCGTTATCTTCTGCCGCATAATCTATAATTTGTCTTGTATCTGCCATTTTATCTCCAATTTAAATATTTATAATATTTGTTTCAATTTAACAAAAGTACCAGGCGACTTTTCTTCTTGTGTCTGATTCTGTTGTGCTTCTCTTTTTTGCAGTTCCATTTGGTGTTCTGCATCAGCTGGATTCATTGGTTGGTTTGGTACTTGTGACATCAACTGTTGTTGTGCCACATCATTCATAACACCAACTGGTAAACCCATACCAATTTCTTTTTCTTCATCAATTTCAGTTTGCATTTCTTTAATTTGGTCATCTGTTAAACGCAATACATTACGCTGAATCCATGCTTGTGAGAAGTAACGACCTGTATAAGGATCCACAGCTGACAAGAGAGATAATCTTTCTCTCATCAATTCGGCATCTTTTAGTTCACTAAAGTTATTGTCTTTAATGAAATCATAATAGATATGTTCTTTAAATTGGTCCCATTCATCAGCGGTACAGATACCTTTTAATACACATTGAACTCGTAATGCCTGATTAAAGATATCAGAAAACTTATTACGCAAACGGTCAACAAACTTTGCAAACTTCAATTCGTCACGAGTTACTTCTGCAACACGACCAATCGAGAATCCTTGATTTGGTTCTAAACGAGAAATAGGTACACTTAATGAGTTATATAATTTCTTTTGAAAGTATTTAACATCTTCCAACTCACCTAAGTTTTGGCCACCAGGTAGTGTAGTAATCTCTGTGCCTTTTCCACCTTCACGGCGAGGCAACCAAAAATCTTCCATCATAGATAAAAATTTACGGTCATCACGGACTTCACCAGTCTGTGCATCATAGACCAACTTGTTCTTATACTTGACCATAATATCACGCAGATATTGTTCGGCCTTTAATTTAGGTAAATTACCTACATCAATATAAAATATACGGCGTTCTGGTGCACGTGAGATACGATAGATAACTGTTGCATCCTCAATCATGCGTAATTGATTAAGTGGTTTGATTGCCTTGTGTAGGTATGATAATACCACAGCACGGCGAGAGTCCATCAAACCGGATACAACAGAAACAATAGAATCTAGTGTAATACGAACACCAACTGGACCATAACTAGAAGAAGAACCGGATACCACTTTGTCATTAAAAATGTAGTATTCATTGAATACATCTACAATCTCGGCACCGGTTCTTTCATCTTTTTTCTTTTTGAGCTCACGAACTTTACGAAGCTTGCGTGGATCAATATACCGTAATTCTTTAATACCAGCAATTGGATTTTCTTTATCGATAAGCACATTGTAATATAACCTGCCGTCAATATAATAACGGCGGAAGATATCTTGTGCCATATTCTTGTAATTAAGCAATCGCAATATGGTATGAAATTCTTCTTTGATTGCCTTTTTAATTTTTTCTGGTTGGTCTAAATCGTCCAACACAATCTCGATAATTTTACCATCATCGTCTTGCACAATGGCTTCATTCATAATATCATCGATAGCTGATTCAATCTCTGGTTGCATTGCCATTTCACGATAACGAGAAATTAACTCTACTTCATTCTTTGCGGTGCCATCTAGGTCAACATATGTACCATAATAAGCCGCAGATGAAATAGTTAATGCACCATCCTCATTAGAAGGTGGTGTAAAAGAAGGTTGTTGAGCTTGCTCATCTTCTGACTTCTTACGAGCAATCTCAAAACCAAAGAGAGAGAATTTATTAGTAGCTGCCATATTTTATATTATTCCAATTCAATTAAACATAAATGAGGGACCGAAGTCCCTCAAACAAAAACATATTAAGTGGTAGTATTTGATTCCCAATATTGGAAAGCGAACGTTGTTGAATATTCTTCAATCACATCGTTAGAACCCCAATCCAAATCAATTGGTGCAACATCAAGTGGGAATAAACCTACAAACTTATAAGATTTCAATTCGTTACCAGATTTACCATATTGCGTAACTGTTGCATCAACTGTATAACCTGCTGGGTTAACTGCTGATCCATTACGCACATTGCTTGTATGACTGTTAATAGCGTTCATCCATGATTCGAGAGCGTTACGAACTACAAAGTCCTCGTCATTGATAATCTGTAATGTCCAGTCTGTAAAGGTACGATTACCAGCAAACTTTAACTCACGACCAAAATAAAACACAGGCACAGTACCTACGGTAGAACCTGGTAACTGTGCTGTTTTTGCCATGAATGTTGTTTTCTGAGCAGCGGCTGAGCCGTTGGTTGCAACTGTCGGGAATGTTAAAGAGACCTGAAATAGATTGGGACGGGCACCGTCACCAATCATATTTGCTCTAAATTCTGCTACATTGAATGCCATTTGTTTTCTCCTATATCGTGGTTATTTATTAAGCTGCACCAACGATTGTTGTGAAGTCAACACCAGTTCCAACTGCAACAAAATTCAATTGGATGAAGTTGATAGAACGAGCAGGCTTGATGTAGATGTCACCAACAAACTGGTTAGTATCAATGATTTGTGGTGTATTATTTGTTGTATCACAAACAACACGGAAGTCATAGATACCACGGCGACCTTGAACATCTCGCAAGAACGGAGTTACTAATGCCACAAACTGAGCACGGGTAAATTCATCGTTAAACTCAAATAATGAAAATTGAGCAGCCTGAGCAATTGATTTTTCAAGAACAATAAACAATCTACGGACATTGATACGGTCAAATGCAGATGGTTTACTTTGTAGTGTTTTATCACCAAACAAAACAATACCTTGACCGGGGAAAGATACAACAGGATTTACACCTGCGGCATACAATGTATCACGATATGTTTTACTTGGACTCCAAAGTAATTTAATAGCATTTTTAATTTGGCCACGATTGAAACCAGCAGGTGAATACCATGGGTCACGAACTGTATCTGTATTGACACACAGACCAGCAATGTCACCATTCAATGGAATCCAACGATAGGTATTGTTATACTTGTCATACATATATTTCCAACCAGAGTCGGCAACCACATATGAACTTGAACGAGCCAAACTTGTTAACCAGTTTTGAACACCAGTAATTTGATTAGCTGCAACAGAATTATCCAATGCATTGTATGGAGGTGAAATAAATGCCACACAATCTTTACGAGAGTTGACAATGTTATCAATTACATATTGTTGAACAACTGTATTAGCATCACCAGTTAGAACTAATGAAATATCAATCAATTCTTTATTGGCAAACAAATCGTAAGATGTTTGTAAATTTCCGTTTGTTACAGTCGATTCATTACCATAACTTAAAGGTAAAGTCTGATTAGTTGTCAAACTAACATAGGTTGTATTTGCTGCTGATGTAAACCAGTTATTTTTTGTGGTAGAATAACTTGGAGGATCTACAGCATAAACATATTGTGAATTATTAAACAAAACTTGTTTGTAATAATTTGTTTGACCATTTAAAGATGCATCATATGCTTTGGATACAAATGGATAAACTTCTAAAACTGTTCCTTGAGTGCCTGTAAATTTGCCGCCTGCATCAATAACAACAATGTGAACTTCATCGTTTGAACCACCTACATCTGTTGCGTATTCTGAAGTGCCGGGAGCAGATGTGAAATATGATTTATATGACCAAGAGGTAAACAAAGTAGTGTTGGCGCATATAGAAACTGATAAAGAATTACCTAAAGAACCAGGATAACGAGCCATAAAAGCACCGTAAAGGTTATTTTTATCGACGTTTAAAATAGTATTTTCGTATTGTTCTTCGTTTGCAATTTGTGTGGAATTTACAGTTGATGTGTTGGCAACGGCATTATTTGAACTACCATTGATAGCACGAACAACACTTAAATTATTACCATAAGCTAAAAAACTGGCAGCAGTAAAATAAGACACAAACGAATTTGCATTTGGACTACCAAATATTTGTTTGAAAGTTAGCTCATTGTCTACTAGAATTACTTGATTTGCAGGACCCCACGCAAAGGTTCCAGCAAAAGCACCGGCCGTAGTTAGTACCGATGGGACGACTGTTGTTAAGTCGACCTCGGAAACATTTACGCCTGGAGAGATTTGAAACGCCATTTTATTCTCCTTGAATTATTATGTGTTCTTGGCAGTTAAAATACCATATTGATATTTATGATTCATAGGATTTACAAGTCCTTAAAGAAACTATGGTGATATGATGCATATGTATCACCTCCACCAGCAACTTCCCATACATCACCGCCTTCTACCATAAAATCATGTTGTAAACCATCTTCTATGATAGGTTCGGGTAAAACATCTTCATCTATTTGATTCATGTTTTCCAACTGAATCTGTTTTCTCAAATCATGGTTGACAATTTCTCTGAAGTAGGCCTGTGTTGTTGCCCATGCAAAGATGACCAAAGTCATCGCCATATCATCATTTGCACCTTCCGCAGCGGCAAATGAGGTTTTATGTTGTTCAAAAGTGGTTAACTCTGAGTAAGTGTCAAAGTCATTAATTAATAACTTATCACCTTCAATCAAAGTTTTAAGGTTAGAACAACCCACCGCTTTGACCTGAGGAGACATTTTCAGTCCCATTTGAACACCTCTGGCAAAACCAGCAGACAACTGTTGTGGTTTTTTATTGCCAGTAAAGACTTTCAATAGATTCTCATATTCTAAATCTGAATGAATAAAGTCTGCCACTTGTGGATTGTTATTGATTTCAATCAAAATATAGGCATCATTATATACTCTAGCCGCATTGACAATTACCGTTGGGAATAATATAGGTGATATTGATGAACTAGAATATGTAGCCACTTGCCTGTATGGTGTGGTAGATATATCAAATATTGAGAATGTAGAACTGTCTAAATTTTTACCTTCAGATACATCAACCGTCATTGCATATAAGTGGTCAGACTTTTCATCATTCTGTCCTTCTTTGATAGGATGTTCATATATCTTCATCTTATCATGTTCTGCAATTGGGTTCATGTACCTCAATTGTTGTAACTTGTAACCAGAAATCAAGGTGTTGGAAGAACCTAAGAACTCCGTTTCAAACTCTTGTGCAAATTGTCGTTCTGATGTATTACGGATAGTTTCTTCTTTCCATACATCATCACGACCCGGTACCATAGACCAATGAATTTCAAAGTTTTTATAGTTATTTCGTTTCTCTATTGAATCCATCCATAGTTTATAGAATAGATTCATACCATTTGGTGTAGAAACAATAATAATCTTTGAGGACTTACCAGAGGAGATTACAGGATAGACTGAGTTAAAGAACTCATTGGCAATATTGTTTGGCACGAAAGCAAATTCGTCTAAGAATACAATGTTAAAAGAACCACCTCGGATTGCAGAGGAGGAAGTCGAGGCAGCGATTACCTTAGACCCGTTCTCTAGTTCTACATTACCCTTGTTCCATGTCACCACACCTTGTTGGAGCCATTGTGGTAAATTCTCATATGCCAGTTGATACTTGGATAGAATATCTCTTGCAAGTGAACCTTTGTTTGCCAGAACGGCTACGTTTTGAGAATCGGTAAAAATAGTTGCCCAAAGAAGATAGCTAACTGTTGTAGTAGTTTTACCCACCTGACGAGGACATTTGGTAATAACGAAACGATTATCTTTGAATAGATTAAGCATTTCTTTCTGAAAGTCCCACATATTAAAGTTAATGAGGCCTTCATCCACGTTTACAATCTTAATGTAGTTCATACAAAAGTAAACAGGATCCTTAGAACACTTTACATATTCTTCAATCTGTTCTTTGGTATACTGATGGTCAACACCTACCTTTTTAAGTAGGGGGTTATCACGGTAAGAGTCTTTTTGGTTCATTAAAACAAATCCTGAATTTTTATCTTGGCGTGAGGTGAATTTTTATCACCATGGTAATCAGTACCAAAATGTGTAACCCATGTGTCGGAGAAATTATTTAGTGGTAACATATATCTATGTCCATAACCTGGAGGTATGTTCACAAACATATTGCCTAGATTGGCTGACTCACGAATACCCCATGATCCTTTTTGGCCAAACTTATAGTAATCCGATTCAATATGTTCTTTGACCAATTCTTTATCCATAATAAACATACCTTGATATGGTTCAGATAAAGAAATAAACTTCTGTTCTTCTACTGTAATTGTTGGTCGATGCCTTTGTAGATGTGTGCAATCTAAAGAATACACTTGACCTTCTGTATCTCTTTGAACACGGTGAACGGCAGGTATAAAGTTTAAATTATTCTTTAAAAATAAACTCCTAGTTTGGTTCCAGTAAAGAAATGTTTTCTTTTCAACTTGAATATTACCTTCCAAGTATGCAAAGTGTGTGTAGTCCGATTCTAAAAATTTTGGCATATACTTCTTATGTTCCCATGTGTGCCAGAATGGGTCGCCTAGTTCTGATACATGAATAGGCAAAGTAGAATCAAAATTAACATTACTGTTAATAATGAGTTTGATGTTTGGTATTTCAGATAATGTTTTTATTACTTTTCTAAACTGCTCTAATCGTTCTTCTACATAATAAAAACAAACATTCACCCAAAGTTTCATTCTTTTCCTTTGAGAAGTTTATTGAGTTCTGCTGTGCTACCTACAAAAATGGCCTTATCAATATTTGTGCCAGCATTCTTTTTCTTTTCTTCATCCATCTCACGCATTTGTTTTTGAATAGATAAAAGTTCTTTATTGGCATCTACCATATTTTTTAGTAGACCACCATAGACTTCAAATGCTCGTGGATGTTGGCCTGCTTTGGCAATGTTGAGTATTTCTTCCATGGCTTCTTGTCCTTGGTCAATAATACCTTGTAGATTTTCTTTTGATTGTTGATAGGCGTCTGTGAGGTCTTGTTTTAAATCAGGCTCATTATACTTGACCGACACCGTAGGAAGTTTTTCTTTCTTTTCTTCTGGTATTGGTGCAATATCAAAAACATCAGATAAAGTTTTATTCAAATCATTCATAGTTTAATATCCAAATCTTGCCTTATATGTTGCGTGTAAAGATTGTATATCTGCCAAAGACAATACACCATTATATACTTTTACAAACGCTATATTTCCTGATTGAACTTCTGTACCAGCTGAACGACTAAACAATCTTAGTTGATTAAAACCACCGCCACCAGCATTAGTTGCTGTGAATGATACTGCTGATGGTGCAGTGCTTGTTGATGCGTATAAATTACCAACGTTGGTAGAAGTATTCCAAGTAGCAAAGTCTAAATGCCAAACAGTATCAGCTCCAGATGATGGTAAGTTTACAGAAAAGTTTGGATAAAAAGTATTTGGATTACCATTATAAGCACCCATCAACCAATCTTTAACACCTTCATTTTGAGTGTTTAACAATCTACCTGCTGATGTTGCAGATAATTTATATGCCATGAATACAGTATAACTTTGTGCAGTAACATAACTTGGACCGCCATAGATGTAATCTGTTCCTGTAGAGTTTGACTTGGCAAATGTTCCACCGTTGGCACTATTCCAAGTAAGAGAAGTACCAGCATTTGATGTTAAGGTGTAAGTTCCGGTTGCATCTTTTGATACACCACTAGTTGGCACAGCAGAAAAATTTGCTGCATCCAAATCATAAACCAATGTTGCTGAAGCAGCTGCAACAGTAGTTTGTCGTTGAACATTACTGGCCATTATAGCCATCATACCACTCATTACGAAACTCCAGTACCGTTAATAAACCATGTGTTTGATGCAACTTGAATTAATGAAGCCATACCATATGTAGTAACATTTCTAGAAGCACTTGTTGTATTACCAGCAAAATACATTGTTACACCAGTATTTGGCGATACAGTTATGTTTGCACTTGATGATGTTCTTGAAACAATCATAATGGTTGAACCATTTGAAAATGCCACATTTGATGTTGTAGGAATGTATAGTATTGTATTAGATGCTTGTGTATAGTAAATGTGTTTACCAGCATCAGTTAACTGTAAAACATAATTTGTTGACTGTGCATTTTGTGGAACAGTTTGAGCAGCTGCATTAATAGAAGTATTTTGGCTGTTATTAATTGTTTCAATACTATTAAGTCTAGTATTTTGTGTTGTATCTACACCTTGTATAATTGTAATACTATTATTTTGATTAATATCAATTGTTTCAATACTATTAAGTCTGGTGTTTTGTGTTGTATCTACACCTTGTATAATTGTAATACTATTATTTTGATTAATATCAATTGTTTCAATACTATTAAGTCTGGTGTTTTGTGTTGTATCTACACCTTGTATAATTGTAATACTATTATTTTGGTTGGTGTTAATTGTTTCGATACTATTAATTCTGGTATTTTGAGTATCATTAACACCAGTCATAATAGTAATATTATTAGTTGCTGTATTGGCAGTTGTGCGAGCATACGAATCAATTGAACTTGAACCAATTGTATTAGCATAATTGTATGATGATTGTGCCAAACTAGTTGCTGAATTGGCAGTTGTTCGAGCATATTGGTCGATGTTATTATCTGTTACAGAATTTAATGTTGCATATCCACCAGGCGTTACACCATCGTGTACCGTGATTGTTTGATTTGTTGAGTTGATAATTAATTCACCGTTAGCACCTATTGTATTGGCTACGGTTGCAGAATTATATCGTCTGAATTGTAATGTGCGGGACATTTTAATTACCTTTATTCTAAATCTGTTGGATTTTCTTGTTCTATATGTAGGTCATCTCGACCAACTTGGTCTAATGCATCACCAGCAAAGTTCTCTGGCAACAATAATCCTTCTTCAATAAATGGCGCTTCTGATATTTCTGTAGTTACAATGTATGGTGTATTTACATTTGCATCAGTTGGCATTGGTGTCGTATCTATCTGAACCAACTTCTGTGCCACAGGATTAAATGATGTAAATGTATAATTGGTACTAGAACTAGTTGACTGAATAGGTAAATTAGAAACAAAGTTACCGTTAATATTTTTTAATTGTAATAGATTATTATTAAATGAAACTACTTTACCTGTTGCAATTGCTAAAGGTGCAGAGTAACCTTGATAGACTGTTTCACCAATCTGATAGGTACCTACACCTGAACTTGAATTCATTGTAAATTGTATTACATCATCTTCAGTAATTTTATTATAGATAGATGTAATTGAATGAGTAATTGGTCCGCCTGCCTCAGATATCTTACCATAGATGTGGCCTTTAACTGTAAAAGTTAATGTCCAAATAATAACACGAGTATCTCTTTCATAACCACCTTCATAATCAATATCTTGTGATGTTGAATTTAATACAACAGGAACTTCTTTAACGATACCCATTTCAGGTATCATATTTAGTTTCATTGTATAGTCTGGTGTAAAGTAAGAAAGAATGTGTTCAATAATTTGTGTACCATCTTCAATGTTTCTTACATACAGATATAGATTGAAATCAAAATTATATGGTACTGGATTGTATTGTGAAATTAATCCTGCAGATGTCTGTGCAAACTGTTTGACATTAGTATTTTGTTTACGACTAGAATCATAATTAAAACCAAGTAATTCAAATGACATTCTTGGTAATGTAATCTGTGTTTTCTTATTTAAAAGTGGATCAGTTTCTAAACGAGTAACATAATCTTCTTTTGGTGCATACACAATTGGCACAATCATACGTTGTGCTTCAGAATAGTCTGGATTATATCGCACCAAAGTAATGTCGTTGAATAGGTTACCAAAACCTACCACATACTTTCTTAATGCACGATTGTAAAATATATTAGCCATTAAATGCTACCAAAAGGATTTGTTTCAGCAAAGTTGACAATTGAATTTGCATTTTGTTCAATGATATAATTATCATAAGTATCATCTATTACATTATCACTTAATGGGTCATATGAAGATAATCTATATTGTGCATTACTTGTGGCACCAACAACTTTAAGTGGACCACCTTCAATGAATTCACCGGCAATATTAGAAATTGATAATGTGTTGGCTGTAGAAGTATTGGCACCACGAACCCACGATTGCACAACGGCCACGGCAGTTGCATTGGCTTGTGTATTGGCAGATGATTGATATACAATTTCACCGTATTGGTAGTCACCTGTGCCGGCACCAAGATTGAGGTCAATAGTGTATGTTGACTGTGTGGCTGCATCATCAATATCTCTAACACCAGTAGCAATAAGTTCACTGGAGAACTTAAACTTCTCTAAGTGTAGTTCATAGAAATATGGTGCTGGTCGACCAAGCATATAGAAGTCTTTGTCTTGGTCGGTAAATGTAATCTCATACAATTCACCTGTGCCATTTAAAAATGGAATCCAAATTAAATCACCTTCTCGTGGTCTTTGAAAAATATTTTGTGGTACTCTTTGTTCAAATGTTCTCTTGGTTAAAAGTACCTTAGTATGGTTCTTAATCTCAAGACCAAATTTAGAAAAGAATTCTTTTTCACCGGTATAGTTAAGTGCTTCTGAAAGATACATCTCAACAGGAAATGCCGATTGAAATTTCTTAACTGGATCTTCACCAAACAATAAATCACGAGCAGCATCATTGTCATTAGGCAAATACATTCCATCGAATCCCATAATTTTTATGGATTCAACGATGAGGTCTTCCACGAGCCTTTGCTCTTGAAAGCGAGAATTGTAATTATTAAAGTATTGAGAAGTAGCCATTGTGCCGTTTTCTTAGTTCATAAAGAATTCAAGAACGCCACCGTAATTGTTTTCCATATCTTTTTCGAGGTCATCGATTTCATTCATAGCTTCTTCAAAGATTTTGTCGCCATTCAATACGACACCACCTGGCAATTGAATGTTACCAAACTTTTTAAGATTTTCACCCCATTGACGTTTAATCAAAGCAGTTGCATAACGTTTCAACCAACGGTCGTCCCACATTCGACTGTATACTTCAGGATTAATAGTAGTATAACAATCAATAATAACTGGTTGGCCAACTGGAGCTTCTTGGTCACCCCATGCCCAATCAGCAAAGAGCTTTTGTGTATGACGCTGATAACGAATTGGAACTTCACCAGTAAATAACTGTTCAAGCATACGAAGATGCTGCATAGTCATGGTGTAGTTGATGTATGATGCAGATGTAAAATCGTAGAGTTCGTTTAGACGAAGTTGATACCGCAAGTCAAACATATTGATGCTTGATTGGGAATCTTGAAGTGGAAATATACGAGTAACACCTACAATTTCTGTAGCAACGTTGGCATTATCTCTTACACCAGTTAAATCAAGATATCTATTATCGACATCTTCTTGTGTAATTTCGTGAATGTAATATGTTTTCTGTAGACCATCAAAGTGATAGTCTGTCCAATATTGAAGTGCATCATCAATCCTATCGGATACTTGGTCTGGATCTACGTTAATTTCAATAACTGGAAAGCCAAGCTTGCGTAGGCAGTAGTCTGTAAATTGGTCTCGATTGGTAACTGTTGCCATGTTGTCCTCAACATTAAAGATATCCTGTATTTAGGTGATGAGGATATTGGTTTATTCTGTTATTTCTGTCCAAGATTTTGTTATTTCATCCCAAATATATTGTTTACCATCATTTGGCATGGGTGTCGGAGATTCCCATAAACAAGTATTTTCATTCAATATCCAAGAACCATATCGTTTTCTAGGAATAAAGGCGTCACGAACTATATCGTATAGGCCACCAATAGCCGCATAGTTTTTTCTGAATGAAATACCACCGTTAGTATGCATACCGCCTCTGCTGTTATAAGATGTTTGCACCCAAACGGCATTTGGTTCGTTATATAGGGCACGTAAAAATTCTATGCCTTTAGCTTCAGACTCGATGCCGTTATCTAAAAGCATTTCATTGCCTACAGAAACGACTTGTTCTACTATATTTTGAGAGTTTAATTTTGCAAAATAAGCCATATTTTTTCCTTAATTAAACTGTATAACTTCCAGAGTCATTAAATACTAAGTAAGTATTTGACCCAGCCGTAGAAATTGTGGAGGCTCCGCTAGATGTTCCTGAATATTGCGAAGTGGGCACGCTAATAATAACAACTCCTTTACCACCATTTCCACCTGTTCCAGCCCCACCTCGCTCACCACCGCCACCACCGCCACCAGTATTAGGCGTACCAGCGCCACCAGCGCCAGTAGACCCGTTACCGCCACCACCAGAACCACCAGCACCGCCTTGACCACCAGAACCTGAGTAACAAGACCCGCCACCTCCACCGCCTCTAGTTGTAGCAGTTCCGGTAATAGACGAAGATAAACCTGCACCGCCTACACCGCCAACAGTACCACTTCCAGTTTGACCGATTTGTCCTGCACCACCACCAGCTCCAGAACCATAAGAAGGACCTGCATGAGGGGGAGCAGACCCGTTTGATCCTTGTCCAGCAATGCCAGAACCACCTGCAGATGCTGTGCCTGGCACATAGTCAGCACCACCACCACCAGAACCACCATTACCACCAGCAGGAGGGCTTGCATTTTGGCCTGATGAACCGTATCCGCCACCAGTAGCAGTCACCGACATTCCAGTTCCAATAATAGAAGATGAACTTCCTTGCGAACCAACAGAACCTAATCCTGATCCACCATTACCGCCACCGCCAACTGTTACAGTAAGAACAGTTCCAACAGCTACGCTTGATTTTGCCGCAGTAGCTGAGTTTCCACCAGATGTTTCTGAAGCAAATGAATTTATATATCCACCAGCACCGCCACCACCAGCTTGGTAATACGCTCCGCCGCCTCCTCCACCAGCAATAATAAGTGAAGAAACAACTACTGGTGCAACTGGTGTTACTGAACCACTTGCAGAACTTGATGCACCACTACCAATAGCATTTGTGGCAAATACTGTAAATGTGTATGCAGTACCATTTGATAAACCTGTTACAGTAACACTACCTGAACCTGATTGTGAAACTGATGCAGTAAATCCACCTGGAGAAGATACTGCCGTATAAGATGTGATTGTTGATCCACCATTATTTGCTGGTGCAGTAAACGATACTACAGCTTGAGCATCACCAGCAACCGCAGATACAGCAGTTGGTGCATTAGGTACCGTTGCAAAAGTTGTAATTGCTTGCCATTTACCATTGAAATAAGATTCTACTGCACCAACGGTGGTGTTTAATCTTGTGTATCCATTTGCAGAACTACCCGGTCTTTGTCCTGATGTACCTGCCGGTAATGCAAGATATCCTGTAGAACTATTTGATTGGTCTGATACAGCTGCAATTGAATTTGGTCCAGTAGCACCAGCTGGTCCTGTTGGTCCAGTTACACCGGTAGCACCAGCTGGTCCGGTTGGGCCTGTTGGTCCATTTGGTCCTGTAGGTCCTGTAACGCCAGTAGCACCATTAGGTCCTGTAGCACCTGATATTCCTGAACCCGCAACAACTGATTGATAGATTGGCATTTATTATTCGTCCGCTGGTAATGGTTCGTTGCCTTCTGCAACCCATTTTAGATATTTTTGGTAATCTGTGTTATCTGGATCAAATGGAATATTCATTACAAATTCTGTATCTTTAAATAAACTTACCGATTCATGTCCCATTACATTCATTAATTTATAAATCATCATAACTCCGCAGATAAAGTAATAACATATCCATTGCCAGCATAATTAACGGACTGGACATATGGTCTATGCTGAGTTAAACCAGAAAAATTGTTTAATTGAATCCATGTTCCTGTTGTATTTTGGCCTCCAGCTGCTATACCTGTGCTAGATTGTTGCCATGTATCAACACCGGGTGCAGTCATATTAATAACTCCTGTTTGTCCTAAAGATGGATTTGCTCTCATTGCAACTTGGTATTGAATAGATGTATACATGATTGTAGTAGAAGCGCCCGGAGTTCCAAGAAATCCATTACATAACTGATAATACCGCTGACACATTCTTAATTCATTTCCGTAATCACGAGCTTCAAAAGTTGTTGATGAACTTCCTACTTCAAACTGAATACCAGTAATGTAGAATGTGGCTCCGTTTGTAGCTAATAAATTAGTTGCACCAGTAGCAGAAGTGTACCAAGCACCACCCCAAGTACCAGCAGTTCCACTACGAGAAGTTCCAGCACCTAAACTAAAATCAACATTGATGCCTAAACCATTAGTAGTTAGCCAAGTGCCTGTTGTATCACCAGCAATGGTAATTGATTTTTGTTCCCAAGTATTTGCTGATGAGATTGTATATGTAAATGGATAACTTCTATCATTAGCATTGTTGCCCAATGCACCACCAAAAGTTCCTGTTACACTAGATTGAACCCAAAATGACAAGGTAACGGATTTGGCGTTGGCAGTTCCCCATCCTAAATCGGCAATGTTGTAACCTTCAATTGGTTGATAAATTTGTGCTTTAGCAGTAGAAGTTAAAGAACCATCAGCAGTAGTAACAGTTATTTTTAAACTATTGTTAAATCCGGTTGGTGCAGTTGTAACTTGTTGATAAGAAAACACCGCAGAACCAGTATTGTTTTGAATAGCCCATCTGTCAATGTAGTATTGGTTTTTAGTGTTATCTATTGATACACTACTTGTGCCGTTATATTGGCTTATAACCATGGCACCGTTAATGATTCTATTTCTAAAAGTATATCCACTAGATGTAGAAGAACCATCAGCAAATGTTATTTTATCTCCGCCGTATTGTACCGACATTATGCAGCCCTCATTAAAATGCCTTGAAAGTATGTGTAAGGCGCCGCACCAGCTGCACCATAAACATACAAAGTGCTTCCGTCAGTTCTTCCGTAACATTCAACATAATCTGTTGTACCGTTGCAATAAATTACAGCAGAAATGTTACTTCCAAATTGTGCAGTAAGTGCCGCTGGTTGATACTTATAAGTTCCTGTTTTAGCAATAGTGCCATTTTTAAAAAACGCTGAATTTATTTCAGCCATTGCAACTCCATCTGCAATAAATTGGTTTCTTGCAGTAAACAGATAATACCCTGCAACTGTGGGAGTAAAAGTGCTTGAAGCAAAATTACTATTGGTATCATATTCTTCTGTGTCGTAAGTTATTTTTGTCCAAGTATTATTTGAATAACTTTGATGGGAAGTTTTATAAGCACTAAACGCTGGCATATTACCGCTAACCATAGCAGTACCAGAAGCATTAGGTACAGTTACATTAAAGTTACTTGCTGTGACCGGCACATCTAAAGTAACTGAACCACCAGAAGAAGATTGTAATTTAATTGGCATTAGGCTGCAATCTCCATAAGTGTAATGAAAGATGGAGCACTATCAATTTGAGCAATTATTGTTCCGCCATTGCTTGTTGTTCCACATTTTTGTTGTGTTTTATATGTTAAAGCAGAAGTGCTTGCTGGTGAATCCAAATAACTTAATCCAACAACCGCACTCATGTCGTGGTAAGGATAACTTCCGCCAGCAGGATTTCCAGCAGTTTGATTCATAACTAATCTAAAATCTTTTGCAACAGAACCATTTCTCAATAGTTGAAGATATCCATATTGAAATGCAAACTCTCTGTATATGTATAGATTTTGACTTATATTAACTAAAATTTTACTTGTTGCAAATTTAGGAGTAATGGTTGCGGATAATCCGGTATCTGTATATGTTATAGAAGATAAAGATACTTGTGTGGCATATTCTGCTTGAACAACTTGCAACACTTGGCCAGCACTAGCTTGTGTAGTGTTATTTGGAAATGTTAATCCGTTTGATCCATCAACTTTGAATGTCATTCTTTATCCTTAAACCACGGTCCAAATTGAACCACTTGGTACTGTAACAATCGCAGAGTTTGCTACTGTGATTGGACCAAATGAACCAGCATTGTAATTGTCTGGTACTGTATAACTTCTATTTATTGTGTTAGAATTAAGTATCAAACCATTCGTAACAACAACAGTATCTACCCATACATTACCTGTAACACCTACACCACCTGCAACAGTCAGAGCACCAGTAGTATTTGATGTTGATGTATTGGCATTAGTGATTGCTAAGTTAGCTGAACTGCTTGTTGGAAATACACCAGTAGCACCAGATGGTCCAGTTGGACCTGTAGGACCGGTTGCACCAGATATTCCAGAACCAGCAATTTGCCCTAAGTATATTGTCATGCTGCTATTTCCAATGCAGTAATTGTTGATGGAAAAGCATCTTGAAAAGCATTGAAAGCATATCCAGCATTTGTTGTTTTAATATAAAGTGTATAAGTTGTTGCTGATGTTGTTGATGGCGAATCGTAATAATTAATAGGAATATTAATAGCTAATTGACCAGAAATAGGATACATTCTTCCTAATAAACCTGAGGCTAAATTTGCACCATTTTTATAAATGGTTAAATCACCACCTTTATTTGCTGTATCATTATAAACTTCAACTTGTAAAAGTAATAAAATTTTACTTGTAACAAACTTAGGTGTAATAGTTACCGTTAATCCAGTAGATACAAAAGTGGTACTTGTTGTTGAAAAATAGGGGCCTGAATAAGTGCCATTAACCACCTGCAACACTTGACCAGCACTAGCTTGTGTAGTGTTATTTGGAAATATAACTCCTGAATTACCGTCAATAGTCGTTGTCATTCTGTGCCTTCTGCTGGTTCTGGTGTGTTACCTTCTGCAACCCATTTTAGATATTCTTGGTAATCGGTGTTATCTTTCGATAAAGGAATAAAATGTTTCATGTTACCATCAGTTTTTACAATGCAAGCTAATTTGCCACGAAAATTTGATAATTGATAGGTCATTTTATAACTCCGCACTTAAAGCAATAAAACAAGAAGCATTTAAAGTTCTAATGCTTCCGCAATAACCAGCAACACCGCCACTTAATGCCACTTTGTATGGTTGTGCAACATTTAAGCCAGCACCAAAAACACCACTAATATTGTCAAAAGTAATATTGCCACCTAATTTATCAAAATAATATCCAGAAGATACTGTTGTTGATGATGCTGTAGGTGCTGACCGCATCGTTGGAAAAAATACTACTGCATCCCATTCTGAAGTGTTATACCAAGTTGCAAGGCATAAACTCTTATCGTTGCCTGATAACAAAACTGTGTAATAGCGTTGGCATTTTGAATAAGTTTGAGCAATATTTTCATATTCATAACCTGTGGCCACACTTCCAACTTCCAACTGAACTCCAGTAATATAGAATGTGGCACCGTTTGTTCCTACTATTGAAGTGGCACCTGTTGCTGAATAGTAATCGCCGGTTGCCCATGCGCCAGCAGTTGTGCTTGCGGTTGTGCCAACACCAAGACCAATTCGTAATTTAATGCCAGCAGTATTATCTGTTGCCCAAGTTCCACTTGTATCACCTGCAACAGTAATTGATTTTTGTTCCCAAGTATTTGCGGCAGAAATTGTGTAAGTAAATGGGTAGCTTCTTGTTCCACCATTTTGTAAAGATCCGCCAAATGTTCCAGTTAAAGAACTACGCACCCAAAAAGATAATGTTATAGTTTTGGCGTTAGCACTTCCCCAACCTAAATCAGCAACATTAAATCCTTCAATAATTTGAGTAAGCATAAAATAACTTCCAGCAGATAATGAAGTTGCTGCTAAAGAAGTTACGCCAAGATAGTTTGTAAACCCTAATGGTGGTGTTACAGAACCAGCATTTTGTTGAACACTATAAGCAGAAGAAGTGCTTTGATAAGTATTCCATCGGTCTAAAGTGTAAGTGTTATTTGCTGGCGTAACACTAGCACCAGCATTTCTTTGGTCAATAACCATCGCACCATTGATAATGCGATTCTTCATAATAGAAGCGTTACCAGCACCAAGAGAATATCCTGTGGTGTTATTAATTTGGTCTACTGAGATTGAACCGTATGGCATTATGCAGCCCTCACTAAACAACCGCTAAAATATGTTATTGCTGAATTATTATCTAATGTGTATGCACCAGTTGACGTATAAATATAAATTTCAAAATAGTCTGATGAACCATTTGCATAAACTAATGAAGTTCCCATTAATCCAATAGTGTAACTTGTTTGCATATCCTGTAGGTGTCTATACTCAGCACCATTTTTATATATTACAAACATATTTCTTCCACCAGCAATAGTTGTATATTGCAATTGAGAAGTAAGTTGGTAATAACCAGCAACAGTAGGAGTAAAACGGCTTGAAGCAAAATTACTATTAGTATCAAATTCTTCTACTTGAAACAATACTTTAGTCCAAGTTACATTTGGAATTGATTGTGCTGAATTTTGATAAGCATAAAACGCTGGCATATTACCACTAACCATGGGTATGCCAGAAGCATCAGGAAAATTAACTGTCTGATTACTATTTGTATTCGGTGCTTGTAAGGTTAATGAACCTGAACCTGAAGGTCCTGAGCCTAGAATAATATTACTCATAGTACCACATACCTTGTGTTAGATGAAACAATAAGTTGAACACCTGTATTAACAGAGATTGGTCCAACAGAAAATGCACCACGACCTGGTTGCAATGTTGTGTTAGAAGTAATCAACGTATTATTTAAAAAAATAACATTATTGGAATCAGCAAACAAACTGGCACCAGTAGCACCAGTAGCACCTAAACCGGTAGCACCTGTGGCACCGTTGGTACCAGAAGTTCCTGTAGGACCTGTGGCACCAGTTGCACCTTGTGGTCCAGCATTTGTAGAAACTCTCCAAGTAGTACCATCATAAATCAATGTTGTCAATGAGTTGCTGATGTTAATACCTAAGTCATCAGCAATGCCTTGAATAGTAGAACCATTTCTTGCAACAAAAAGATTGTTTGCACCAAAGTTATAATCATCAGCAATCACTACCATAACACCAACTGATGGTGTACCTGGTAATGTTAGAGTGAAGGCACCAGTTGCTGTGTTGGCTAGATACTGTGTATTAGCCGAAGCACTTGTATTTGCGGAGATTCTTGTCCACGGTGCAATGACACCAGTAGCACCGGTTGGACCGGTAGCACCTGATATTCCTGACCCAGCAACGAAACTTTGATATTGCATTGATTATCCTAAATTATGATTTAGGGTATTTATCTTTGACGGCCTGAATGATTTCTGCCATGGCTTCAGGGAATACTCCTGCATGGAACAAAGCATCCAATTGGTCACCAATTGCTGGATATTCACCAGCACGGTCACGCTGATATTGTTTTGCTTCGTAGGCTGCTTGGAGTCTTACCAACTCAGCAGCAATTTGTGCTTCAGTTACAGGTGCAGTAGAAGGATTAATCCATTCTACTTCTTCACCACGCACTACTACTTCAGCACCAGGTGATAGAGATAAGATTGCATCAATTTTAGAGATTCTCATTTTGTTTCCTTTTTGTTAAATTAAGCTGCTATTTCCATAAGTGTGATTGTTGAAACTCTACCAGCAGCTTCTAAGTAAAAAGTGGCGGCATTTTCAGTCCGCATATACAATGTATAAGAAGTTGAAGAAGTTGTTGCTGGTGAATCATAATAAGTAAACGGAATTGGCATAACAAATGCTGCGTTTACATAAGCATTTTTTAAACCATATGCTCCACCTAAATTAGTGGAATTTTTATAAATTGTTGCATCAACAAAATTTGCAGCATCACTACGAACAAACGAATCTATTAATATCAAAATTTTACTTGAAGAACTTGTTGGTGTAATAGATGCGGTTAATCCTATAGAAACAAAACTTCCCGATGAAGAAGAAAACGAAGAAGTAAAAGTAGAACTAACCACTTGCAATACCAATCCCGGTACTCCAGTAATTTGATTATTAGTACCGTTCAATACAATAGACATTATTCAGCGCTCGCTAATTGTTCTTCTGTTGGTTCTGCCAATGTTGCATGATTCCATTCTCTGATGTAATCACCACGGCCGTCAGAATCATTCTGAAGCATAATTGTGCCACGACCTGGCATAAAATCAGCATCAGTTAGTTCTGGATAGATTGATAGAATTTTTTCGTATAAAGTTTTCATTTTGTTTCCTTTTAAATATTAAACAGCTCTTGCTAAGTAACCTTGAAAATAACCAGATGCACTATTTCCGCCTTGGATTGTTGCACCACCTGCGGCATATGCATAAAGTTCAACATAATCGGTTGTGCCATTTAGATATAACATGGAACTAACCACATCTCCTGCTCCATTATTGAATCCTGCAGAACTTATACCTAAATCTAATCCATATCTAGCAACACTACCATTTTTATACAAGGCTATAATAACTCTTGTTGGTGATCCTGAAGCCGCACCCCACATACCATTAAATTGATAGTATCCGGCAACAGTAGGAGTAAACCTATAATTTGTTGCGTTATCATAACAACTAGCTGTATCCCATTCTTCTGTACCACATTGCATTTTTGTAAAAGTACCTGAAGAAATACTTTGATTTCCTGTAACATAAGCACTAAATGCTGGTGCAGCCACACCATTATATTGTAACTGAATATTACCTGAAGTATCAGGAGTAATTATTAAACCGGCAGAGGTACTTGCGTTAATTGTTGTGGTCATGCTAACTGTTCATCCGTAGGTTTAGGTAATGTTGGGTGTTCCCATTTGGCAATATAAACACCATTACCTTCATCTTGCAACCTGATTGAACCCATAGACGGAGAAAAATCAGTAGCAACTAATTCTGGATAAAGTGCAACAATTTTATCATATAAACTCATTATGCACCTCTTAAAAAACAACCGTTAAAGTTATAACCATAAGAATTGGAACCCATATTTAAAGTGCTACCAGAATCTTGATATACATAACATTCAACATAATCAGTAGAACCATTAAGATAACAAATTGTTGATGCACATAAAATCATACCTTGTCCGTTATAAGTGCTCATTAATCCGTTGGTTATGCTTGTTGCTGCATTTTTTAGAAAAAATAATTCTCCGTTTTTACCAGATGCCGCACTTGGAAAATACATAGAAGCAGTTAATAGATAATACCCAGCAACAAGTGGAGTCCAGCGAGATGTTGAGGTATTAAATGAACTTGTTGTATCAAAATCTTTTGCTGCTAAATTAACCTTAACGGAAGCACCACTAGCACAACTAGTCAAAGCAGTACCATAAGCCAAAAATGCAGGACCACTTAGACCAACCGTGCCGGTTTGTGTAGGCAAAGTTAGAGTAGTTGAACCTGCAGCCGCTGGTGCCGCCAAGGTTACTGAACCACTTGTATCTCCAAGAATTACTAATGCTGTCATACGATTACCCATCTACTTCCAGAACCAATTGTTACATTGGCTGAAAGTGTTATTGGACCAACAGAGATTGCTGAATTGTTGGCGCTGATTGTATACGGATATGAAACAGTCTGTGTGTTCTCAATAATTGGAACACCAACTGACATAGCAGTATTTGCGGTGGAATTACCCACCATTGTTGCTGGTATTTTTGTGAGTGCCATTTATTTATTCGTCCGCTGGTAAAGGAGTATTGCCTTCTGCTACCCATGCAAGGTAGGCTTGGTAGTCTGTGTTGTCGGCACATAATGGAATAGATAAATTGCTATCAGTTTTATATATGCAAATTGGTTCATTAGTTAATGGGCTTGTTTGTCCTAATTTATACATTTATAACTCCGCAGAAAAAAGAATATAAGCAGAAGTTGAATTGTCCGCCCTTAAAACATAACCTCTAAAACCAGTAATGCTTGATGCCGTGCAAATTATATAAAATAGTTTTGAATTTGCTGTGCTACCATTTATTGAAATTCCAGTAACAGCTAAACCACTTGTATTATCAGGTGGTACTACTCTAAAACTTCCACTTGATGTTACTGAAGGAACAGTTCTCATCACTGTTGGTGGTGTGACTTGTGCATCTACCCATCCATTAGCTGAATCACCAAAGCCAAATCCTATTGCCGAATAAGCAACATCACCGCCAAATCTTTGTGCATACCTTTGGCACATTCTCAATTCATTTCCGTAATCACGGTATTCAAAATTTGTTGTCGTGGTTCCAACTTCCAGCTGGACACCAGTAATGCCCATGGTGAATGTTCCAGAACCACCACAAAGAATATTGATTGACAGTCCGTTAAGCACACCACTTGGTAAATTATTCCATGTGTATGTATATCTAACCCATGAACCCGTTAGTGTTCCTAAATTTTGTTCTGAAATGGTTGTTGTGCCACCAAAATTATCTGATGCAGTTGCATATGCCAATGATGCGTATAATGTGGTGGCATTTGAAATATTCTGTGCATAGAAACTAAGCGTAACACTTTGACCACTTAAATCAGAACAATTTGCCGCTTCAATTTTATGAATAGCAATTGGATTACCTGAAGTGGCAGTAATACTAATACCTTTACTAAATCCTGTAGGTAGACTAGAAGTTAAAACACTTGATGTGCTACAACCACTTAATTGCCAACGGTCAACAAAGTAACCTGAAGTTACACCTGATGTTGTGCCTCTTTGGTTAATAACCATGCCACCATTGATAACTCTATTTTTGTATCCAGTAGAAACACCAGAGGATGCTGAAGAAGCTAGTATTGCGGCTTGTGTCATTATGCGGCCCTCACTAGTGCGCCATTGAAATAACCAGTTTGTGTATTACCCGAATAAAAAATATTACTTCCAGCAGAAGATGAATTTAAATATCCGTATAGTTCCACATAATCGGTTGTACCATTTAAATAAACGATAGACGAAATGCTTGTATAAAATTCATAGGTTGTGTAATTACCTAAACCACTTCCACGTTTATAAATTGAACCATTTTTGTATATAGCAATTAATGAATAATTTAAACTTGTTCCATATGTGTCTAATTCACCATTAATTTGATAATAACCAGCAACAGTTGGAGTAAAACGACTAGAAGCAAAATTACTATTTGTATCAAATTCTTCTGTATCTAATGTTACTTTAGTCCATGTAGCATTAGAAATACTTGTTTGATTAACAGAATTATAAGCACTAAATGCTGGTCCTGTTCCTGCCACACCAGTTGCAACTTTAGTTTGACTAATAGCACCATCAGAAATCAATAAGTTATTAACTGCATTTGCTGTATTTGGTATTGCATTTAATACTGAGCTAACATAGAATGATTCTGTAACAACTAAATCACCAGCAGTTGCACCGCTTGCCAACACCACAGAAGTTCCGTTTGTCGCAGTAAAGTCTGCTGAACCCAACATGACACCGTTTCTGTATACTGATATAAAACCTACTGTGTAACTTGGTGGAGTAAATGTGGTTTGACCAGCCGTTGCAGTAAATTCGGTAAGTGTTCTGTATGCGGTAGTGGTAACACCTGATGCAGGTATTCCCAAATATCTTACAGAAATATTTCCTGTGGCACTTGGTGGTGCCGCTGAGAAGTTGAGTGTTTGTCCTGAAATAGAATATGTATCAGGAGATTGTAGAACACCAGATACAGAAACAAGTATGGAGGCAGGATTAGCTGGTGAGACCGACATGGTAAATGCAGTCGTGCTACCGGTACCGTTAAATAAATCGGTGACAAATGCTGATTGTGTAGGACTATTTCCAATGTATGACATTAATTATCCTTATAGAGCCGATATCACAAAAGCTAAAAGTTGGTCATAACGAACACCAAGTTGCGTAACTTCAACCGCACCTTCTGTGTCGGCTGTGTGTGGATCGGATGCTTTTCCAGCTTTACCATCAACTTCATACCAAGTATCAGAACAGAACATACCATAATGGCTGGGGTCTAAACCTTCTGCAATAAACGCAGATTGAACATCTTGTGCAATTACACCAACGTGGATACGAGCACCATCGCCTTTTTCAGCAACTGAATCATTCCATTTAAACGCTTTAATTAAACCTTTAATGCGTGTAGCCACTGCTTTTTCTTTTTCGTCAAGACTACGAATTTGCTGTTTTTGATTGGCATCAGAAGTATTAATTGTTCCTGATACAGCATACACAACAGTCCATCGATATGATGGATAACCTAATTTAGCTGTGTTATCTGGATAAGGATAAAATTGTGCATTGTCAGCAGTATATTGAATACCTGTTGGAGAAACTGGAGAAATAATAAAGTTGGCGGATTGATACCACGCTCTTGGAACCCCACCACCATCAGACAATACAATAGTATTGCTTGCTGTCCGCATATCTAATGTATTTTGGTTTCCACTAAAACTCCCAAGAAATACTTGGTTATAACCTGTTGTTACTAGATAACCTGCTTGTTTTCCAATAAAAGTGTTGGAGCTTCCAGTTGTGTAGTAACCTGATGTATGCCCAACAAAAGTGTTTTCAGAGCCAGTTGCAGAATACCCGCAATCTCTACCAATAAATACATTGAACTGTCCCGTAGCTTGAGAATACCCAGCGGTGTATCCAACCGCCGTGTTATATCCATTTACATCATCAGTTCTATTTGCAGAATATAGTGCTCTGTATCCTACAGCAGTGCTACCTCCTGCGGTGGTATTTGAAACGAGTGATTGATAACCAATTGCAGTATTGTTTGAACCTGTGGTATTATATGCAGCTTGATAACCCATTGCTGTATTAAAACCCCCAGAACTATTTGAGTTTAAAGTTCCTTGGCCAACCGCAGTATTGGTGGCAACTGAACCTCCACCATTATCTAAAGAGTTGGCAGTTATTTTTGAGATTGCCATTATTTGGCCTCCAATACTTCAATACGAGATTTTAAATCTTCTATAATTGCTTGTTGTTCTTGTATTGCTTTGAGAAGCATGGGCACAAACACTTCTTTCTTCAACATTTTTTGTGTTACTTCTTCGCCATTACCATCTTTATATGTTTGCTCATCAACCATTCCAGCAAAAACAGTTTCTACTTGTTGAGCAATGTAACCTAATTCTTTAGGTGCATTTTCTTCATCTGATTTCCAGTTGTATTTAACAACTTCAATATTCATTAAATCAGCAAGGTAATTTCTAGCTGGTTCAATATTCTTTTTAAAGTTTTGGTCTGATACTGCGCCTACAGTTCCGTTAGCATAAACGGCATATTTAACTGTTCTTGTTCCACCTATATCAGATGCAAAAGCATGAATATAAGCACCAGAAGTTCCTGTGCTTCTATAAGTTGATGTGTAATCAGCGCTTGCTAATAAGTTTCCATCTGTTCCTATTGGTGTTGTGCCGCCAACAAGAAAATTACCACCAGAACTAATACGCATCCGTTCTGTGCCGTTGGTGTAAAACAGAAATTCGTTATTTGACCAAACTCCTGCAATTGCATTATTGTTAATACCACTTGCTTTGCCAAAACGAACATCACCACCATAAGTAGTGTCTTTAACACCAAAATATCCGTCTGTTCCTCCAGCTGGCGTTAACATTGAAACTTGTGACCAAGGACTAGTAGCACCAATACCAATATTACCATTAGAATCAATTCGCATATATTCTACTGTATTACCTGAATTATTCCAGCGAATTGCACTACTTGTTGTGGGTCTAAAATATGGTCCAGAAGAATCTGCAGCTATAACAAGTCCTGTTCCAGCATCAGTCCTATTAAATTGAGAAATAATAGGAGTTCCGTTTTGAACAACATTTAACTTTCCTGTCGGACTAGCAGTACCAATCCCCACATTACCTGCTGTATAATTAATATCAGCACCACTTAAATTCCACAAAGAAAATGCAGAACTAATTTCTGTATTACTTACTGTACCAGGAGCCGGCTTAACCAAATTGGTTGTTGGACTTGTGTAACGAACATAGATGTTGTTTGTGCCACTAGGTGGTGCAGAAGTAAATGTGATTACATTACCTGATACTGTAAATGCTGATGATGGATTCTGTGGTACGTTTTCGATAACCACTTGAACATCAGCAGCTGAGGCAACATTTCTACTTAAAGTAAATGCAGTATTAGAGGCATTACCATTAAAGTAATCTACTTGTGGAACAAATGTTTGATTAGTAAAACTATTCCCAATAAAAGACATTAATTATCCTTATGAGATGACTAGTGCAGATGTAACAACATCCATTGAAGTGTTTGCAGATGACACCACTTTGAGTGCATCGCCAGCAACAAGAACAACCTTTTGGTCTCCGCCAACTACCACAAGAGAACCACCAATAGGTACTGTAGCACCTTTAACCAAATAATAATCTACTGCTGAACGAGTAATATAAACATCAGCAGTAATAGTATTTGCAGTAGAAATGTTTGCACAAGATAGGCCAATAACTGTAGTCTGTGTTCCACCAGAAGCGGTTACAACAGTTGCACCCGTAGTTGGAATATTCTTATTGAGATAACTTGTAAATGTATTGGCCATTATAATCCTTTTCTACTTCTATTTAGTTCGGCTCTTAACCTTTGTCCGGCGTTAATTTTTGCCCTATGCTCTGGTGAAATGACTCTTTTTTTAAGAGATTCACTCATCTTTTTTCTATACTCTGGTGTCTGAGTGTAAGATTTATCCGCTTTACGAAGCTTCTTTTTTTGTTCCTCAGACATAGGAATACCTTTATTAACCGCAGGTTTTCCTTTCATTGCAATTGATTGTTTTCTTTTCTGTTCTTCTGAAGCAGGAACTCCTTTGTTGGCCGCAGGTTTTCCTTTTTTCATTTTAGATAATTTTTGTTTTTGTTCTTCTGACATAGGAACACCTTTATTCCAAGGAGTTCTACCATTCATTTTTTGTCTTGTTGATTCACTAATGGTTTTATTAAAATAACCACCAGTATCCAAATTATAACCATTAGGAGATAATGTATCGAATTCAATTATACATTTTCGTTCCATAATGTTTAAATAATCTCTATCTGTTGCATATAACAATATTTCAAAAGTAAAATTATCTATACCATGTTTACCAATTGCATTTTGTAAATAAAAACATTCACCTTTTTTCTTGGTTACAGATGCTCTTTTATGGCTATTAAATCTTCTTTTAATATTTTTACTTTGACCAATATATTTTTTACCGGTTATAGTATTTGTTATGCAATATATTCCACTATTCATTTATCACCCCAAAGCAATTGAAAAGGCTAGACTTGTTCCAATAACTTCTTGACCACCAGAATAAACTGCATCTGCATAAACATTACCTGAAACACCTAAACCACCAGCACCAATAATAGAACCGGTTATATTAGAAGTAGCTGCAGTTGTGTTTGTTGTTATAATCTGTGCTGCTGTCGTGCCAGAAAAAGCACCTGTTGCACCAGTTGGACCTGTTGGACCGGATGGACCGGCAGGACCTCCAGGTCCAGTAGAACCGGTGGCACCAGTAGAACCTGCACCAGTCGCACCTGTTGGTCCAGTAGGACCTAAAGGACCGGTGGCACCTTGTGGACCAGCAGTCGAAGTAAGATTCCAAGTAGTGCCATCATAAATTAAATACACTAAACTAGTTGAAATATTTAATATTAAATCTTGTGCCTGTCCTTCAATAGTAGAACCATTACGAGCAACTGTCAGATTGTTATTACCCCATGCAGCGCCATCAGAAATAACTTCAATAGTTCCTAAAGATGGAGTTGCTGGTAGTGTTACAGTAAAAGGACCACCAGATGTATCAGCAATGTATTGTGCATTGGCTGTAAGATTTGTATTGGCAGTAACTCTAGTCCATGCGGTAATAGTACCTGTTGCACCAGTTGGACCGGCAGGACCTGTTGAACCTTGTGGACCTGTAGGTCCTGTTGGACCAGCAATACCTGTGGCACCTACTAAATTTGTGTTGGCACCAACCCACATACCGTTAGCGGCAATAACAGTATTAGCGCCTACTGTCAGGCCATTTTTAATTATGAAGTTTGAATTAGTTGCCATTATTTACTTTATTAAACTGGTCTGTTAGCTTCTTGTTGTGCTTCGTATGCAGCAATAACTTCTTCTGTCCACACAGCATTACATACTGCTTGAACTTTTGATTCTTGGTCAGTTACATCTTGACCTGGTGTTAATGTCCAACGGTGATAGGAAGAAGATAATTGATTACCATCTTCCATGATTCGTGTTACTTGACGAACCTGAACAATTCCGTTTTCTACTACTTCTACTTTATCGATTACTACTTCTTTTGTTAATGCCATTTTCACTTCTCCTTTTGTCCATCTAAAGAATCCACTTTAGATAATTTATAATTAAGCCGTAAAATAAGTTAATGTGTATAACAATATAGCGTTAGAATCCATTTGAACGGCAGTCCAAGTATTGTTATCTCTATTAGCATAAATATTTGCAACAGTATTATTACCGTTTGTATATAGAGAAAAGAAAATACTGCTTGCTGGAACGGCAATATTATACATCATTACGGTTCCAATTGGATTAATACCTGTTGTGCTAGAACTCGTAAAAGGAAAACCTCCAATCTGCATTGACCCTGTTCCTGTAGCAGAAGTCCAATCCATTTGGGCGCTAATAGTTACAACATTTCCAATTCTTGTATATTTTCCATATTGAGAACTGTAAGTTGTTGTTCCAGTAGAACTGCCACCATAAACAATAGGTGTAAATGTACCTTCTTCATAATCATCTAATGTATTAGGATCAGATGAAGCAACTTGTGCCGCTGGAAAAGCAATACCCATACCTGAAGATGGTGTAACTGTCCCTAATCCAATACCATATTGATTTGCCACAAATACAGAAGGTGATCCTGTGTTTGCTCTAAATGTGTGAACAGATGCATCATAATAATTTGTAGAACCGCCGGCATAACCAACACGAATAGAAGCACTCAATGGATTAACTACATGAAGTAATGAATCTGGACTTGTTGTTCCAATACCCACATTGTTTGCAGATGTAATCGTTACTGCTGTGTTACCATTTGTTTGTAGAGCCAATACTCCGCTATTGTCAGAGGCGTATTTAAGACCTACTGAACCTGATGATACACCATTGTCTGCATTGACGGTTGAAGGCATTAATTATTTCCTTTCAATGCGGCAATTTCTGCGGCTTGTGCATCTACTTTAGCGTTTAGTTCTTGAATAGCGGCAGTTAAAGTAGCCACTAAGAATGATGTGTCAACACCTTGTGGCTCAATATCTCCATTTTTATTTACGGCATCTTTTTTTCCACTTACTGCCTCTGGACAAACCTCTTGCAATTCATGGGCAATAAAACCTTCACTTGCAGAACCGTTAGCTTTCCATTTGTAAGTAACAGGTTTTAACAACGCTATTTTAGCCAAAGCACCAATCATTGGTGTAATATTTTCTTTTAAACGATAGTCAGAAGAAGTCACATAAGACGTAGATGATCCGTTACTTTCAATCTTACCTACTTGTGTACCTGTTACATAAAATCTTGTATATATGCCTGATGAATATCCGCTTGCTTTAGACAAATATAAATTAGCATCAGTATTTTCTTGAATAGTAAGGATTCCTGGATTGCCACTATCATTTAAACATATACCCATATTTACAGAACTGCCAGTAGCCATTCCTGATTCAGTTGTTTTACCAACAACAACAGCACCAGTAGATTTAATACGCATCCGTTCTGTAGATCCTGTTTGAAATGCTAAAACACCGCCTTCATTAACCAACGTTGTAATGTCTGTAGAAGAACTACCTGCTGCATAAACAGAAAGTCCTGCTCTAACATTTCCGTATCCTGTGCGATTTGCTCGAACTTGCAAATTTGATGTTGGGTTGGATCCAGTCACAAGAATATCAAAATTCTTTTCTGGACTAGTAGTACCAACTCCCACATTTCCACCAGAAGTGATACGCATGGCTTCGGTAGTTCCATTAATTTGGAACGCTAAGTTACCTGTCGTATCACCTGTGTATACGAGTGAGGTAGTGTTACTTGTGCCGGCTGATATTGTGCTCATTGTGTATTATTTATTCTGCTTTAGGATACTCATTCTTAACGGCTTGAATGGCGTCATAGAATGAATCAACTTTAGGTAATGCTCCAGTATCCATTGCGTGCCATAACATATCAAGTTGGTCCGCAATTGCTGGATATTTTTTTGCTCTATTTCTTTGATACTCATTGTTGTCATACTCAGATTCTTTTCTTGCAACTTCTGCTAAGACTTCTTCATTTGTTGGCTGAATATTATTTTCATCGTGCCATTCCGTAATTTCAATACCACTAGTGGCAAATTTACCAATAGAATTTGGCCTCAATGTTATGACAGCTTCTATAAATTTAATTGCTTGTTCCATAGTTTTCTTATTTAATAAAGTAGTAGATAACTGTCATTTTACCCCAATAGGTTCCGCCATAAACAGGACCAATCTGCATAGTATATCGTGGAGTGTCAGAAGTTGTCCAAGAACCGGTGCCTTTTACAGCATAATGCATAATACTTGGAGTGCTTGATGAAGCAGTATAAGAACCTCCTCCAAAATTACCAGAGTTCATGCCTTGAAGAAATATTGTATAGGTACTACTTGAATCTGAAAGGCTATTACCAATACCGTAGTTAGGTCCAATAGTATAATCGCCATAACCACCATAAGCATAAGGTGAACGCAAATATACATTACCAACCATTAATAGTTTAGAATAACTAGTTACAGGAGTAATTGCTGAACCAACAGTATATGAAGCACCTTCAGTTAAAGTACCGTTAAAATCTGTTTGACCCACAGCAACTTGAACAACACTACCTGAAGGCATCTGTGAGTATGCCATAGTGCCTGTAATTGATGTATTAGAAACAGAACCAATTTGTGAAGAAGTCATTGTGCCAGACAACTGTGTGTTGGCAACTACTGCTCCACTAATTGTACCGGTTGTGCCATCAAAAATGAGAGCCATGTTATTCCTTAGATTACTATCCAGCGTTGACCGCTAGCAAGAGTTACTGTGACATTGTTTGCTTGTGTGATTGGTCCAACAGACAAGGCATTATTGCCTGAAGCAATCGTTGTGTTTGCTTGAATAGTATCTGTGTGAATTACAAATCCAGTATATGAACCACCAGGACCTGTGGCACCAGAAGCACCATTACTACCATTTGCACCTGTAGCACCAGTTGCACCGGCAGGACCAGCAGTAGATACAACCTGCCATGTGTCGCCTGTGTATACAAAATAAACTAAACTGTTTGTAATATTGAGAGAGATATCATCTGCAACTCTTTCAATAGTAGAACCATTGCGTGCTACAACTAAATTGTTGGCACCCCAACTGTAACCATCGGCAACAGCAACTGTTGAACCAATGTTTGGTGTTGCAGGTAATGTTAATGTAAATGAACCAGCAGCTGTGTTAGCAATATATTGTGTGTTGCCTGATGCAGCTGTATTAGCAGTAATTACAAGCCAAGCTTGCAAACCACCAGTTGCACCAGTAGGACCGGCTGGGCCTGTAGGACCAGTAGGTCCTGTGATACCTGTTGAACCGACTGGACCTGATGGACCAGTAACGCCTGTCGCACCTTGTGGTCCTGTTAGACCAGTTGCACCTAATGGACCTGTTGGTCCTGTAGAACCGGTTGGGCCGGTTGGACCATCTGGTCCTGTTGAACCCGTAATACCCGTGGCACCAGTAGGACCTGTGGGCCCTAAAAGTCCTTGAACGCCTGTCGCACCTGTAGGACCTGTAACACCTGTTGCGCCTGTGCCACCTACTAAGTTTGTAGCAATACCAATCCAAGCTCCGTTGGCAGCAATAACATCAGTCGTGTTGACTGTCAGGCCATTCTTGATTTTAAAGTTTGAATTAGTTGCCATTTATTATTATTCTACTTTTTCTTTTTCTATTTTTACCGGCATCCATTTGCCTGTGTAACCCATTGCTGAATTTATATACCGCACTTGTAGTTCTTCTGAACCATTTTGCTTTACAACAATGCGAAATTCAGGTGTAGAGTTAGGATAAACCATATTTACTCCAAAACAGGCGGTTCAGGTGTTACTACGGGATCAGGAAGTGGTGGGATTTCAGGTGGTGGCGGTATGTATTCAGCAATTACCCCATATTCGCCTGCATTACCTTTAGCCCAAATTTCTTGTATATGAGCATAATGGTCAGTTGCATTTACACCAGTTGGATGTTCTTCGTTAAATTCTTCGTATTTAGCAACGCAAGTAAAAAAAGTGTGTTCTGTATCACACCATTGCAAATCTTTAACATATTGAATAGTAAACATTATTTTATCCTTTTAAGAAACTCTTACACATAATACTGGATTCCAACTAAAACTCCAATTACCGTCACCTTCTGAACCAAATCTGTTTTCATAACTTAAAGTTCTCCAAGTTCCTGAAAGCGATGTGCCGCCACCGTTATAACTTGGCGAATTACTACCTACGTTTTTTGTATACCAACTTCTAATTCCCGCAACTTCTGTATATGTAGGTATAGTAAAGTTATAGCGTAAATTTGAACCCGCAACTGTAGTATTTGCATTAGTTGTTTGCCATCCATATGTCCCTGGTGCTGTGCTAGGAGCATTAATAGCATACACCGCAACAATCACACTACCAATAGCATCTATGTCTGTATTAGTAATTGCACCAGTTTGTCCGTTAAGGGATGTAACTCCAACAGAACCGGCAGGACCAGTAGCACCAGCTGGTCCTGTAGGTCCTAATGGACCCGTAGGACCTGTAACACCTGTGGCACCTTGACCACCAGTTGGTCCTGTAGGACCAGTTACGCCTGTTGCACCAGTTGGTCCTAATGGACCTGTAGGACCGGCTGGACCAGATGCACCATTTGGTCCTGTGGGACCAGTAGGACCTACGGCACCTGTGGCACCAGAGATTGCAGAAGATATTAAGTTACTTAATGAGGTCATTTTTTATTTTTATCTGAATACTGCTACATAAACATATTCCGGTTCTTCAAAACCAGCACCAGCAGTAACAGTTCTAATTCTAAATGAAGATGTGCTTGCACCTGTTTCTGCTGCTACATGAACATCTCGAGCATTATTACCTGTTTGACCTGAAGTTGGTTTTAAACAACCGGTAATTGCATAATTACCATCTGGCATTGCAGTAGCAAAATTTACTGTGTAGTCAGCCGTGCCATTTCTGGTTACAGAACTTACATTTCCTGAACCGTTTCTTGTGCCATTACTTGCAGTAAAATGAACCCATGCACGACAACCATATGCTGCAGCGGATGAACCGTAACCTGAATTAAACTGAAAAACACCTGCGCTAGTAAAACGCCCTTGTTCCGTAAAACTAATAGTGCCGCCTGCTGTGCCTGACCCAGCGGTGTACCAAACATGACTTCCATTATCACCAGAAAGTTCATATCTATTAGCAGAATAACCTGAAGCAATATATTTCCATGCGTTTGTTTCGTTGTAACTATTCTGAGCTATACCAGAAGCCCAAGAATAACTAGCACCATCACCATAAACTGCACCGTTTTGCCCATAACTAATTGACTTAATATTGGTCCAAGCTTTAGGAGTTACACCAACGCCCAATTCGCCAGCAGAAGTAATACGCATCCGTTCTGTGTCAGCAGTTCTAAACAACATATTTTGTGAAGCAGTAGTTCCAGCATTAAGCAATAAATCTTGCGCTCCTGTTGTAGAAAGGCCATCATAATTTACAGAAGTGTAAGTAGTTCTACCATCATCGTAAAACGCTTTAAAGTTTGTACCGCTAGTAGAACGAGAAATTACAGAGCCAGTACCAGCTTTTACATCTAATTTGCTTGCAGGACTAGTAGTACCAATACCTACATTACCAACCGTGTAATATGTATCTGAGCCACTCAATGACCATGGTGATGCACCAGTTGCACCAGTAGCTCCATTGGTACCATTAGAACCAGAAGGACCTGTGGCACCTGTGGCTCCTGAGATTACATTACTTGCGATAGAACTTTGTAGTATTGTCATTTGTTATTATTTAAGCGTATGCTATTTCTTGTGCCGTGATTGTTGACGTATAACAACCACCATATACATCAGCAGTGGCATTTAAATATCCGTTTGCAAAATTTAATGCAAATGTTCCTGCACCACCAAGTTGTTGCCTACATTGTATTTTATATGTGAGTGCAGAAGTTGAAGATGGTGAATCTAAAAAAGTCCAATTAACATTACTTGGAGTATTTGTTCCAGCAGGCGAAGCAATAAAAGAATAATTTGGTCCTGTTGTTCCGCTTGTGCCAATACCTACAGGAGTTCCATTTCTTAACAATTGAAATGCCACATTATAGTTGGACTGTTGTGCATAAGTCATGCATACAGTAATCAATACTTTGTTTGCAACATTACTAGGTGTAATATTTACAGACATACCGGTAATGTCCACCATTGATGTGGATGTAGAAGTAAAAGATCCAGTTGTAACAACAGTCTGTTGAATCTGTTTTACAATTTGTCCACTACCAGAAATGGTGACTGACATTTTATTAGGCCTCTACTGAGATTGCTTTTAGTGCAGCTAAAGTTGTTGCTGCATCAGCTAACAAAGTAATATCACGAAGTCTGTTCTTCTCGGCAACAATTGCTGTAGTATCAGCATTAGCTTCTTGAGCACGTTGATATAACACATCTTGTGCAGTCAACAAAGGTGTTCTTTCTAAACGAAGTCTTGCCTTAGTGAGTTCTTTTGCTTTGGTAAGACTAACAGTAACAACACCGTCATCATCCATTTCCCAAGCATTGAAGAAATCATTGTGTTCGTTTGGTAAATCTGTGTTACTAACAATCTTAGCACCACGACCTTCTGGTACATCTTTTGCTAACACGGCTTCGATTGGCAATTCGCCTGTTGGTGTGCATACTGATACACCACCATTGTCGTTTGTAAAAATAATTACTTGTGTCATTTTTTTTCCTTTATAAATTATCTAAAACAAGTTACATTCATTTCGGCAGAATCAAAAAAAGTAGCGGCGTTTGATGCACCAAAAACTACTCTTACTGCACTTGATGTTTTGCCTGAAGCACCTGTGCTTGCGTCCCCGTAAACAGTGGCAATACGAGCAATCTCACCAGTATTATTTTCTGTGCCTGTTACATGAACTGCATAGTTAGCATCGGTTAAAGCGTTTGTAAAATTAACTGTGTAGTTGCCTGTGCCGTTGTCAGTAATGCTAGATACATTATAAGAAGCCCTAATAGCTACTGTGCCTGTGCCGTTAAAATTTACCCAAACCTTTGCAGAACCTTGAATGGCATTAGTTGCTGAGGTACTATTTGTACCATCAGATAATGTTGAGAGAGTTAGTGTGCCTGCCATTGTTTATCCTTATGAACTGAACACTGCTGCATAACCGTTATTTAATCCATCAATATAACTGCCATTACCACCAACCATCCTCATACTAAAACTACTTGTAGTATTGGTTCCAAAAACACCAGTTCCGTAATAAACACCACTTCCAAAAGTATTTACTGATCCTATTATTGCTGTATAATTTGCATTTGGCATTGCAGTTGTCATATTAATAGTAAAATTTCCAGCTGAATTGTATGTAACAGAAGAAACATTAAAGGAAGAAACTACAGAACAAGCCGATCCTGCAACAGAAAAATTTACCCATGCCTTAGCAATACCAGTCATGCCATTCTGAGTTGCAAGAACTCCTGAGCTTGTTTTTAATGTGTCTAATGTTAATGTGCCGGCCATATTTTATCCTTAAATGATTACCCAATTAGCATCAGTAGCAATCGTTACATTCACACCAGTAGCAATAGTCATTGGACCAGCATTGAAGGCATTGTAACCACCAGGAATTGTGTAATCTGCCGTAATTGTGTTGGCATTTAAAACAAATGGTGTAGAACTTGAAAGAGTAATTACACCTGAAGATACTGTTGATGGACCGGCAGGACCTGTGGCACCTGTTGCGCCTGCACCTGTAGCACCTGTAGGTCCTGTTGGACCGGTAGGACCTGTAGGACCGGTTGGTCCGGTTAAACCTGTGGCACCATTTGTGCCTGAAGGTCCTGTTGGACCAGTAACGCCTGTGGCACCTTGTGAACCAGCAGTCGTAACTACTTGCCAAGTTGTACCAGTATATATGAAGTATACTAATGTTGACGGAAGATTCAACGCCACATTATCAGCAACACCTTCAATTGTAGAACCATTTCTTGCAATAGTTAAATTGTTTACACCCCAATCACCACCATCGGTAATTGTTACTGTTGTGCCAATTACTGGTGTTGCAGGTAGTGTTAATGTAAACGCACCGCCTGTTGTATTAGCAATGTATTGAGAGTTGGCACCAGCATTTGTATTAGCTGTGATATATGCCCATGCAGCCGGCACACCAGTTGCACCAGTAATACCAGTAGCACCTTTTGAACCAATAGTTGCAGTTGTCTGCCATGTAATGTTATCATAGATTAACTGAATAGTTGTCTGACCTACATCACAGATTAAATCAGAAGCATCACCTTCAATTGTTTTTCCGTTACGACCGATTGTGAGATTATTATTACCCCAATTTCCACCATCAGTAACAACAATGGTTGTACCTAAAACTGGTGTAGATGGAAGTGTGAGAGTGAAAGAACCACCAACAGTATTGGCGATATATTGAGTATTTGCAACCGCAGAGGTTGTAGATGTGATATAAATCCAAGGTGCAATAATACCTGTAGCACCAGTAGCACCAAAACCAGTTGCACCTTGTGGACCTGTGGCACCTGTAGGACCAGTTGCACCGATGAGGTTTGTGTTGGCACCAATCCACGCACCGTTAGCTGCAATAACGGCATTTGCGCCTACGGATAGGCCATTTTTAACGACAAAGTTTGAGCTGGTTGCCAATTCGGTTCACTTTCCCCAAGGTTGGTTTATATTATATTTAGGCAGGATAATATTTGGTTAACCAGTCCAATTCGGTCCGGTTATCATTCTTTTCATACCATCCATCACCATTATAAACATTTAATACTGACTGAAAATATTCTTCATATTTCTGTGCTACCACATCCAGACTAAAGTTATTTAGTGCGAAGTCCCTACAGGCTTGTGGTTTAATGTTGTCAATATTCTTAGCTGCCCAAGTAAACTGTTCAAAGGTCTTGCACCTATACCCCGTAACACCATGGATATTGTTCTCCGTGAACGAACCCCAATCAGTTGTTATCGTAGGCGTACCTGAGAAAAGGCACTCGACCTGAACGCCTCCAAAAGGTTCGGTGTATAACGATGCCACAAATGCACCTTTGGCTTTGGACATCAACTTCTTTCTAGTTTCCACATCCGCATAACCAATTTCAGTAACATGAGATGGTACTTCTTTGTAACCCATATCTTTGAGTGAGTTCTGTCCGGCAATAATTAACTTGGCACCAATGGCTTCAGTTGCCTGTACCGCAATATTAACTCCTTTACCCTCATATACACGACCTAGAAATAGAAAGTAATCTTCTTTCTCCTCTGGTGTATATACAAAATCTTCGGGGTCAAAGTAGTTTGGAATAACTGCATCGTACCAGTCTTGCTTACAAGTACCTACTGAATCTAGTCCATAGTATGCGTGATAGATGGCATAAGATTCAAAGATTTTAAATCGTGCCCAATGGCCACCTGCATAACCAATTCCTGGTTCTACACAGATTAAATCTGGATGTGCATCACAGACTGGTCGAGTACCTGAACCCCAAAACGGAAGAATAAAGTCATTCTTTTGTTTGCGTTTACCTACTTCTTCAATAGCATTACGATAGAAAGTTTGATATGCATGGTCGTTGGTGTCAAACTTAAAGAAGTGTTTACGCCAGTCATGGTCACCATATGTTTTCTTCCAATCTTCAGTAGACAATACAGTAACGTGTTCTGTGCATGGTAAGTCCGATTCTTCATGGCCATAATGAATCACTTCATGACCTCTTTCAGTCATCATCTTACCAAATTTAACCACTTTCTGAGTATATGCACACGCATTATATTCTTTTGATGATACAGTATGGGGTAATCCTAAAATATGAAATCTCATTTCCACTTATCTCCTTCAAACCATACTGCAATACTATATCGTTTACCTTTTGTTACTGGATGTGCTTGATGTGGAATAAAAGACGGGAAGAAGATTGCTGTGCCTTGCTGGCGTAGTTCGTCTTTGTTTGGATATTCAGATAGTTCAAACAACTCTAGGTCACCACCCTCATACTCTGATGGGTCTGTAAGTTGAATTACACAGGTAAGTTTACGATGGTAACTATCATTGTTTACCCAAAACACATCATGGTGTTTCTTGTATTCACCTTGATATGATTCATCGTATTCGGCTAATTGAATATATGATAGATTGGTAATATGAAAATTGAACCAATCTTTATTGGCCTGCATACCCATTTTTAATAACTCATCAAAGAGCCACTTAAAATCGGGGTTATCAGATTGAATAAAACGGATTTTGGATTTGCGGAACGAATCATTACTATAATCATTCATACCGGCAACGCCTAACTTGGCGTCTTGTGCCGGTATTTTTAATCCATTTTCTAATATTCTACTGCACTGCTCGGGAGTAAAATACTTCCCAAAATAACACCATTCACCTCTCATAACAACCTCACTTTTTTACATGATAAAACTATTTATTATGCATCCACCACAGTTCTTAAAAGTTTGACTGTTGATACTGCATTTACACCAGTAAACAATAGACGAACTGTTGAACCAGAAATATCAGCATCAAATGTTCCTAAAGAAGAACTAGTTAATACTTCACCATATTGTGCCAAGAATACTGTAGTACCATTGTGAAGTAGATTTAATTCAATAATATGAAAATCAGTACCAGAAGAAATTTGAACAAAGTATTTGGCAGAACGATATGTGGCTGTTGGCCATGCATCAACAGAAACTTGTGATGTAGATGATGTTAATAATGTATTACTTGTGGCATCTACATGAGATAAACTAATTGTAGTTGTACCAAGTGTTGTTACACCAGTCAATGCACCAGTCATTGTATCGCCAGACTTGGCAACAGAAGCATATGCTCTTGTATTGGCCGTGTTGGCAGTATCAAAAGCTGACTGTGTATAATTTAGTATATTACGGTCACCAACAATTGCTGTTGTAGCAATTAGATTACCTTTTACATAATTAACATTTACATTGGATGTTCTAAATGAACTGTCAGCAACATTAATGTTGTTATTACCAGTAACTTCAGGAGTATAACCTTCAAATAGGTACCACTCTTTAGTGCCTGCTGCATCTCGGAACAAACCTGTATGAGCATTGGAACCATTATTATAATGTCCTGCAAAACCAATGTCTAATGTATCAGTTGTATAGTTTCCTGTTGCCAACAGAATCATTGGGTCAACTACATCAAATGTTTGTGTAGAAAATGATGTTGTATTTCCTAGAACATATAAGTTACCAGTAACAGTTAAATTATTATTAGCTGTAATAGTAACTGAACCATTAATATTACCACCAGAAGTATTGAACTTTAGATTGGCTGTGTCGTAGGCTGATTGTGCTAAAAGAGTAGATGCGTTTGCCTGATTGTAGGCCGATACGGCAAAACCATTTACTGCATTGGACGAATTAAAAGCAGCATTAGCTTTGTTCCATCCATTTTGTGCAATAGCTTCTACTTGTGTAGTATAAGAATATGCCGAGTTTGCCTGATTAAAAGCACCTGCAGCCAAACCATTCGCACCATTGGCAGTATTAAATGCTGACTGAGCAAAACCATTTACTGCTGTAATGTTGGTTGCATTGGTGTTAGCTTGATTGTATGCAGAAACAGCATAGTTGTTTACTGCGGTAATGTTGGTATTTTGTGTGGTGTTTACACCTTGAATGATTGTAATATTTGTGGCGTTGGTATTGGCAGCTGCAAAAGCACCGGCAGCTAAACCATTGGCACCATTGGCTGCATTGAAAGCACCAGCGGCATATCCGTTGACAGCTGTAATATTGGTATTTTGTGTAGTGTTGATACCTTGTAGTATCGATACGTTACTTTGTAATTGTGTTTTAGTAACAATATAGTTACCGCCAACAGTTGTGCCGTCATGGACAACAACGGTATCTTGGTCAGTATCAACAGTAACCTCAGCGACTGCACCTGTAAAGACTGCGGTCTGTGCGGTATTACCTTTTCTCAGTTGTAATTGTGTGGCCATCTTTATTATATCCTAAAATATCTGTATTATCTTGTATTTATCAGCTCACAAAACCGTAATCGTAAGTAGAAGTGGTTGCATCTAAGTCAAATCCGGCATCAAAGGTTGCTGTGGTTGGATCCGCAACGAAACCCATGTCACCAGTAGGAATACCTGCCGTTAGTTTGACTAATGCGTGTCTTAAATATGATACTGTTGTAGATGATTGTGTTGGAGTAATTTTGAGTTGAACTAAACCACCCGAAACACTTGCATCAAAAGTTGCCAAAACTGAGGCATTATATGCATCACCAAAGGTAGTAACTTGAGCACTACTTTCGGAGTTAACAATACTAATATTTAAAACTTGAAAACCACCTGGTGTTTCCATCTGAATCTGATAGAACGCACCACGATACAGTTCTGTGGAAAAACTATCCAAGACTTGTTGACTGGTACCAACCACAGTTGCACTATTCGCTGAGATATTGGTATTGGCTGTTACATTTAATGCTAAAGTTTTTAATGTTCCTGTTTCTGGAACATAAGTTAAATTATTACTAGAAGTATTAATGGTGCTGATTGCACCAGAAGTATTACTTGTGAAGTTAATAAATCTTGCTGTGTTAGATGTAGTATCATTTGAAACTGTTAATGTACCACCGCCACCACCTGGAATTGTATTTGCATAATTATAAGCAGACTGTGCTAAGTCAATCGCCGCATTGGCTTGATTGAAGGCTGCGTTAGCTGTATTGCGAGCAAACTGGTCGGTACCATCACCACTACCACCAGTAGCAGTAGAATTAATTGTAATTGATTTACCAACTGTATCTGTCGATATGGTAATATTATTACCAGGACGTATCGAAAGTGTATCAGTAGGTGATGTAGCAAGAATTAAAGAACTGTTTGCATTGATTGTTGCAAACGAATCTGTTGATGTACCACTTTGAATATAAGTGATGGTGCCATTAGCGGCCTTATAATACAGTTTTCCATCAGCGTAGTTTAACGCCAACTCACCATATGATAGTGATGATGGTACATTACCTGTTGCGCCTGATTTTTTTAACTGTAAAGTTGTATTTGCCATCTATTTAAAAACTTCCGCCATCTTTTGTTAGGTCATCTATGATAGGTAAAACAGAAGATTGTTCTATTACTTCTACCACTTTATTTTTTTCTTCGTCAATCTTTTTACGCTTGGCAGGAGTTAATTGCAAGTATTCAATTTGTTCATTCAATCCTTTAATAGTGTTTTCATATTCTTTACGAGTTTTTAAATGCTCTGCTCGTTCTTTAACCAATTCACTTCTAAAAGTATTTACATGGTCAACTTGATGTTTGACAGTTTCGTAATCACCTTTCATTTTGTTTAGTTCAGACAGCTGATTATTTAAACTATTAATAGTATCTAAATGACCTTTAATTGTACCGTCTTTACCAGAATTAACATTTTCCAAATCATTTTTTAATTTCTCAATTGTTTTTGATTGTTCATCAATTACTTCTTCAGTAACTCTTGCATTAGCCTGTAATGAAATATTTCTAATCACGGCATCAGTCATTGTGCCAGTCATTATTTCAACATAATAATTCAAATACTTTTGGTTATCCATCTCAAACTCCTATCATAAAAAATTATATAGTTACTATTTAGAACTGGCCTCCGTCTAAAGCAGTTGTCCATACAGGCACACCAGCATTAGTAACTGTCAGTATTTGATTTGACCAAGTTTGGTCTGCGCCACCTGCAGCTGATGTTACACCTAGATTTCCTGTTCCGTTACCATATGTGATACCGTTTTGTGTAATCGTTGAGAGTCCTGTACCACCTTGACCTACAGTTAAACCAGAAATTGCAGAACCGGTTGCAGCAGTGAATCTTCCATATGCATCAACAGTAATACTTGTGATTGTATTATTGGAAGCAAGAGCACCAGTTAATGTATAAGTTGTATTTGCGAGTGATGCAAATCCAGAAGGACCAGCAATTAACAAACCACCTGTTGTGTAAGTTGTGGAACCTGTACCACCACGAGTATAAGGTAATGTACCAGAAGTAATCTGTGATGTATCGATACTGATTGCAGTATTCGTTACAGAAACTACACGACCATATACATCAGTTTGAAATGCAGCAACAGAAGATGCGGATCCAAAAGTTTGACCAACAGCAACAGTTGAGTTAGCAATCTGTGTAAGACCATTTACACCAGAACCAATAATAATTTGACCAGAAGTGAATGATGTTTTACCTGTACCACCATTTGGTACTGTAAGAGCATTGGTGAGTGTTAATGTATTTGCAGTAATTACATCAACTTGTAGGTCATCAATTACAATGTCTTGAGCAACTACTAAATTACCACCAATTGTTACATTACCTGTTGTGGTGATTGTATCGGTTGATATTGTGTTTGCAACTACATTACCTTTAAGGTAGTTAACATGAACATTTGATTTTCTAAATGATGGGTCGGTAATATTTACGTTGTTGTTTGCATCAAGGTCGGGTATATAACCTTCAAAGAAATAATATTCTTTACTAGCATTAGAATCACGAATCAAACCGGTGTGAGCATTCGAACCATCATTATAGTGTGCTGCGAAACCAATATCTTTTGTATCAGAAAAATAGTTACCAATACCAAGAACAAGTAATGGATCTTGAATAGCAAATTGCGTAACGTTTTCTGATACTACGTTACCTGTAACGATTAAGTTACCCGTAACAGTTAAATCTTTTCCTGAACCAATCGTTAAATTGGTGTTGATTGTCTGTGTGCCACCAGTAAAGGCATTAGAACGAACAACTGTATCATCAACATTAAATGTGACTGTATTGCTAGAGTCTGATGTTGTAATACCTTCAGCACCAACAAATCTTAATGTATCGTTTAATAGATTAACAGAACCAGTTCCAGAATCAGCAGCAGTAGAGAGAGTTGTAGAAATGGTTGAAGTTGTAACATTCATTACACGACCATTGGCCGCCACTTGAATGATTGGAATCTGTGTTTGAGAACCGTAAGTACCAGCACCGAGAGAAGGTACTGCATTAAGAGAAGCACTTAAAGTGACAGCGGCCGAACCATCAAAACTTTGTGCTGAGGCAGTGATATCACCACCAGAAATAGAGAAGTTTCTTGCATTGGTAATTACATCAGCTTTACCAGCAATACCATCTAACCGACCAGAGAATTGACCATTCGCATTACGCTTGACTAATGTGCTAGCAGTATTTGAACTGGTAGCTGCATCAACTTGAGAAGTATAATATTGACCTCCAACGTTAACAACACCATTTCCACCTGGTGTTCCAATAAAGATTGTATTGGATAGGTATGAATACGCTAACTCACCAGCTTGTAAACTGACGGGAACGCCAGTTGTGGTCGAGCGTTTAATTAAAATATTAGTATTGGCCATCTATTTTCTCTCTTATTATTATGGTACCATCAGTTCTATTTATTAAAATCCACCACCGTCTACCGTATTAATGGTGACGTTGGCAATATAATTTGGACCGCCTATTTGAATGATTTGACTATTCGCTGTTCCAATAAAAAGCGTATTGGAAACAAAGGAATACGCTAACTCACCATCTTCTAAACTTTTTGGTGCTGTATTGGCATATGAACGAAGAATCTGAACGACTGTATTAGCCATTAGAAGAATCCTGCATCTAAGTCCACAGCATCTTGAACGGATTTAACAATAAAACTATTCGTATTTGCTTGATAAGCAATCACATCATCGTTTTGAACGTTGACCAACGAAAGGTCTGTAGAACCTTGTAATGACCGTATACCATAATTTAACTGACGAACAGTCTGGTTTTGTTGTTTGTTTACTTGAACATTAACTGTTCCGATTACTTGTCCTGGCATGAAAGTTCCTTAAAACTTAGTGACTTGAGGAATAACATTCACGACTCCTTCTAATACTCTAGTTACAGTATTAGCGGTATCTTTAATTGCTACATCATATACATATCGGCCAGCCGCAATATTGGCTGTGACTGGTGCTGATAAAGACAATAGAATAACTCCTGTATTAGGAGAATTAATAGTGGTAGTAAACTGAGCGGTTACATTGGCCGAATAGTATGACTTACGAATCTGACTTTTAGCGATAACATCAGTCAAATTGAAAGGGAGTCCATCAATATCATCTAGTGTGATATTGGTGGTAAATGTTGTACCTTGTTCTAGAAATAGTTCTTGATATGCTGCTGCCATCTTATATCCTGTATATAATGTTTCTTAGGTATTTAGTTAGTCTAACTCCATGGAGTAAAATCGCTTTTTGGAACTTTGAATCAGCGGCAAAAAATTTTGAGGCCGGAACGCAAAATTTCGAATTTTAGGATTTCTTCAAACCATCTATCTCCGACTTCAATTCCTTGATTGCTTCAATTAACAAAGGAACTAATCTTTCATACCGAACTGTCATATACTGAGGATCAATTGGTGCAGGCGCCACAACCTCTGGTAGAACTGCATTGACCTCTTGTGCTGACACACCGACCTCACGAACTACTTGATAACCTAATGCTTGTGCTGTTTCATTGGCTTCATGGTAGAAACCATTTAATGACAACACTTTATCTAATGCACTCTCAATATTGCCTAATTTGGTTTTAAGTCTATCATCTGAGTAGTAAGCAGTAATGTTATTGGTAGCACGGATTTCACCAGTTGTGCCGGATGCAGCTGTACCTACGCCAAATGAACCAAACTGAACGGATGCACCAGTATTAATACTTTGCGGTAAAGATAATGTTGGTGTAGTTGTGCCGGTTACAGTAACCTGATTGGTTGTACCAGTAATTGAAGCGACTTTGGTGTTAGCAGCTGCAAAAGCACCTGCGGCCAGACCATTTGCACCATTAGCAGTTGTATAAGCACCACCAGCAAAGTTATTAACAGAAGTAATATTAGTGTTTTGAGTGACATTCACACCTTCAATGATACTCATGCGAGTATTTTGTGTGTCATCCACACCTTGAATACCAGAAATCTGTGTATTTTGAGTATTATCTACACCTTGTGCAATAATGATTGATGAGTTCTGTGTTGCATTAATGCCAGAAATTAAACCAAAATTGGAATCCACATAAGATTTCATGGATGTGTTGGCATTATCTACATACGACTTCATAGAAGTGTTTGCAGTAGTAATAATGCTCTGCAATGCAATATTTTGTGTTGCAATTGAAGTGTTCAATGTATTAGCTGCTGATGCTGAAGCCGCTGTATTAGAACTTGTAGATAATAATGACGATGTTACATCACTAGTTGTTAAAATCTTATAGTATGTTGAATCTGTAAGATTTAAAATTTGCCATTGGTCAACACTTTCGTTCCATAAAATAGAAGCATTGGCACCAGATGAACCACGATACACATTGAATGTTGTATTACTACCAACAATATTATTTGCATTTAATGTAAAACTATTAGAACTATTGATGGTACTACCTGTAATAATAAAGTTTCCACCAACAGATAAACTACCACCTACTACCATATCACCAGTATTGGTTAATCCTAATGTAGTATTTTGAAAAGTAACTTGGCCATCAACTCGCAAGTTGTTTTGAACATAAGCACCAGAACCAGTACCTTGTACCTGTAATTGACCAGCAACAATGGCATTATTTGCTACTTGTAAGCCTAATGAAGGTGAATTTAAAAAGAGTGTACCTGTTGGCTTAACATAATTATTGGCCGCAAAGTCGTTACTCTCTCGTGCCAGAGAATTCGTTACAACGACCCAATCACCAAATGTATTAGCAAAACTTAGATAAGAAACTGTATTAGCCATTATTGTTTTCCAGATAATTGCATCAATAATTCTTTGATAACTTTTACATCACCTCGGATTTCATTGATTTCATTTTTTACTTTATTTATTTCTGATTTTTGGTTATTAATCAGAGTCGATTTCATTCTATAATCTTCTAATCCAGCAACATCGGTGTTAATAAGAGCCATAGTATTTGTATCCCTTACATAAGTTGTGCCAGGTATTTTTACAATTGCCATATTACACCGCCGATGGTAAAGCGATTGCACGAATATCTGATAAGAATGGTACTGCTGTCTTATCAGATGTTGCCAATACAATCTTGATTGCAAACTGACTAAAATTGTTGTATGTTTGACCTGTTACACCACTAGTATATTCAACATAGTTCTGTGCAACACCATCAGCACCAGGTGCAGCTACAAATTCATAAGTGCTATCTCTTGTTGGTGAATACAATGAACTAGTGTTATTAATTAACGACATTAACTGCCAGTTGCCTGAATCAAATGTCTGTGTATCACTTCTAGAAAGAATCTTATAGTAAACATAGATGTTTGTATTGACTGGACGATAAGCAGTAAAGTATACTCGTAAATCACCTGAATCAAATCCTTGATCCAAAATAACTTTCTTAGTAATGTATCGTGTTTGGCCGTTACCACCAGCTGGTGATGTTTCGCCTGCTACTGTAACTGTTGCACCAATTCCTGGTGAGGAGTTGGCATCTGCAACTGTAATCACTGGTGTTGTTGCATAACCAGAACCACCATTTGTAATATAAATGTTCTTAATTATTCCACCAACTACATTGGCAGTTGCTGTTGCACCAGTACCTGTATTAGATGTAATGGTTACGGAAGTTGTATTGACATTGTAACCAGAACCACCATTGGCCACAGTAATCATACTATTAGATAACTCTAAGTTATTAATGTTCCATGTGATAGTATATACACCTAATCCATCATCTGAAATCATTGGTGACACAGCATCATCTACTGTGGTCATGTTAGCATACAATGAGAATGATGTATTAGAGTTAGCTGCCAATACACGCTCACCTAATCCATCATTTAGATAGATGTCATCATACATTGGTGTACCATATTTACCAGGAGTAACTGACTGTGTTGGTGCAGCTGTCTTAGTTGAATTTAATGTGGCACCATATGTGTAACTGAGTGATGTGCTACCCGGCACAAAGTCAGATGTTGAAATATTAAATGCATCAACGACCACATTAGTATTGGCTGCCGAGGAGATGGATGTATTAATCGTGTTTGGACTTAGATAGTATGAAATATCTTGTTCTGTTAATTTACGATATGGTAAACGATTTGGCACTACAAACTGTAATGTAGGTTGAGTGCCAACAGAGAACACACAACGATCCATTGTAAACATCATTGATTCGTTTTGATCCGCAGTCCATGTTTGTGAATTCTGTGATAAGAATAATGAACCAACATATGGTGCAGAGTTAATCTTTGTTATTGTTGTTGGTGTTGGGTCACTTGGCAAATTCTTAACAGAAGATGAAATTGCTGTGTCACCATTTTGTGCAGTATAAATTGTGTAATCATTAGATGTTGGACATTTTACAATAACAGCATATAATTTGTTAGATTCCAAATATACTGGTGCTGGGAACTTAAACACAGTATATGTGGTAGGATCCAAATAATGTGGATTGCTTGATACATTAATATTCTCTGATGTCAATGTAACTTGAGAATTATCCAATGTTTCACCATTTGGATATCCGTTTAGTGTACCAACAATAGACAATGTTACTGGTGAGAACTCATCAGCTTTTGTTGCAAAGAATAATTTAATTGAATCAACAAAGACACCATTTGGATAGTTTTCTTTATCAATAATAAATGTTTGTGCAACTGGATCCCATACTGTTGTGTAAGTATAAGAAGTGATGTTGGTTCTTTCATTACTTTGTGTGAAAGTATTCTTGGCAGAGTCAATTGAAGATGCATAGTTTACACCTTGTTTAGTCTGTTGTAAACCAGAAGCATAGAATGTGGCCTCTGCAAAAGTCTGTGCAGAACTAATATTACCACCAATTGAGTTATCAACTCTAAATGTTCTTTGACCTGTATGGAATACTCCGCCTGGTAATGCAAAGATACCCGAAATCATACCCGCTTCATTGGTTTTCATTGTACCAATTGAATAGATGTCGCCATTGGCAGTTGTAATAGAAGAACTTAGGTTTGCCAACTTAGTTGCACCATTGTATGCAGTAATAGTTGCAGATTGGCCAACACCCGTGCCATTAATAATATAAATTGTGTTACCTGTATAGATATCAGTTGTAGATGCTGTGGCACCTAATGTAATAGATGTTGATGTATTGGCATTAACGACTTGACCAGAGTTATGTCTAAACGATGCAATGGTTCCTTGTGCTGTAGTTGACTGATATTGACCAGCAGCATTAAATTGAGCATTTTGTAATACGCCACCCGCAGTAAATGTTTGACCAACAATATCACCAACAACATAGAGGCGAGCAGTTGTATTGGCAGCTGGATTAACATAGTAAGAAACAACTTTGGCAGCAGGTCTAAAATTACCAGCAGAATAATAACCAATAATATCACCGTCTTTAAATGAACCAGTTACACCGGTCAATTCAATGATATTTGGTTTGCGAACATACTTATTAACACTTACACCATCAAAATACGCATTAACATTGGTATTAACTGTTAGACCATAAGTGTTAAAGAATAAGAATTGTGAACGGATATATGGCAAAATACTAACATCAGTAATGAAACCAGCAGTTTCAACATAACTCGAATTAAGTTTGTCGTAGTTACCTAACACAACCTTTTGTTGTTCTGTTGTATATGTGGTAACCTGATTGACACGCCAGTTACGACCAGCCGCAACCACATTATCGGTTGATGTTGCAACAGTTGTTTTCCAATCACCTACTTGTAACACATTAACTTGGTCACTTGCACGATATACTTGTAAATTTGGATCTACAATCAACAGGTCAGGTGATTTTTGTGTATCAACCCAATTGTCCATTGGAGGACTGAGTGTTAATACACCAGAATTCAATGATACAGAGAATGGGTTTAAATTAACTGTGCGTGAAGCAATTCTTTGTGTTACCACATTAGATGTGGAGTATGGTAATGTAAAGAAGTTTGATGTAGAGCTCTGAGAAATATTATAACCAAGATTGTTTGCACTTGTAGCATCCAACTGGCCCATATTATATACTAGTGACAATGATTGCAATGGGAAGTTTTGCACATCTTGTGATGCAGTCATCTGTTTTGTTCTACGATTGATTGTTGCCAAATAATCGGAACTAGCAGTATCAGCTGCAGCATAACTAGAGAAGTCATCAACTAAAATACCATTTTTGAAACGATTTAATCCGTTACCATCAGGAATCTGTAAAGAAGATGCACCTTTTTCTAACATATTGAGTGCTGTGTAGTATTCAATATTGTTAACACGAGTTTCTAAATCAGAAATATCACGCATCAACCAACGCTTGTGTTTAACACGCTCAATAGATAAACTTGGCAATACACCTGTGGCTTCACCTGGAATATATGCGGTGTATGGGTCGTGGTAAAGATTTGCAATCACCAACGAACCATCTGGTTCAATTGGTAGAATTGGATTGGTCGATGGTGTGCCTTGAACAATTTCAAATGCACGGTCTTTACTTAATACTAATTTGTCAAAACGACCAAGATAGAATCCATAATCAGATTCAAATTCAGTTAAATCTACAGGAATATATGCGCCTGCTGCACCTGAACCAGAACTTGAAGTCCGGATTATAAATGAACTCTGAGCATTAATTAATGATGGTCTAAAGTCCAAAGAATCTCTTAACTGATAGTAATTGCCACTAGAAGCCATGTAAGATGGAATCTCAGCATAACTCTCTGGTGCAGATGATACTGGTGACAAATAAGACATGACAGAATAGTATCCGTCACCACCAGTGGTCGAATAGTAATCTAATATAACCAATAAATTACCATCAATTTGTGGTTGACCCACGCCTAATGTAATACTAGCGAAGTCATAGTATGAATCTCGTTGACCATTATCAAATGTGAATCTAGATGTAACATCATAGATTGGATTGGTCAACATGGCATTTGTTGCAGCTGTGCCAGGAGATTTTGTATCAATAATTTTAACTATACGTTTTGCATCTGTAATGTATAGTTTTTGTGGTTGACCAGGAGCAACAATTCCAGTATTTGCAACATACACTTGACCATTTGTTAAATCAACTTTGGTATATGTTTCAACAGTTGTGCCTGTAATGTTTACGCCTGTTGTATTACCTTCAACCAGATTTTTGGCTTTCAATACAAAGTTAGTGTCATTACCATTACTAACAAAAGCCTTAGCAATGATTGTTGCGGTGAATGGACCTAAATCAGATGTTGGTGTTGTGAATGTAGCTGTACCACCTGAACCTGTGATTGCACAAGTTCTACTACCTTGATTCCATGGTAACAATTGACCAACTCTTAATCCACTTGATAATGGATTAGTAACAATAATTTGAAAGTTTTGTGACACAGCATCAGATGATAATGTGCCGTTACCTAAGAAACGAAGTGTTGATGTAGGTGCAGAACCAAATGTTAGTTGAGCAACAATGTTTCCGCCTGATGTTGTGAACGAAACATTACGGAACACCTGTGATGTGGTGTATGAAGAATTGTTTGCATACGATACAAAAGGGTTACCAATTGTAAACAATAGTTCTGGTGCATTTGGGTTTTGTAAAACAACATCACCTTCTGCAACATTGTTTACTTTATTTAAATTATTAATTGCAGCATTGGCTGTAATAGAATAAGGTGTACCAGAGGTACTCTTAATCATTGTTTCAAAGTCAGTAGTATCAAAACGGAGAGTAAACACCGAGTTGTTGGCCAATGTTACAGTAAATGGTTGGTCAACATATGCAATTTTAGCAGCTGCATCGTAGGTTGTAATTGTTCTGAAATCACCAGCAGAAGTACCTGAATCAATACTGACTGTTACTCCAGTATAGGCATTGGCCACATTTGAAAACTGATTGGTACTAGGCAATCTTATATAACTATTGTTTGCATTGACTGGTGCAATTTGTGAAACATTGGCTGATAATGTTTGATTTTGAATATTGTAAACATACGCCTTATAAACATATGCAGAACCATTGGCTGTGTTTGATGTGCTATCATACACCATGCTACGAATATAAGCTGTAGCTGCACGAGTAGAATTGTATGATGATTGATTTGTTGTTACGATAGCTGTTTTGTCTACTGTGTGAAAATCAATTTGAGGCGAAGTTGTAACATCAAATACACCATTGGCTGAATTGACATAGAAATAGTTACCATAGTCAACAAAAGTTGGATTGTTGGTTACATCAGATTGTAATCTTGCTCGGTCGTTTGTTAGGGTTACATCAGATTGATTTTCTAAACGATATCCACGAACATAAGAAATACCTTTTGAAATACCTAAATCATATTCGGCAGAATTAACTGTATTGGCTTTTGGTGTCAAATTATAATCATTAACAATGAAGTCACCATTAGTGTCATTGGTACGCTTGGCAAAGTAATCATCAATTACATTGTAAACTGTTTCATTAACCAACTTGACAGTCTGACCATTTTCAACACGAAGTAATTCAATAAAGCTATCATCGTCACCAAATGATAGTGAACGACTTTCTAATGTTAAAGTAATTTTATATCGGTCAGCACCAGGCGCCTGATAGTTAGAAGCACCAATAGCAGGATCTAATAAAGAAGGATCATTAACATAATCAACAATTGTTTCTGTAATATTTAAACCAACACGATTTGTTGGTGTGTTGTCATATTTGTCAACAACAATTGTTTGAGGATTAACTTGAACAAATGCACCAGTAGAAATTGTAATACCATCAGACCTTGTGTAGTTGTCTGAAACATAGAACACACCTTGTGCAATTGAAACTGCTGAACTTAAACCTGTAGCATTAGCGCTGATGGCTTGTGCAGCCAGATTGGATCCATTGTCATAGATAACATCATTGCTTTGAAACTGTTCACCTGATTTATACGAAACAATTAATGTAGGTGGATCACCAGCACCGCCTGTACCGGTGGCTTCAACAACTGCAATAACTTTGGCTAATACTGAACCAGAAGCATTTTGAATAACTTTATTGTTAAATTCATCAACATTAATGGCTGCATTATTATAAGTTTCTTGTAGTTTAATATAACTACATTGAAAATTGGTTGTTAATTGTCCGCCAGTTACAGGTGTATTCTGTTTAAAAATGTTGTCAGCAAATTTAGTAACTTGGTCTTGTAGAATAGTCTGTGATTGTGTTAGTTCACGAGCTTGAACGGCAAAACCAGGTTTGAATAGGATCCTGTGATAATTTTTGGCAGGATCAAAGTCATCATAATATGGTTCAACATTAAAATTAAGCGGCATTTTTTAGTATCCTAATACAAATTTAAATTGTTCTATTCCGTCTGCACTTCTCTGAATACTTTCTCTATTTTCAATATATGTCATGAATCCGGAGAAAGTAATAAAATCTGGGGTGCTAACACTTAATACTGTTCTTGCTGTTGATGACGAAGCACCAAAAATTGGTGCATTGAGTGTTTGTGTACCTGATGTATTTATCAAGCGTAATACATTGGATCCTGCATCAAAGCTTAATACAGTACCAGTAAATGTTGCGGTATTTGCAGAAGAACCTTGATAAACAACTTCATCAGAAGTATAACTACCAAATCCAGGTGCCACTACAAAGTCAGTTGAAGTCTTATAAATGCTGCCGTTGGCTGGATTGGGGTAGGTACTAAGTGCAGTAGGATTGACCAACAAACCAACTTGCCTGAAATCGATGTCTGTTGGTATTAATCCATCTTCACTGCCATTAAATTCAGCAGTCACCATTACATGAGAACAACCCAATTCAGATACAGAATCGTAACCATGACCGCCAATAGGACTGACAGGAGCGATGAAGGTTGCGTTTGAACCTGCTGCTGAAGTCACAGACACATTTGCAAAAGTGTAATCGGATCCTGGATTGGTTACAACAATATCAGTAATGATACCATTAGAAGTTGAGATAGTACCTGTGGTGCCGGTTCCATCACCAGTAATAATAAGATTAACAACAGAGTTTGCTGGATCATATCCAGAACCACCAGTCACCACATTGATTACTTCAATGTCACCATATCCCGATGATGTATCGTTTGGTGATGGTGCTGTTTTGACCACAGGAACTGGCATCCAAGTTGCATCCATAAATGTTGTTTTACGACCCACATCAATGGTATACATATACTTCCACTTATAACCATCAGCACCTTTATAAATGTTATTGGTGCCGTAAGTACCTGGTTGGAAAAATGGTTCATCGGTTGAGTCAGCATCATTGTTATTCCACAAACACTTAAACACTTGGTCATATCGATTACGAATATAGAATCGTTTTACCAATGTGCCTGATGGATTGAGTGCAAACATATCAACATCATCTTGATAATAATCATATTTTTCACCAGAATCCCAATCAATCCTTTGAATAACAGGACTAATACCTGATGAATTAATTTTTTTAACGGCAAATATATTTTTGTAAATTTGCTTTAATGATTTTTGGTCTTGAGTTGGTTGTGGCGGATCAATATCATTTGTCCATGGTAAAACACGGGACATAAAACAATAGAGTGTGCTAACTGGTGTGGTAGTACCAGTAACCGAGGCCACAGGAGCAAAATAGTCCTGCTCAACTTGAGTTACTTTTGCATTATATGTTAGAAGGTCTTTATTTGCCATAGTATGTATTTATTAAGCGTGTGTAATAGCTACAAAAGTATTTGCTAATGTTCCATCCATACACCAGTATTTTACAAAAATAGTTGATGTTGCCGGAATACTATATGTAGTTGAATTAACTGTTGAATTAGTTGCAGAACATCCATGAGTAAATGTTTGACCACCACCAGCAGTATTAGTAATCCAAGCTTCAACTGATTTACCTACAACAAAATTTGAAAGTGTTACAGCCAAGCCTGCTGAAGTCTGAGCACGAACAACTGAGTCGTTTGCAAAGCTTATAGTAACTGCCGTTTGAGCACTTGGATATATGTTTGGTGTATAAATGAATCCTTTTACTGGTGCCACAGTACCGGTGAAAGTTACAGAATCACCATTGAATGAAGCAATTTCATTAACAACATTTGAACCCGTTGGTGTGTTCCAAAATCTTATTCTGGACCCACGATTTGTGTCTGAATGATTTTCAGTAGCAACAAAATCGATTCTTGCATCACCAAATGGTGCATATCCTGTATCGCCATATGAGTTACCAGCAATACGCAACAGAATATCATTGTTCTGTGTCGCTGTTGGTGCACCTACTGTGCCTCTGGCAGTTCTACCAGCAATAAGAGAATATGCCGTATTTGATATACCAATGGAATCAATCAATATCCTGGCTGGCGTGTTTGCTTTGCCAGTCAATTGCATTAGTGTGCCGGCTTGTGTTGGAGTTTGTGAACTTCCTGATGCGGTGATTCTAAAGGCAGCTTCTGTTGCTAAGAAGTTTGAATTGGCTAGAACAACGGTGCCATTGACTGTTGCGTTGCCTTGAACATTTAAATTATCAGCATTGATATACTGACTATAATCAATTGCGTTTAGTGATGTACCACCAAAAGTAGAGTTTGGTTTATCATAAACAGAATGTAGTATGGAATAAAATCCACCAAAACTGTTTCTTGATACATTTGAAAGGTCTGGTATTAGTGTCTGACTATTATTTAATGTTAATACCGATCCAGCACTTTGTGTTATGGCATTAGCTATATTAGTGGCAGCATAAATCAGCGTGTCAGAAATCTGCATTGTTCCTGCCGTCAGCGTCACTGGTCCCATACTAACAACTGCTTTGGCCAAAACTGATGCAGCGGCATTATTTACAGTAACGCTAAAATAATTACCACCAACCATTACAACTGTACCAGTACCAGTAATACTTAATGTAGATGAAGATAAATCACATCCTCTAAAATTTGTATATGCAGATGATGTTTTTGTTGCCGCAGTCGTTACTGTGCAACCAATAATATCAACCGAACCATTTGCAGAAGTTCCTGAAATAACAAGATTGCTCATCTTTAGACCATCAACGGTACAACCTGTTGTAAGAGTTAAAGTACCAGAAAGAGTTGTGTTTTTACCTATTAACTCATGTGTGGTTAAAACGGTATACTGAGTATTAATTGTTACATTTTCTGCATAATCGCCTGGATGTAAAACAATTGTTTTTCTTTGATTAACAGATGTTGTTTCAAAAGCAGGAGCTATTAGTTGTATTGCTCGAGCAATTGTTTTTACTGGATCACCAATTGTACCTTTACCACTATCATTAAATGCCACGGGACTCACATGGATTTCTTGACTATATCCTGTTATGTAAGGACTAGATGCATCAGGTGTGCTAGAGTAAGTAAGTGCTTTTGTGGTTGGATTGTATTCTACAAGATGTTTTGATGCGTATGCTGATACATTTCCATTTGCACTAAGAGTCGGAGTTAATGTTCCGTTGATTGTTGCAGTATTACTAATTATTAAATTGCCAGTTATGGTTAAATCACCAGCAAAAGTACCTGATGTGTTAGCCAAAGCATTATTGGCTTTAGTAAATGCTGCCCATGCATGATTGTTGGCTGTTGTAATGTTCGTATTCTGTGTAGCATTGACACCTTGAATAAGAACTGTATTAGATGATGCTGAGTTGGCGGTATTATATGCACCTTGAGATAAACTTGCTGGTGCAGCTGCAACAGACTGAATAGAACCATCAGCAAATTTAATGTAACTTGCACCATTCATTGAAAGACCATAACGAGAAATAGTAGCCACAACATTGGCAGACTTTTGACCGCCTACAGCAAAGACCACATTGGCACCAGATGATACGGTACCAATAATTAAATTACCATCAGAAGATGAATCGACTGAACCGTGAACATACAAATAACCATCTAAGGCTTTTTGTGCAGAAAAATTTGGATCATTATATAATGAATTATTCATACCCATATCAATAAAGTTATTGGCAGTTGTGCCAATATCAGCAGTTGCTACATAATCTATTGAACTGTTTTTATCAGTATTCTGTGCATTAACTTGTAGATATGGATTACCTGAACCAGCAAATTGTGCAATCACATTTGGAAATATAATATCAGGTAGACCAACTTTAAGAGATTTGTTTTCATACAGGCCGTCTGCAAGAACGGTAGCAGAAATTCTTCCTGTGACATCAGATGATAAATCTACACCAACAAGAATGGTGTTGCCTGTATTGGCATCTAAACTTGATATGACTGGCAGGTCTGTAATTTTTACTGTGGACATTTGTTACCCTAGTGTAATGACGTTGTTATCTTGTGTTGCAATTGTATCTCCATCCTGTGTAATTAACTCAGGTGAATATTGTTGGCCAACAGGTCCGTATATAATGACATCTGTTGTATTAACTGTTCTCTGTACCGACATCAATGAATTAACTGTGTTGGCCAAATTACTGGTCAAAGTAACTGTACCACCAGTCCAGTTAACACTTTGTACCGTTTTTTCAGTATTGTTGGCTACCAGCACTTTATCACCAGCAAACACGATATCTTTAAGTGGATACTGTGTATTACTGTAAGCGCCACCGTTAACAATGTTATAAGAACCTGTCAATGATGTTATATTTATGACGTTACTACCAGCATTTGCTGTCACATAGGCAACATTTGCATAGGTCAACCAAACATTATCTTTGAGAACAACATTGTTGGCTCCGTTACCATAAATCTCAGCCACTTCAGAGAATATTTGGAATCCATTGGTCAATGTAATGGCCAAACTACTATTTGGTAATACAATATTTTGTAAGTTGGCACCAACAAGTGATTTAAAGTTAACAATATTATTACTGTAATTCGTCCATGTTGAACTCATGGTCACATAAGAACCAGGATCTCCAGTATAATAACCTAATGGGAAACCTGTGTCTAATGCTGAAACGGTAGTCAAATCAATTGCATCATTAGATTTCATTGCATACCGACCAATGACCTTCATACCAGTTGGATGTAGTAAGTTCAGCAATGTATCTCTATACTTTGCAATTTCTTTTTCTAATGTAATTTGATATGTAAAATTGTTATAGATTTCACTTTGTAGAACATCAAATGAACTTGGTTGACCAGTTGTATCAAGGTATTGTCCTTGGCTAATTACCAGACCATTTAAGAATGAAGCATCTGCACGACCAGTACCATCACCATATGTAATTAAACCTGTAGAATCAAATCGTGTTGCAGTATTGATGGTTGAATAGGCACCAGTCATAGACATTATGGTTGAACTATTTGCAATACGAATAACTTGACTTGGATTAGGAGATGCTGTATAACCATATACTCTTAAACGGTATAGTGATTGTAATGGATTGCCAAAAGGTGTTAATAATGAAGTTGAATCTACTGTGGCCTGATAAGTTGAGTTAGCTAATGTTACACCTTGATATACAATATCACCAGCAACAGGCACAGTATTAATTGTTAAATTGGCTACAACAATGTCTTGAATTTTAAGTGAAACATTTGGTGTAGCTACATAATCTTCACCAGCATTTAAAATATTAATTGATGTAATTGAACCAACACGATCCACAATTGATGAGAAAGTTGCTCCATCACCTAATATTCCAGGAACTACCAATACAGCATTTGCAGCTGCAACGTTGGCAGATGATACAGTTACAGATGGCAAAGCATCACCACGATAACCTAATCCACCTAATGGATATGTTAATCTTTGTGATGGGTATGTGTATTGAATGGATAATATTTGTCCATTACTTCCTACAGAACTTACTTTGGCATTGGCGCCTAGCCCAGAGCCACCAGTAAATAGAATAATATCATTGTTTTGATAACCTCGACCAGCAGAAATAATTTGTATTGGTGCCAAAATACCTAAATTTTTCAAGTTAGCTAAACTACCCGACACATCGGTTGTGTATTGTGAGGTAGCATCAATTGATGGTATAGAAGAAATTCCTCCACCAGAGTTTTCTACTAAAACAGAAGAAATAGGAAATGCAGAAAATCCAGTATATGTAAATGCATTGGCCAATGTGGTGTTCGCATTAGCCAAAGCCACATTAGAGAAAGCATAATCTGCTGCACCTATCTGTGTTAATCGTTTTAAAGAAATAACATCTGTTGGTACAAAAGTAACATTAGCAATACTATTTGCTGAGGGACTTAAACTTCCAACAACTGCAACGGCACCAGGAGCATTTGATATTGTAATAATGGTGTTTGGATTACTACGATAACCATAACCTCCAGTTTCTAATTTAATACGCTGAATTGATCCAGAAGTAGTTTCACCTACAGTAGCCGTAGCACCTTCACCATTAGCCGAATTCAATCCTCCATATACAATAACTGGATCACCTGGTTGGTATAATAACCCACGATAATTTGGGTTAATACGAATTTGACTAATCTGACCTACAATTTTTGCGATGAGTGGTTGACCATCAAATAAGATATCTTGATTATTAACATCAACTACACGAACAAATTCACCAGACTGAAACAGTCGTTGAATATCAGAAATGAATAATTCTATTTTGTTACCAGAAATAATTGCATTTTCAATTGTTGCAATAGACTTAGATGTTTCACCAAAGATTCGATAATTGACACAATCTAAGAAGTTTACATTATCTGAATCTAATTTTAAACTTTTTGCAATGTACCATTTACCTGATGATGCACGAAGAACGGCATCTTTGGTATAAAAGAATTCCACATCAGTATTGTATAATGTTCTGAAAAGAAAACGATATGCCGCCTGTGTACCTTTTGACTGATAAAGGTCTCTTGCAATCTTAGCAACCTTTTGTTTGTCTGCTAGAATTTCATCAGGAAAATAAGATAGAAAATCTTCATAAAAATAATCTAAAAATTCAGCCGATGTTTGGTCAATATCGGTATAATTTAAAATGTTCTTTGTTCTATCTTCTACATTATTATTTTGTTCCAACCATTCATAGTATGCCTGTAGAAATAATACAAAATTAGCATACGCCGGGTCATCCCGAACAAATTCGGGAAGCTGTGATGGTATTAATAGTGATGTTTTTTGGCCGCTAGCAATAGTCATGATTTGGCGGTAACGTTAACGGTTATTGCTGTTGGATCAAAAGGATCAACAGTAATAATTCGATTGTATGAAGAAGAAACAATTGTTGTAGTTGGTGTGGCCATTACAGATAGTTGACCAAAATCATTATCGATTGTAAGGGGATTAAATGAGTTTAATGTAATGATACCTTCTTGATAATCAATTGTACCAATATTTGAATTGAAAATAGTTTTAACACCAGAACTATCAAAATAATATGTTCTAAGTGTGCCATAACGGCCTTGCAAATTAACAACAAGAGATGCTAATTGACCTGTTGTATCACCGGCAGCCGGTGTCACCATTGCAATTGCACTGGTATATCCATTGCCTGCATTGGTAATTTTAACACTTTGTATAGAACCACCAGATATTTCAGCTGTTGCTGTTGCACCTGTACCATCACCCATGATAGTAACTGTTGGTGCGCTTTGATAAGAAAAACCAGGATTTAAAATCGAAATCGATTCAACTCCATTGGTTGATGTTGGTACTTCTTCAATGTAAACACCGTCAATGGTGTTGGCCAAATTGGATGGATCTCTAAAACTCATTCCAGGTGAACTACCCACACCACTCAAGAAACGACCTGCTTGAAGTGGAGTATTATAATAAAGATTATATGTTGTTGGTGTAGTTAAATTAGGTAAAAACTTTTTCTCCAGTTTCATGGAGTATTCACTAGTAATTACAGAGGTACTGTATGTTTGAATTGTATTCAGTAAATCGTAAGTATTGAATGTAGAATTAAAAGTATTTAATGTATTATTTGTAAATGCTTGTATTGCTGATTTAATACCTGACTGTAATTGTGTTGATGTTTGATTTGTTTTGTTTGGATCATATATTACATTAACTGTTAAAAGAATGTATGTATAATCAGGATCAACAATTGTAGGTGTAACTGTTACTACAGAAATAGGAATTAAAACTTGTGATGTAATTTGTTGTTTCTGTGATTGAGTTAAACTAAAAGCACCTGTTGGCTTTAAAGAAATAAACACTTGACCATATACAGGAGGAGAATTTTCTTCACCACCCCATACACTTACCGCATCAAATGAGATACCTAAACTATTCTGTTGAATGGCGGTAATATAATCGTTTTTAGTGACGGCACGGTTTTGTGCTGCATAAGATTTAGGTGCCTGAAATTTAATAGATTCAATTGTTTCTCTATCGTTACCTGCTGTTGCTGCTGTTACAGGGAAAACAGATGTATTTGAATAACCTGAAATTGAATCCATCAATACAAAATTATTGGCATCAGCCGCAGAAGTGCCTGATGTTACTACATACGATACGACTACAATATTACCATCAACTAATTTATTACCAATAATACCATCACCAAAATAGATTTGATAGGTGTTTGTTAAACTCTCTTGTAAAAAGTATACTTTAGAATCGCCTGTGAGTGCCAAGAAATTAGTGGCCAAAATATATACTTCAGAGGCAGCATTTGAAGATGATTGTTGAACTGTAACAGTAATTGTTGATGTATCTACACTCTCATCAGGTATTTCAAATGTATACGATGGGTTATTGATAGAATCAACAGTAAAGTTTAATGTTGTTGCCAAACCTTGTTTCAAAGTAATATTATTAAAATTGACCACACCACCAGAAGTATTTTCTGTGTATGAATCAGCAGTAACAAAGTTATAATTTACACCTTCAATGGCTTCTGACATAAACTGAGTAAACTTTGGTAATGTCAATGAAGATCCAGTTACCTGGTTTACTTGTAAATCAATTATGGCTGTAGGTGCAATGGCTGACCGTGGTGTATAGTTTAATAGTTTGGCATGAGAAATGACTGATCCTCTTTGGATGGCTGTGTCCAAAAACATCTCATTACCCACTTGATTCAAATAATATGCACTATATTGTGTATTATAAGCAAGAATATCTAATAAAGTAGAAAGTGCAGAACCTTCATAGTTATAATCTTTTAATACATCTTGCGATTGTAAGTATGTCTTTAGATTATTCTTAATTGTATTGAAATCCAAATCGGTCATTTGGATGTTGGAATTAGCACCTGCCATTTTATCTATTTCTCTCTAAAAGTAGGGTTACTGTTGTCGGTAATGTGGCATTCTCAATATAGAAACTGAGATAGACATTATAAGCATTATTGTCTGGAAGAGGAGTCACAATCACTTGATTTACTCTGGCTCTTGGTTCATAATTGTCAATCATCGTATTGATTTCTCTTTCCAACGATGCGGCCGTTAGAGGTGATACCATTTCAAACAGTAAGGCATTAAGATTTGAACCTAAATCTGGATTAAAAGGTCTTTCAAAGTGATTCGTCAACAATAGGTTACGGATAGAACGAATGACCGCTTGGTCATCGTAACTAAGGGCTACATCGGCCGTTACCGGTTTCTTGGTAAAAGTGAAATCGATATCGGAGTATATTTTTGTTATTGTTAGTGCCATCTTCTTATTTATTCTGCTCTAGGAGTAAAATTGCTTTTTTTAGTATTTGAATTGACGACAAAAAAATTCGAGGCCGGAACACAAAAAATCAAATTTTGCTTTATTGAGGATTTATTCTTTCTTTTATTTTGTCAGTACCAACAAAATTGTTGACCAAATAGGTCTCCGTTTCACCCATATTACTGAATTTTTTGACGGAATTGTAGTTGTCTACAAAACTACGCAAATTAGTATAATAGGTTACATCAGCATTTTGTCTGGTTACCAAAAGTGTGTTAGTATTTGATATATCAGATAGAATCTGTGATATCTGTGCCTCTGTTAAATTGTTGGCCGTTACACCATTCGTCAAAGTTACAAGATTGTTGGATAAAGTAACATTTGCTGAACCTATTTGTGGTCCAATCAATATACTAGTGAAACTACCTAAAATGGGTGAAGTATTGGTTATATTGTCAGTTTGATTGGTAATATACAAGGCAGTTTTACCTAATCCCATAGCCGTATCATAATATGGATTCACAACATCTTGTCCTACAAATGGTGTAACTCCTGATATTCTATTGGTGTGAGCTAAAAAAGAACTCGTGTTATTATACAAACCATTTGCAGCTGTAATAATTAAATTACAATTTGCAATGTTTTGACTGGCACCAGTATTTGCCACAATTATCATGGTTTGTGAAATTGTAATGATTGAACTGGTATTGGAATTCACAGGATTTTGATAATAACCACCAACTGTGTTGTTAGCTATGTCTTGAGCCTGCCATGTTTCAATAAACGCCGGCATCGAATTAAGATGAGCCACGGTGTTTGCAGAGAGATTTATTACATCACTATTTGGGTCACTAAAATTATAACCTAGTGTTGCAAATACTCCTGTTGCATTATTAACTGATGCCATTATCTAAACTCCAAAAAAAGGTGTCAAAGGTGGACTGGTCGGTCCTTTTGGTGAATTGTGTATATGTGTATTGTAAATACCTTTATTAATAATATCAGACATTAATACGGCATTCATAATACCAAATTGTGCAAGAGGTGATGTCACCAAAGTTAATGATGTAATAGGACCTAAAGAATAAACTCCTAAAGGACCTGCATATACACCAGTACCAGCATTGATACGACTTTCAGCCGTAACTAAATCGGCTGCAACAGAGCCAGCTACCACCAAATCAGAATCAACAAGAACATGGTCAGATGCCGCTATACGAACTGAACCTCCAAAGTTTTCATTGGCCGCAATCGATATGTCATCATCACACGATAAAGATATATCACGCACAGACCGATGATTGGTTTTACCACCCACTAATACATTGTAATCACCTGCCACCTGTAAATTATAATCACCTTTAACATCCATATTGGCATGACCTTCAACAGTAATATTACAAGTACCTTTAATCAGAACATTTTTGCCTTTTAGATGTATTTCGTAACCAGTACCATACACCTTATGCACTTCATCACCATTAGGATGCATTTCTAAAAAAGTACCTGAACGGTGTTGTAATCTTACTCGTTCTCTCGTTGGAGTGTCATCCATCTCAAAGGAATGACCAGACTCCGTTTGTTGTATAGTATTATATGGATAAATTGGTGGGTTTTCAACTGTTGCGGCCGATTCTGGCTCGGTCCAAAGATTGTCAGATGGTGATTGTGGTATAGTTGCCATAATTAAGGTGCCGAATCTTGTATAATTTTTGGTTGTGCTGGAGCTTCATATGCTGCAATGGTCGCATTAGCCGCATCCAATTCTGCTTGACTGGTTGGTACTAAAAGTCCTGCTGTTGCTGAACCCACTATTGCAACTGTGCCAGCTCCTACAGCCGCAGTTAATTTTACTGTATCTCCGACAGTAGTTGCCAAAGATTTAGCCTCTTTAAGTATTGCATCAAAGTCACCAGAACTTTGTAAACCATCTGAAAGACCAGCACCAATATCTTTAAAAACATTTCCAATAGCTTTAATTATTCTTGCCAAACAATCTTGTAACAATGCTAAAAATTTAGCAGGCAAACTTAAAATCCATTGTAAAATTTCTCTCAATTTTGCAATATAAGCCACAACATACTTCTGAAAATCCAAAATAGGTTGTAAAATTTGTTTATTAATATAATCAACTTCTCGTTTAATTGATTTGAGTGTATTTAATAACCAAGAAGTTTGTCCTGTAGCATCTCCTAGACCTAATGCTCTTAAAACGGCACGAATGGCTTTTCTAATTTGTTGAGCTATAGCTTTAGTGTATTTTTTAAGATTAATATTTTTTTGCATATCACCCACAAAATCACACACATGAGCTAAATTGTCGTTGGCTTGTGAAATGGCTGTATTTGCCACAACACCTCGTGCCAACGGTGCCAATGTTGGTTGACCCACTTGATATTGTATTTGACCTGCTGGCGGTGTTGCTTGTTTTAAATTACTTTGAGGTGAGAAACCTTTTGATTTATCATAAGATGCTTCAAAACCAGGAAACACGCCCATAATGACTGGTGCCTGTGCTGACTCTCCATCAGAAAAGAATCCCATGACATAATCACCTAATCGTGGTGGACTAAATGTCTTTGAATTACTAGGTGATAATGATGGCTGAGCCCATGGTAAATCTTTAGTGGGTAGTTCTTGTAGGTTGTCACTATGATAACCAAATATACGAACACGCACACGACCAGCCTTTAAAGGATCAGCATTGTCCTCAACGACACCATACCACCAATTAAATCCGTCTTTACCTAAAAAATTATTCATCTACCGCTTTCCTAAATTCTGGACTATTATTATTAATCTGTGAATACGCTGTTGGTGAACTGTCTTTAGTAATTTCTAAAACTGTTTGATATGCACCACCAGAACTAATAATATGTCTTACAGCACTCACCAAATATGTTCCTGAATAGTATCTATCCAACTCTTTTTTGTTGCTTGAAGGTTTCAATGTCAATAGATTGAAATTAATAGTTCGACCAGCAGTAATACCAGGATCACCTGGTATGGTAATCTTAACTACAGTATAATTCGCCAGACCAAGTTGTGCTGTTCTTAAAGGTATATAATTTTCAACGGCAATATCTTTTGCAACAGAACCAGGAATATTTTTAACATATTGTAATTGATTCTGTGAAGCATTAGAAGTTGATACTTTGATACGAGAATCATAAGATTCGTTTTGTGTTTTACCTAATCTATTTTTTAATGGCACCAATACATCATTTTTATTAAGAGAAGATGTTTTTTTCTTTTCAAAATAATCACTATAATTGAACTCGATGGTTTTATATGTTCTTGCCAATGGGTCAATTGAAATTAATTTATTGGCAAATGTACCAGAATTAATATCTTCTAGTGCATCATAGGTTTTGACAAATTCATAATCCAATACTGTGATAGTCTTTTCTTGAAAGTCCTGTATTGAATCTTCAATGTTCTTGGCCTGATATCGATAGGTACTATAAATTGGTTCTTTGAACATGGACTGTAATGACCTGTAATTAAAACCATTCTTGGTTTCAAAAAATAACATATCAGCACCTATTGTGCCTGTTATCTTTGGCCTTGCATAAGTGGACAACCAACTAATAGCTTCAAATGGTTTTAAACGAGGCAGAACAAAGTCATACATACCAATTGTCTGTTCTATTACCTGTATATTTTTCTTCTTTACTTTTAATTTTTCAACCAAAATATTTTCAATGATTTTGGATATTTCTGTGCCAGTATATGATTTACTGATTTTAGTTTGTTCCGATAGTAACAATTCTTCAGAACAGAAGTAAAGAGTGTATACCTCACTATTCATGTTACCACTAGGTTTTCTATCACTAGTTTTATAGATTCTAAACAATTGGTCGGTCGAGTTGTCACCTGTTCGTATTTTACCAAAGTTGATTTCAATATATTCATTACCGGTTAACTGAAAGAGTTCTAAGAATCCTTGTGCATCAACCAATGTAATATAACCAGAAGTAACAAAACTGTAAATGTCCTCAAAATATGACAGTTCAACCATTAGTTTCTTTAACTCAAATCGTTGGCCACTAGCGGTCAACAGATTGAGTGTCTGTATCGAAAAGTCTTGAGGGTAATAAGCACCAGGAGATTCAACTACTGGAACTTGTTGATTATTTTCCATATTATTGTGACATCAATGATTTAAATTGTGATTCCATTTGGTCAACATAGACCGAGTTCAATATGTTTATCTTTCTTTTTGATTCGTTTAACTCATACTCATAATCATAGATAGTAATGATTCTTTTTGTGGTTGCAACAGTCACAGTAGAATTACCGATAGAATATGTTTGTGTATTTTCAACAATGGTATTGTATTCTGTTTGATTTACATCAATTGTGTTAATTGTTACTGTATTGGTAGAATTATCTGTTTGAGTTAATTTCTTTTCATAACTGTAAACTGTAGTTGTTGTATTACCAGACGGATATTTTTCTGCCATGTAGTTATCAAATACTGTAGAATCCATTGGCCATGACCATTGTGGGTCTAATAGTTCATTTGCAAATAGAACAATCCAATACCGATAAGAATCACCATAGTATTTGTATGCAATGATTTCTGGTGTATCACCTTCTTGTATATCATATGAGTAGTAAACAAGAGGATTCTTTAATACATCAGGTATAATACTGGCTCGTGCCATAATATTGGTGAATACCCTTGAAACTCCAACATTGTCGGTTTCAATTATTTTTGGTAAAGTATCAAAATATTGCATTAATATCCTGCCTTAATTTTATCTTTGTCGATGAGTTCGATTTCTTTAAAATTGATTGTTAGTGTTGTTTGTACCGGAGCACCATCATCGTGTGCAGCCCAACCATTAGGTGCATAGTTCACATCAATATTTTCAATGACGCTTTCTGCAACTCTTGTTACATTATTGTTTCTTTGGCCATTAAACAAAAAGTCCAAATCAAATGTTGATGGTGGTACAAAAAACATACCAGCAGCTGCCGTTGTGATTTGTGGTGCAGCATGATAACGGAACAGTTTGATAATTTCTTTCACAGTTTCAGCTTCTTGGCGTGAATATGGTGTGAAAGTAAATGCCATTTGATAGGTTCTAAAATCAATACCCTCAAATAATAATTGTTGTTGTGGATTAATTGCAAGGCCTTGTGTAGAGAGTGCAAGTTTGGCTGCATTAGATTGTGCAACTGTTAGTCCAAGACTGGCTATTTTACCTAAAGTGCCTACTACTGGTACATTTGATACAACACCAGCCACTTCATTTGCTACTTCTACTAAACTTAAATTACCATAACCAGAAGTATATTGAAAATTTAAGGTATCGGGAATATATAGAGAAATGGTTGCAACTTTTCGTTTCTTCTTTGGTTTGAAATTTAAAGTCTTTTGTGCATCACCACTAAAAAAGTTTTTAATGGAATTAAATTGTTCTTTTACGCCTTCAATTGATGTTGATTTATTAATAAATGTTTTGGCTTCTTCATAAGTAATGGGGTCAATTTCATTAACTGAAAATTGAACAATATGACCTTTTGTTGCTGAACCTAAATCTCTAGGATATTGATAACTGTTTGAACGAAATTTATTACCAAACAATGCTCCAAGGGGACCATTAATGATATTACCTGGTATTGATACACCACCGATGGATGTTGGTATAGAAATGATAGCCATTAGGTTGTCCTAAAAAGAAAGATACATAATAATATATTTATGGCGTATTCCGGACGATTTACACCCTCCAACCCTCAAAAATACATTGGGGATTATAACAATATCATCTACCGCTCATCATGGGAAGCAAAGGTGATGAATTGGCTCGACAAAAATCCAAGTATTATCTCGTGGGCATCTGAAGAATTGATTGTTCCTTATCTTTCACCTGTTGATGGTCGTTGGCATCGTTACTTTCCAGACTTCATTGTAAAAATGAAAACCAGAGATGGTAAACTGAAAACAATGATGATAGAGGTCAAACCAAAGAAACAATCACAACCACCAGAACCACGCAAACGAATCACTAAACAATACATTCAAGAGGTGGCCACTTGGGGTGTCAATCAATCTAAATGGAAAGCAGCCACCGAGTTCTGTTTGGACCGTGGGTGGGAGTTTCAAGTTCTTACGGAAGACCATCTAGGACTGTAACTAAATAATAAATGGCATCTAAACTAACACAACTCGCAAAACAAAAAACTGCTTCGGAACTTCAAACGATGAGCCGTGACTCTTATCGTTGGATGACCAAAAAGATTGGTGACCTTAGTAATCCTACAGGAATCGCTTCTACGATTGCTCGGGAGAATAGAGGTAATCATTTTTATAATGGCGGATTATATTTCTTCTATTATGATCCAAAGACAAAATCAGATTTACCATATTATGACCGATTCCCTTTGGTATTGGTATTAAACATTGAGGCAGATGGATTTACTGGTCTGAACCTACATTATTTACCAATTCAGTATCGAGTCGCCTTTTTGGATAAATTGATGGATTTTGCGGTGGTTGACGGCAATAAAGATATTCAGCGTATGAATGTGACCTATGACATATTAAACGCCTCCAGACGGTTTAAAGAGTTTAAACCATGCTTTAAAAAGTATTTGATGAACCATGTTCAATCAAAAATACTTGCCGTGCAGCCAAATGAGTGGGACATAGCGGCATTCTTGCCAATACAACAGTTTAGGAAAGCTACCGCTGCTAAAGTATGGCAAGAATCACTAGAACAGATACGATAAGGAACTAAAATGGCTGGTAATATTAACGATTTTAAATCCAGTTTTCAAAAAGATTTATCTCGTCCACATAAATTTGATGTGAATATTCCTATTCCTTTGACATTGATACCATACATTAAATCGGCTAAATCTCTTAACTATCGTTGTGAAAATGCACAATTACCTGGTAGAACATTTGCTACAGCTGAACAAAAAACATACGGACCAATTGAAAAGTATCCATATCTAAACACCTATGGTGATATTGATATGACATTTATCGTTGATGATGACATGACACAAAAGATTTTCTTTGATGCATGGTTAAACTATATCAATCCTTTATATAACAACAATATGCGATACAAAGGTGATTATTCAACAGTCATCACGGTCAATCAATATGATGTCACCAATCAAATATCTTATTCTGTTAATCTTTATGATGCTTATCCTATTTCGATAAATCAAATGGATTTAGATTGGTCGTCTGATGGTTACCATAAACTCAATGTAACTTTTGCATATACCTATTGGCAGAACAATTCTCTACAAGCACTTGGTATGGAGTTGGTCGATGCTGGTATCAACGCAGTCAACAATATTATTGGTGGTCTTGGTGGTAATGCTGTTGGTGCTGCTGGCACTGGAGTAAATAATCTTATAAATGATGTAGCATCTACTTTCCGTAGATAATTTTAAAATGGAGTGAAAATAAAATGGCTTTACCCAAGTTAGACGTCCCAACATATGAAATAGAATTGCCAATATCAAAGAAAAGAATCAAATATAGACCTTTTCTTGTAAAAGAACAAAAGAATCTTTTGATGGCAGTCGAATCAAATGAATCAAATACAATTCAACAGAATGTGAGAGATATTCTTTACAACTGCACCTTGACAGAAGGTGTTGATATTGATAAACTGCCTATCATTGATGTAGAATACTACTTTATCAATCTTCGTGCCAAATCGGTGGGTGAATCGGTACAATCCCGATATCGTTGCAACAATGAGGTGGATGATAAAGAGTGCGGCAACATCATGGAAAAAGATATCAATCTGTTAGAACTAAAGGTGCAGATTGATCCTTCTGTTAATCCTGAAATTAAACTAACTAACACCGTATCAATCAAAATGAAATATCCTGAGTTTGGTATGGTACAAGATTCATTAAAGTATGAAGATATTACTGATATTACATTCAACATGATTGCTAATAGTATCGAATACATTTATGATGGCGAACAGTTCTATTATGGTCATGAAGCACAACCGGGTGAGATGTTAGAGTTTGTTGAAGGTATGAATCAAGAACAGTTTGCTAAAGTAGAAGAATTCTTTAATAAACTACCAAAGTTAAAAGAAACATTGGATATTAAATGTGGTAAATGTGGTTTTCAACATAAAATTGAAGTAGAAGGACTTGAAAGTTTTTTCGGTTAACATTTCGTCATGACAATTTAAAGAATTACTATAAAACGAATTTTTCGTTGATGCAACACCATAAGTATAGCTTGACCGAACTTGAAAACATGATACCTTGGGAAAGGGACATTTACATTTCCTTGTTGATTTCGTATATTGAAGAAGAAAATCAAAAGATAAGAGAAAGACAAAAGAAATAGTAAATGGATTACGAAAAGGCTGAAAAGATCCGTAAACAGTCCTTCGGTTCACTTCTAGGTGAACAAGAAGGTGGCCTTGGCGCATCTTTAAAATCTGCAATCTCTCAAAAAACACAAGCTAAAATGACTGGAATCAAAGAGAAATTTGATCCAATGAATATTGCACGTGCAGTTGGTGGTAAAACTGGTGCAGCCATTTATGGTAAAGTATTTGGTCGAGACCAGGCTTCGATGGAAAGATTTGCTGATGTCAGAAAAAAAAGAACCACCGGTCTTGGTGGAATAGAACAAGGTGGTGCGAGTTCTTCCGTTTCGGATGCTCTTGGTTTAATTTATAGAATGATGATGCGAAATGCAGAAGATGAAAAACTACAAGACCAACTGAAACGCAATCAAAAAGAAGAAGAATTCAAAGAAGAAAAAGACCGCAACGAACAGCTGATACGAGCTCTTACTGGTAGAAAAAAACCAGCTGCCAAAAAAGAAAAGATTAAAGAAAAGAAACCTGAAGCAGAAAAACCTGCAATACCATCAGGTAAAGGCAAAGCACCAGCTAAAGAAACACCAAAAGCACCAACTAAAGCACCAGAAGTAAAACCTAAAGCAGAAAAAGCACCAGAAGTAAAACCTAAGGTCGAAAAGGCACCAGAGGTTGCAGCACCAACACCTGCAAAACCTCCAGCAGTAAAAGCACCAAGTAAAGTTACTCAAGCACCTAAGATAGGTAAATTACCAAGCGGTGCTGGTACAGTTGTTTCTGCTTTGGTTGCCGCTGGATTATCAAGTAAGGCACAGGCCAACATATTATCTCAGGTTCAAGCCGAATCTAATTTTATACCAAGAAGTGAAAATTTAAACTATTCTACTCCTGAGGCTATACAAAAAACTTTTGGTAAGAATCGTATACCGTCATTGGAGTTTGCACAAACCCTTGTTAAGAATCCTGAAGCTTTGGCTAATCATGTTTACGCAAAGACAGATGGAAATTCACAACCGGGTGACGGATGGAAATACAGAGGTCGTGGATTTTTACAACATACAGGCAAAAACCAATACGAATCAATTAAAAAATATACTGGTATAGATGTTGTTAGTAATCCTGATTTATTAAATGATCCAGCAGTTGCTGCAAAGGCTATTCCTTGGTTCTTTTTAAAATATAAGAACAAGAAACCTGAGCAATTAGAGAATATTTCCGAAGTAAATAAAGCGGTAGGTTTTGCCGATACAGATGGTTCAAAAGCAATCAAACGTGCTGAAATGGCCGAACAAATTCAATCACAAGATTTACAGGCTTTATCTAATGTCGATGTAGGTTCACAAATTGATTCCGTTTCAAAAGAAAACAAAGATTTAAAAGTTAAATCAAATGATAGTGAACCTCCAGTCATAATTAATAATAACACCAATACACAACAAACAACCAAAACAATACCAAGACCACAAAGTGGTGATGATAAAAGTGCATATCAAAAGAAAGTTCAAGGATAAAAAATGGATATGAATTATCAACAGGCTGAAGGAATTAGGAAGAAATCTTTTGGTTCTCTTTTAGGTGAACAGGAAGGTGGTTTTGGTAAATCACTTAAAAAAACCATTTCATTAAAAAGTCAAGCAAGAATGAAAGGATTCAAAGAGAAATTTGATCCTTTGAATATTGCCAAGTTTGTAACTGGTGGATCTAATTTTGCACCAGCAGCATTAGGCAAATTGTTTGGTCGTAGTAAAGAAGATATTGCTCGATTCTCAGGATCAAAATTAAGAGATGATAGTGGCAGCACAGCAACAAAAATAGGAAAACTGGAAGGTGAGAATGAAACATTAGATATTCTAATGAAAATTTATGAGTTTATGCAAAAATCAAATGAAGAAAAGATTAAACAGAGAGATTCTGAAAATTCTTTTGCTGAAGAAAACAAATTAGAAAAAGATAGGCAACATAAGGCTTTGATTGCTGCAATTACAGGTAAACCTATTGGAGTTAAAGAAAAGCCAACAGCTGAAAAAGTTGAAGAAAACAGAAATAATTTTTTAGATGATGTGTTATCGGTATTCGGAGGTTTATCTTTAGCTAAAACCGCATTTACAACATTGGCTACTGTAGCCAAATTCTTTGCATTTAGTCCTGTGGGATTAGCCATATTAGGTTCTGTTGCATTAGGTGTTTTATTTTGGAAACTATTCTCTGATAAGAGTGGTTATGAAGATGCCAATTCAGAGTTAAGTATGGGACTAAAACAAGCTGAAAGTGTTGGTGGTTTGGCTGGTGTTAAAGATGAAGCTGCAGCACGCAAGAAGATGCCAGAATATGAAAGAACGATGGCTGAAATTCAAGATTTTCAGCAATATCAAAATGAAGGTGATAAACTTAACGACCAACAACTACAAGGCTTTGCTAAACGAGGACCTGGTGCTTTAGAAGCCGTTGAAGATTATAAAAAACAAAGAGATACTTACGAAAAAATTTCTGGTGTAAAGACACCAGAACCAATCACATCATCTCCAAGTTCTGCACCAGCACCAAGTGCTCCTATGGGTGAACCACCAGCAGTTGAGAGTTCATCTACAGGTCAAGCACTAAATGTTGCACAAAATCAAAACTTAGACTTGAGTATACCACAAAGTAAAACTGATCCTACTACTGTTGTAAATAATAATTCAGTCAAGAGTTACGATAAGACTGGTACAAAAATTTCTATGCCATCCGTTAGAAATCAAGAACCGACATTTCAGAGTATGATATTATTCAGCACCAGAGTAGTTTAACCAATAAAAAACCCACCTTTCGGTGGGTCTAAACCAACTTCTAAGGAAAGGAGTTATGGTTTAATCTTCTTCAGCCAACTTCGCAAAGTAAGCCATATCATCATCTTCGGATGATTCTTTGAATGGTGAATCTTCTGCTTTTGCCTTAGGTGCATCAAAGGTTTTTGCTTTAACTTGTTCTACAGTTGTCTTTGGTGCTTCACCATTCAAACCGAGTACCTTGTCAAGGCGTTGCTTCAAAACATCATAAGACTTAAACTCTTTGTCATCAGTCAATTCTTTAAGTGAGAAAGAATCCTTCCAGATTTGTTCCAACTTACCATCATCATCAGATAATGCAGATGGTGAATCAAACTCAGACTTATCATAGTTCTGATAACCTTCTACCTTACGAATCTTCAACTTGAAGTTAGCACCTTTCCATAAATCAAATGGATTGATTGGTGTTTCATCTTCAAACTGTGGATTCATGGCTTCAGTAACCTTATCAAAGATTTTCTTACCAAACTTAAACAGTTTGATTTTGCCTTCGTTTTCTGGATGCTTAGGGTCAGAAACAATATACACATTGGCGATGTAATTCAATTTACGCTTTTGTTTACGAACTACATCTTTGTTCGCTTCGATGCCTGAATTCCATAATGTAGAGTTGTGTTCACACACAGGACATTGTTGATTCTTTGTTGTCAAACAATTATCAATTAACCAACCACCAGGTCCTTGAAAACCATGTGAGAAGATTTTTACCCAAGGTAGACCATCTTCACCATCTTTTTCGGATGCTGGAAGAAAACGGATAGTGGCCATGCCATTACCTGCTTTGTCTACTTCTGGACGCCAAAAGTTATCAGATTTCTCTGAACTGCCTTCGGATGTTTGGGAGAGTGCCTCGATTGCTTTAGATAATTTATCGAGATTGCCAGATTGGCGTTTTAGATTTGCAAAACTCATGATGTTGCCTTTCGTATTAAACGGAGTATTAACGGAATATAAACTACTTTCAAATTACTGCTCATAATCAACTACTATATCATAATATTTATCCATTGTCAAACATACATCTTCAAAATATTAATGGTTGTTTGTGCATCGGTATGAAGTATACCAATACCACCTTCTCTACGCCATTGGTCGATATTTACCGGAGTATCATCAATCAATAGGGTATTTTTGTTTGAGTATTCCTTCTTGTGCCTTTTACCTGGTACAATGATGGCAGGAAACTCAATGTTGTGTTTCTTCAACCATTCCATCTTTTGTGGTCGAATCTGTGGATCTCTTTTCTCTGAGGCACTAGATGATAGAATCTCGGTTGGTACTTTTAGACTTCTCAAATAATTGATTAGTTCCATGGCATCAGGCATTAAATCCAATGTTGCAAATTCTTCATCATTAATGAACTGCGTAAAGAACTTATCAAACTCTTTGTGTTGTTCTGCCTCTCTTGGTTCCATTTTATACCGAGCTTTGTACCTTTTGTCAAAGTCGGCAATCACACCGTCCATGTCTAGGTAAATCTTAGTAATCTTAACTTCAGGCATATTGTTTAATCTTCTCTTTTAACATTTGTTTACACTTTTCTTTATCGTATTGTATAAACGGTGTATATTTCTTTATAATTCTTCGGTGTGTCGGCCAAATAATATCTTCGGTAATTTGTTTTTCCCATTTTGGCATACAACCAAGTATATCAACTAACATACAAACTGTTTCTAATGAAATCTTTTCGTGCATCATCTTGGTAATTAACATTGGCCAACCACCATCGATGGGTTTGAAGTAATCATCAATGTGCCAGAACTCAGCGCCATCAACACTATCAAACATATAGATTATATCATTTTCAAAGGTATATGTCAAGCTCTGTTGGGTTTTTTGCCACTTGGCATAGTTCTCATCACCATCTTGCAATAGGTCACCTACCCAATCACCATTGCCCTTTATAAAGTTGGCAATATAGAAATTCTTTAATTCTTCCAAATCGTATTTACGAGATAATTTATAGAATTGGTATTTTGATTTGTTGGTGGTAAATGTCTGCTTAGATACATTTGTTTTTCCGTTATACTTAAAGTAATCATAAGAATCGGAAGTAAAATGTAACTTTAAAGCATTCCACAAAGAGTATGCCGCAAAACCTGTATTTTCTGTCATAACGATTTAATCAATATAATCTTTTTGTTTTCGCCTGTTGGCTTGACAAATAACTTTTTCAATTCAGCATTATCATGCCATTTCATAGAACTGCTTTTGTGTGCCGGCAATCCTGCCGTTTCACCAATCTTCTTCCAATTATCTGCCAAGTATACTGCACCATTCTTACCTGCACCAACAAATGTAATGATGTGTTTTAAATCATCACCATACTTTTGTTTCCAGGCGATTGGTGCCTTCTGCCGTAGTTGTTTTAATACTTGTGTGCCTGCGTTCTTAATCGATTTGGAGAAACAGAACCTCCAGTTGTTGGCGATATTATTGAACTGGTCTTTGTATTGGAATTTTGATACACCAAGATAATTCAGTATGTCTTTGGGTGGTGGGTAGACAGATGAACCAACACCAATCATACCAATACACTCACCCAACATACCATCATCAATATAAATCAGCCAATCTATTCTGCGACCAACCGATGAATTGGATGCCACATAAGAGTGATGAGTTTCAATTATTTCTTTGACAATATTCTTTTGTTCTTGTGTGGTAACTTGTACCAATTCAATCATATAGGTAGCTTTGAACTTTTCTTAATCAAATTTAATTCTTGTGCTTCTTCTTTAATCTTTGCTTTCAATGCAGAAGAAATTAATGTGGATGCCACTTCAACTTCCAAACCAGTATCTTTACAATGTTGTAGTATTGCGTCCATTCTATTGCAACGATATCTGGTTGAAAGTTCTTCTACTAATATACTAAAATCACGGATCTCATCTTTAGTTGGCATATTAAATTCTATTCTTCTCTTTGTAAAATATATGGTTACCAATCTGTGTAACCTTTGTCAAGTTCCAATTGGGATTAACATAATTGGCATGGAAATACATTGCTTTCGAATGATATAGTGTATCATGGGCAATGGCGGATGTCAAGGCTTTTCTCGCAACCACCAAAGATTCTTCCCATTGGTATGGGTTACGAACCAGTTTGATATATGCTTGATTACAAAACCAAGAGAACTGGCATACCATTACACCATTGATGACGCTCTTTTGTTTTACCACACCACAAATTGTGGATGGAAATTTACCAGAGTCTACACGGTTCATTGTGACCTGTGCTACTGCTAGTTTACCTTCGAATGATTCTTTGGATGATTCATAGTAAACATTTTCAGCAAGACATTGTAGTTCTGAATTGAAATGGGCACTAACGACCTCAGATGAGGTTTCGATATTTTGTGCATACGCTTGGGCAGCAGGTACCAATAAATTAATTACAATTAAAAATATTGATGTGCCGATTAAAAACTTGTTTGTTATTTTTTTGTTGAAATACATCTTTCTTCCTTTTTGATTACGGCGGCCAAACATCTGACCGCCTTGGTCTCCAATTACGAATTTGTTTTCGATTTTATTTTAACTTCAGGTTGTGGAGGGGTTTGCGAAACGAATAGATTGAGGGCTTCTGCCTTCTTAACTATATCTGCTTCTGTTGGGAAATTTGGCAATTCGGGAATATCAGGTGATTCTAAACCGGCAATCTTTGCGGCTTCGACCTGTGTGTGCCATTGTTCTAGTTTAGCGCTTCTGCTGTATGAATACTCATCAGATACTAAACCTTGCGCCATTTTTAATAATTCTAGGCGAATTTCATAGGGTGTCATATTGTTACTCCTTTGTGTGTTGTGTGTATACCAGCGGTTTGTGTGTTGCTGGTGTTTTATTTATGCTTTGTAGAACTCTCTTTGTAATAATTTATTGCTTTCACCAATCCAGGTATGTGGTCAGCGGTTTTCTGTTTAAATATTAATGGCAGGTCATTCTCCACAGCCATAATAATAATGATATCATCAATAGGTGTACCAATCATCTCCTCATACATCAAGGCATATGCGGTTGTTTGCCAGAAGTAATCCTCAATGTGTGCCTCTGTCTTGGCACGCTTGGAGGTTTTAAAGTCAATCACAGATAACTTGCCATCGAACTCAGCAATACAATCGACCCTACCCGCCATCTCCAATTGTTTGGACCACAATGCACACTCTTGGTAATGTATGTTGTTGATACGATTAAGTAATGGCTTGAGAGATAGGAACATTTCAAGTGCATCTGGCATTGCAGAACCTAAATCATTATTGTTTAAATAATTCTCACATAATGTATGGACTGCGGTACCACGACCTGTTGCAATTCTCGATACTCGGTTAGCTTCTTCTTCACCCACCTTCTTACGCCATGCCATAATACCTGCCTTCTTTTGGGCGCCAAGCACAGTAGTAACTGATGGAAGTTTTGTACCATCTTCCAATGTATAGTATCTCTTGCCGTCAGGAAAGGTTTCAGATTTTAAGTCTGGCAATGATTTAGGTGGGCAGTAATTAAATGTCATATTATATTTTTCTTTTGGTTAATAGTGCCCACGCTTTCACATCATGGCCATCTATTGTTTCTAGTGTTGTTTTGTTTAAACTTAAAATTTTTAATTTTGGCTCAACCATATTGATTATTTTTGTTGCCGACCAAAACCATTCAAACTGTTCTTTACTTCCAATCAAACTTAACCAAACTCCACTAGATGTCAAACACTCAATCAATTTAGAGGTATAAATTTCACATTCTAATTCATTAAAGATATGAAAACAACCTCGGTCAAAAATAAAATCAAACTTTTTTTTTGGCCATTTTTCTTTAATCAAGTCTATTTTTAATAAATCAATTTTTATTTTATTTTCTTCTGATATTTGTTTTGTTTTTGATAAAGCTGAATCATGAAAATCTATCGCAGTAACATCACAACCTTGTTTGGATAACCAAATAGAATTGATTCCCGAACCACATCCTAATTCTAACACAGTTTTTGGTTTAATTTTTTGCATATTAAACCAATCAATCAAATTTTTATCAACTGAACCTATATCCCAAAGCAACTTATTATTAATGCAATCCCAAGGATCAAGCACATCAATTATTTCAAACTTACCATCAATGCATTTAGGAATTAACATAATTTATTCCTTCTTTAATTGTCTGCCAACTTTCTTCGGTAAACATACTAAAATTATTTGTAATCAACTTATTTTCTAATCTCATTTTTAATTTTTCAGGCATCTTATTATCTTTTTGAAACTCTGACCAAAATTTACTATCAGTTCTTTTTGTCATGTAATGATAGTATAAGAAACCTAAAATATCTTCATTCATTTCTTTCATGTCGTGGTTCAATTTTTCTTTATTGCCATCACATTCAATAAAAGTATTCAATGTTATAATCTGAATCCATATTGATGTAGCTTCTAGTGGTTCAATAAAACCAGAAGATAAACCTACACCTAAACAATTGTTAATCCAAACATCTTTATAAGAACCAGCATTAAAGTTGAATGTCTTGGGTGATACAAAATCGTGTCCGAGATAATCTCTTATCTCTTGTTTGGCTTCTTCATCTGTAGTCTTTGTGCAATCAAACACATAACCACAACCATATCGACCTTGAACAGGAATCTTCCATATCCATCCATACTTCATTGCAACTGATTCGGTATACTGAGGCAGATTGGTATTATCATTCGGTAAAAAGAATGGTATTGCCCTCCTACAAGGCATATTATACTCTATCCATTCTGATTTGTAAAGCCCTCCGATAATTAATCTCCTAAATCCAGAACAATCAAAAACAAAATCGGTATGTTCCACATTACCAGACTTCAGAATAAAACTTTCCACATCTTTATTCTCTTTACACTTTATATCTACCACTTCATCATCAATTAGTTTCACACCACGGGAGATAGCCAACGATTGAAAGTATTTGGCCAATAAACTGGCATCAAAATGCAAAGCGTGTAAATCAGGACCTATACAGTTAAAGTTGTGATAGTATTCATCACCTTCGCCATTCCAATTAGTGAATTTAATTCCTGTTTTAATGGTTGCCTTACAGTTTTCATAGATATCTTTTTCATCGATACCCAACTGATTAAGAAAATTTATAAAGTGTGGAGTGGTGCCTTCACCTGCACCTAATATTCCAATTTCGGAACTGGCTATTACAGTAACATCATCGTTTGGATAATGTTTATTAACAAATAGTGCGGTCAACCAACCTGCTGTGCCGCCACCTAAAATTGTATATTTCATTCGAACCTCGTAGATATTGCAATTGATATTCTGATTTCATTACTTAGATTTGTTTCAACCGAATGTATTACATAACCAGGAAATATTAATAATGTACCTGGTGTCGGTGTAATCTTATGGTAAGGTCTGTGTGATTCCCAAGCAACATCAGTTCTTGCTTGTGGGTCTGACCACAATATAGAACCTCTTGGGTCATGTAGTAAAATATCTCCTGATTTTTCTGGCACCTTAACATAATACACAGCAACTAACTTACAATCAGGATGATGGTGTGGTGAATTGTTTTTTCCTGGCATCATTGGGTTCTGACGACCAGTAAATTTAAAATTGGTAGAGAAACCACATTCTGTTGCCACATCAGATAGAGCGGATTGAATTTGACTTTTTAATTGTAACACCGACTCGTTATTCTGTTCAAAATAATCGGTGCCAACTTTATAGTTGCCTGCAATTGAAAATAAGTTAGAATTTAATTCATCATCATTTAACTTTATTGTCCAAACAGGTGTGGAAAATAAATTGATTCTACTCATAGATTATAAATTTCCATCATAATAGACAATCTCATTTCATTACTCATATTGGTTTCAACGGAGTGAATTAAATAATTTGGGAACATCAACAACATTCCTGGTTTTGGTGTGATACGATGATATGACCGACAACTCTTATGTGGTCCATCATTGACAACTTGTGGATCAACCCAAAATACCATACCACGAGGATCGTTCAATATGATGTCACCTGATTTTTCTGGCACTTGAAGATAATAGACGGCAACCATCATTGCATGGTGATGACCATGGGGCGTATCATTTTCTCCTGGAAATATTGGATTTTGCCGACCAACAATATAAGTGGCTTTTTTATTCCAATGATATTGTTCGGCTATTTGGTCACAGTAAGATTTTACTGTGTATTTTAATTTGTTGATTTCTGGTGTATTGAGGTCAAAGTAGTTACCAGTTTTATATGGTCGACCTTCTTCTTCCAGTTTACTATTTGATATATCTAAATCGTGAATCCAAACCGGTGTACCAAATAATATTTTCTCATTGTGCATTATTTTTTTCAATCATATCCATAAGATTATTTACAGCCCACTCATGACTAGTTTCAATATCATAAACTAATTCTGTTACAGCAAATGAAACAAAATGGTCAATAATTTTATCACTATTAACATCAATATATGCTTTGACAATTACTGGTCGTTCTGCTTCTAAACTTTGTTTTAGACTATCATCAACAATTTCTTCAATAACAATTCGTTTTACACCATCTACCGATTCAAGTTTTGTTATTAACTTCTTTAAATTTTCTGTTTGTTCAAAAATAGAAGGTGCTTCGGCATCAATTAGTTTTACCAAGTATTGGTCGGACTCACGAACATAATATGTCATTTTACCAATGTTATCAAATACACTATAACCACACATATGACCAATACCATCTTCAACCTGAGTGCAACCGCATGATAACAAATCTTTAATAGGAATATGTAGTGAATCATCAACATCATCAACTAAAACTTTTGGTACTACAATAGCAAAAGGCATTTCACCAGATTTGGTTTGAATTACAAAATCCAAATACACACTATCTTTATTTTCGATTTGGTCTAGTATGTTTTGTGGTGGTTCGATAGCCTGAACAGAAATAACCTCATCAATAGATGAAGCTATCTCTAGTGCTTTTTGTAATTGTGGTGATATAGTTAACGACATTTATGCCTCTACTTTAGATTTACCATAAACTTCAATTTCATCAATTTTACCCACTACTTCCGAAATCACTTTGATTGGAATAATTTTTCTTTTAGTTTTTTCTTGGTGTTGCAACATTGTTCCCCAAATATCTTGACGATCCTTTGGTAATCTATCATTCTTAATTAGAACAGGTACATAACCTGTCATTTTTTGGAATGACAAAGCAAACAAAGCAACAGCATCAGAGTAAGCATTATTACATGATGTTTCCCAATACTTATCATCGAGGAACATACATGAACCTTTACAGATGTGCAATACAGGACAACTTGCACAATCAGCACGATTCATCCAATGTGTGGCTGATTTGATTTCGATATCATCAATGTTATCTAATGTGCCGCCAAAATGACTTTCACCATTCTTGGCTATTTCTAATGGACTCACATTCTGACAAGTCATTACATTACCACGCAAGTCAACTGCCATGACATCAACATCATCCATGCCACATTTTTGACCCAAATATTTAGATTCAGAATGTGATAATACATTAGTTGTGAACTCATCAATCTTAGATATAATCATACCAAAACCAATGTTGCCGTTGTTTGCATGAATGTCATTGAAAGCCAGTTTACGATATTCAAAATGATCCTGATATGAATCTAATGAATTTGTTAGGCCATCTTCATCGTATGCATCAACAATGGTGCCTTCACCCAAAGGAACATTAGGATCACCGGTGAGTTTGATAAACCAATCATGAACTTCTTTACGACTTCTATTTTTATTATTCATCATAGAATTAAAACTAATTCTTTTCTGCTTATTCATAATCTTATAGAAGTCGAGAATAATTTTCTTTTGGTCTGGATCATCAAATGGATCTGGACCACGAACTGCTTGACCTGGACCATCGTGTGAAATAGACACTTGAAATCCCATGTAATACAACCAAGCACAGATTTCTTTATTAAGAATAGAACCATTGGTGATAACAGAAAATACCGGTTCTTTTTGCCAATGGCTAAATTTCTCACGCAAAGCTTCTGCCAAAGGTTTTAATGTTTTCCAATAAACAAATGGTTCACCACCCCAAAATTCAATCTTTAGACCTTTTTCTTCACTAAATTCCATTTTATCAAACTTGGTCAAGAAATCATCAATATCTTTTTTACTGGTTTCTGGTGCTCTTTCAACAAATTTTTGAGAACAATAATCACAGGAATAATTACAAGAGAGACCTAACTGAATCTTTAGTAATTTAATTGCTTTGGATTTTTTAAGTGGAGAGTTTTTGTCAAACGGAACTACAGGTTGTTTGTCCTGTTTCATTCTCTTTTCTTCTGGATATTCAAATACATTTCCATTGGAGTCTTTGAGAATATTAAATTCGTTATCATAATAAAATGTGGCCTTGTCGCCGCCAATTTTTTCAGCCAAAATTTCAAATATCATATTAATCCTAATTTTATAAAATAATTACCAGCAAGCACAAGCGCAAACGAAACAGGCACAAGCACAAGCGCAGTTACAATTGTATGAGGTTTCTGATGTTGTGCAATTATAGGTACAAGCACAGTTACAGTTTCCTTGTAACCAAGATTGTGCATCACAATTGGTACAGTTTACAGTAGCAGCAATCAAACAATTATTACATTGAATATTACCACAATTACAATTGGAAGTGCAGTTTCCATTATTACAGTTGCCATCAACATTTCTTTGATAATAAGCCCTATCATATAATTGACCTAGTGCTGTGGCATTATCTTTTGTATTATCTCGTATCCAATCAAGGCCAGTTGCCGTACCTGAACCACGGCCGGTTTCGATATTCACATCATTAATTGTTAATGGTCCAGAAGAAGGTAATGTCATTTTAATCTCTTTTTTTCAAATATATTGACTATTTATATATTCCCTCAAACACCAAACACAATCTAGGTACATGACTATTATGAACTGTTACTGCATGGGGAATTGTAGGAGGGTGTATTACTAGGTCACCAGATTCACATTGCATAATTGTCATTTTGGATTCATCATATTCAGTATACTTCTTATTAAACTCACCACCATCAATAAAAACTAATTGACCACTATTTTCGGGAATGTGGACATAAAATATTGCAACAAAATCCGACTCAGAATTTTTAAAATCTGGATGTGTATGTGCATGGACCAAACCTTGACTGCCATAAAACATCTTATTAGCCCAAGATTTTATATAATCTACTGATTTACCTGGTGGTGCAGATTCTTGAATTCTTGAAGTAATCCATATCATCAATTGTTCTGCACCAGGCAAAGTTAATACATTTGAATATTCGTTACCCACAGATGTCAATATTTCACCGTGAGCAGAATCATATTTTGTTCCTTGAATCCGACAAACAACATCAGGTAAATCTAGTAATAGATTAATACTTGATGCTAGTATTGGATTCTCGTATAAATTTTCATTTTCACATTTATATTTCTTTACATCATCTAGGTTCATAATTATGTGAAATACGAGCTTTCGTGTGGATTATATGATTTTAGACTACTTTTTTCTCTTGCTTTTTCTTGTTTAACAAACTCAACCAATTCTTGCCTTACTTTGTCCTTGTTTTGATACTCGTAATATAGCCGCTGTTGTTTGGACATTCCTCTTTTTTTGCTCATCAAAATTCCTCTTATTATTGTTATCATCGGATAGTTTTTGAGCTTTAACTACGGGGGCAACTTTATTTTCAAGTTTAACTCCTTTGTAGATTAGTAAGGCAGGTAGATTATTGATTACCATTCTCTTGGCTTTTTAGTCTTGTGACCAGACATTGTATTACCAGGAATCGTTTCTTTCATTCTTTGAATTACACCAGTTTCGAAAGCGGCGTGAGGCTGTCCAATTCCTGGTACTGACATACGAGAACCATCACCAAAGACTGGAAGATTTTTCGCTGAGATAAATCGTTCTAGGTGTGGATTATCCACTTTGAATTGGTCATATACAGTATAACTCATTATGTGAGTTTCAATTTCATTTGTATCTTTATTTAAGAATTCATATGCAGGCATTAACTATATCCATAAGAAAGTGATTCGAGAACTTTTTGTGTCCACTCTTTAAACCACGGTGGTGGTGTTCTACTATTTATCTTGCCTTTCCATGACCATAGATGTTGTTTGTTCATAACATAATAGTTACGATATGATTGTAAGGCATCACCAGGTACTTTACATTCATCAGGCATAGCAGGTGTGGGTTGTGTAAAATTGACGGCTTTTGGTATATTGTTTGGTAAATTCCAATATAATGCTTTTAACAAACCATCAGATTCTACTTTATGAGTTTTACCATAACGATAGGTATATTCTTTACACAACTCACGCAATAGATTGGCTAACCAAATATAATTTGAATCAGATTGTCTACACCATACAGCAGAAGGATGATTAATATGGGTGGCAGAATACAATATCGTATCACGGCTATCTTTGAGAACATATAGCTTCCGTTTGCGACCAGACTGAGATACACCATCAGTAAGAACACCGTCAAGAACACGGTGTGCGGTAGAAAGTAATTGAGCATATTCAAGTATCATCTTTATGCAATGTTTATCAACGTGCATTTCTGCACACTTCACAGGATCATTATCAAGGTAAAAAATATTCATAACATTCTTATTAAGCCGATTGTATCAATAGTAGTAAGTAACAAGTAATTAGCAACCATCCCAAAAGATTTGCGAGTAAAAGCAGCCCACAAATACAAAGCACAACCGAGAATCCAAATTGGATATAGTATGAGTAACGGTGGGTGAGGAACGGTGAGAGCCATTGTAATAGAGCAACCAATGGAGATTGCCCATGCCAATATCTCAACAACGAACCTAACCTTACCTGACTTCCAATCATCACGAATCCAATCAAATACATTATATAATAAATCGTTCATTACAACTTAGGAATATCCATTGTTAAATCTTTGATTTTTGTTTTACCAAACTTCTTTTCAATATCTTCCGTTGATACTGTTTGTAAAACAAACTGTTTGAAGAGGTTATAATCTTCTTTTACACGCATTGATACTTTACCGCCAGTACCATCAGCAAAGAAAATTGCACAACCACCAATTGCTAAGGGTGCAATCTCAATAACTGTATCTAAATTGACAATCACCATACATTGTTTTTCAACAGAAAACACTTCAACAAATAAACTCATCATTACTCTCCTTTAGGTTCACGAATTTTTGCAAACTTTGCTTGTTTCTCAGCCAACTCTGCTTCAATATATAGTTTCTTCCATAAACCACGAACACTTGATGACATGGTAGCTAAACGTCGCTTTGCTGATTTACTTAATTTAAAATCTTTATTTGGTTTCATTTCTTATCACAATCATTAACACGGATTAAATATACAGTTTCATTTGAAAATGGTCTGACAAAAAAACATTCACCTTTAGCTGACCAAACTAATCGATGTTGAATACTACCTTCAATAATATTGATAGTTGCAGGTTTACGAACCACATCAACCAAATTATAAACCGTAATAATAGCAGATGCTAATATTAAAAAAATAAGAATGTTAATTGTATTCTTAACAGCCCAATCGTGTAATTTATCAAACATGGAATATTCCTTTATTGAATAGATATACTATTGTAACACAAAACACAACCACAGTCAATAGAACTATGGTAAACTTTACTGATAGTTCACGGAAATGTTCCACTTCTAATTCAAGCATATCTTTCTGTGCCTCTAACATATAATTGTTAGGGTCATCCATTAACTTAATTGTTTCTTTTGCCAATGCCAAAGACTTCTTAGCCTGAACATATCCAATATACGGTATCATAATTAATCCCACAAGTTTTGGTAGTATCTACCAAATAATCTAAAACCATTTGCCTTTCGCTTTTGGTGTGATTCTAAACCTTCTGTATCCAGTTTCAATTTACTTACATACTGGCCATCTTTATTCCATGGAAACTTTTCGTCACCACATTCCGAATCGTCAAAGAATTGTGATTCATCATCATCTTTGAGTTCTTGTTCAAATGCCCAAATCATTTCATTGAGAATCCAATCCCAACGCATGAAATGTAAACTGTCGGTATCCCACTCATTCTCTTTTGGTTGTGCCATGTGGCTACGCAAGTATTCTGGCACATCTTCGTCATCAGTATAAGGTGCACCGTGTTTAGTTTTATTTAATTGAACTAGCATTGGATGGATAATATAGGCCAAGGTGTGGTCCATTGACCATGTATCCCATCGGTCAATTTTTACATAGTTAAATCTTGGATGAATGAAGTCTAAGAACTTCTGCCACACTTCACAAATAGGATTTAAAAAGTTAACCCACTTCTCATATGGATTATTCACATCATCATTTAGATTATAAATTCTATCTTCATCTTTTTCCCAAAAACAAATTGTTTTGAGAATGACATAAGGTGATAACCAATGGTTACGGTAATTACTTAAATAAACTTTCATCGTTTCATTAGTTCCTTAAAGTTATACAACTCTTTCATATAGGATGATACATTGTCCAACACACTACATTCTAAATCACCATCACGCCTTTGGCAATAGTTTATATCAAATTTACAATTGTTTACCTCTTGGTATGTGGTTGCCATCTCCAATACCGAATGACCAACACCATGACCTAGATTCTGTAAACTATTGGCTGGTGTTTCGATTGCCAACTGAATTGCACGGCATATTTCCATAACATGGACATAATCTCTAACACAAGTACCATCAGGTGTATTGTAATCATTACCAAACAGGTTAAATGTGCCTGTTTTTTCTGCGTTCATTAGATTAGAAAACAAACCATCGGGATTGGTTGGTGATACACCATCAGTACCAATCACATTATAAAAACGGAAGATTGTATAGTCTTTATCTTTTCTCCATTCTTTTACAACATCTTCTGCACATCGTTTAGATAACGAATAGGACACCACAGGATTGGCGGCCGCACCAGTTGAAGCAAAGATGAAGTTCTTACATGAAATATCTTCCAATACATTGATGGTGCCGTTTAAATTGGTTGTATAGTATTCTGTTGGTTTCTCTACTGATTCATTCACTCGCACCAATGCAGCCAAATGAACAACAGCATCATACTCATATGACCAATCATTCAATGTAAACATCCATTGTGGTAAATCATAACGAATATCAAATTGCAAAAAATTATCACGGTGTAGATAATCATTCCATGCTCGAGATTTATCAATACCAAAGACCTCGTATCTTTCCTTTCTAAGGAGTTTTACAAGGTGTTGGCCGATATAACCGGAACTTCCTGTCACCAATACTTTTTTCATTTTTTAATTTCTTTGATTCTTAATAATTTACCATCCATAAACAAGGCAGAATATTCTATCCATGCGTCCTGTTTCCATGATTCATGTTTATCTTCCAATGCAGGCCGATAGAATCGAATGTTACCATCAAACTCATGACAACACACCCAGCGTTGATTGTATTGTTTTACACTACCACCAAAAAGGCCTTCATCATCAACCCACTCAGAATCATATTCTGAATGCCATAAGTATTGGTGACCAGAATCTTGGTCGTGTTCAATCTTATAATCATCCAATGATTGAGCAGGAGTATCTTTTGTCTGATACTCCCTTCCTTCATAATGTATATAATCAAACATTCCCATTTAAATCTCCATATACTTTAATTCAAAGCTAAGTGCTTGTTGTTCATGGCCAATATAACCTCTTGGATTACAAACAACTCTAGTTTCACCAATCATGTAATCTGATACATTGTGCATATGACCATGAGTCCACAATTTAATCTGTGGTCTATCTAAAATGAAATCAGTTAAATCGGATGCAAAGGCACCATTCATTAAATTATCATGTTTGAACCATTCCGCAATACTTAATGTTGTTGGTGCATGATGAGTTACGACCACAAACTTCTTGGGTGTACCACCATAATCAGCAGTAGCAATCTTTATGTAGTCCAACATCTTATTATGGTCTTCCACAGAATCTTCTGGCGACCAACGAGAAGCATAACCGCCACCCGAAATGCCACGATTGCCATTCTTGATTAACTGAAAGTCATTCATTCTTTGACCAGTATGCCATAAAGTCAAAGAATCACCTTTGTTCATATTAGTCCACAATGTACCACCAACAAAGGTAATGTCATCATGTTCCCATGTTTCTTTTTCAAGAAAATGAATGTTTGGCAAATCGGCCAACTCTGCTTTTAGTCTGTCATATGTCTTAGCAATATCAAAATCATAATGCTCATGGTTACCCATTACATATACAACATGAGGAAATTGAAATGAACAACGGCGAAAGAAATCCTTAACCATTGCTCTTTCTTTTGGTTTGTGTTTAAAAACTTTAGCTGTGCAGATATCGCCGCTCAGTATTAATACTTCGGCATTTTTTTCATTCTTCAATATCAAGTCACCAAACTCCAAGTGGATGTCTGATGCTAAAGCAATTTTCATTTTATGTCCAAGTTCTATGTTTTTCTGCTACCCATTCAGCACCATCATATTCATCAATCTGCCATTCTACATCATTTGGAATTTCAACTACTTTCAATTCAGCAAAACTACCAAAAGACTTTTCACCCATTGTTTCCACAATATCTACCAAAATAGGGTCATCACGGGGAATCATTCTACTCCACCAAGAATCATCACTGGTAATTCCTTTTTTAGTCCGATAGACTTCTTCCGCTTCTACACTTAGGCCAAAACCACCATGGCAAGAATTAATTACAATTTTCATTAATGTACCTGTTTATGTTCTTCTTCTGATTCCAAAATTTCTCTTGGTGCTTGAAGCAATGAAATAAAATCTTCTTTACAGTCCGTTTGTTTTGCTAACCATGTTAATCTTGCTAAGATGACGGCAGTAATATTTAATGGTGGAACTTTATATTCACTTATCCATTTTATTAATGCTGTATCAATTTCTTCTGATAGTTCAGCTAACATAGAATCTTCTTGTGATGAGGCCATTTTAATTCTCCTCTACAATCAAAGCATCTAATTCTTTTTTCAATTCTTCCAATTTCAAAAATGACTCATGTTCAGCCTGAGTAATACCACGCCACTTACCAACATCTTTGCGTTCTTCGCCTTGGTCATTTAACCATTTCTCACCGGTCCATGTAAGTCTTGATGGGAAAGGCCACGCATTTGGTTTATCATATTGAATATCATACAAACCAGTATGAACAGGTTTAGTTTTAACATCAAACCATTCTGTCATTTCATATTCTGGTTCTTCATCTTCTTCATCATCAGAATCTTCTTCGTTCTCATCTTCCCAATCACGCTTGTATTGAGCAATATTAAACATTTCATCCAATCGAGATGGCAATTCATCTTCAATTTCATCAGCAGACATATCAGCGTAATTGTAGTTGTTATCTTCACCATCGATAAACCAACCAGCGAATGCCATACCTTCTTCATTGTAGAAAGCTTCTACATCGTAACCATTTTGATATAGAAACTCATAGAAACCAATTGGAGGTCCCCATGCCGTATCGAATGAGATATACAATCTACCATCTTCTTCCATGTGGTGGTCATATACGGATGCATCCCATTTAGTTCCCCAATTAGAAGTGTTCCAACCATACCAATCTTCTTCGTGTTCGGCTGGTCGTGGGCAAAGCGAATTGAATAATTGAGGTTCTTTCTTACCCAATTCTTCTACAATGTAATCAATCTTATCATTATCTTCGTGGTTAATGTAAGCCACATTTTGACACCAATTAGGCATTTTATTTCTCCATAATATGTTTAAGAACAGTTTTTGATTCAGCCATATCCGACTTTAACACAGCTTCATCAATCATGTCAAGCTGAGTTTGGTGTAAATGGTTTAAATGTAAGGTAATCATAATATCTTTTAAATTCCGAACATTTATGGCATATAACATTTGTCTTGGTGAATGATTCATTTCTTTTTACCTTTTTCTTTTTCTGCCAGTTGTTCACGCAATGCGGTACATTCTTCATTCAAGAATTTGTTATCACGAACCAAATTCATATGCACTTCTTCAAACAAATACCATAGTTTATGGAATCTTACATCATACGAATTGGCAATACCAAGAATTTGGGTTGATATCTCATCTTTATTAAAACTTAACCACTCCTCAAAAATACCTTCATCGAGGTCTTTTAAATCGTCCACTACACTCCAACATTTAACTATTTGCTGTTCGAAATCAAATCTATCACTCATGAAATCTCCACACTTTTAATTGAATCCCAGCGGAATGACCGCCAACCATTTACTTCAACATCATAAACAGGCAATACATCAGGTGAATGTGTTTTCGTTTTCTTTATTGCACCCTCAACAATAGGTTCTTGTGGCACCAAATCTCGCTTTAGTGTGCATTTCATTACACGCTCTGTGCCATCATTCTTTTCAAACTTTACGACTGCTACACCATCACGCAATACAGATTTTAACCAATCTTTACCAATCTTACTTCCATCAAACACATTCTTTTGTGTAGTGGTTATTGATTCATCTTTATCAGAACAAAATTTAGCAAAATCTTTTAAATAACCACCAAATTCCAATTCTTTTTTATCACCACTCATACCAAAGAAATTACAACCACAATTATATACTTCAATATACAGTCCATCTTTATTGTAGATGTGATATTCATAATCTTGACCACAATCGGTTACATCGGTTGGATGAATATAGAATCCGCCAGGCGATTCTTTAAAGTGAGCAACCATGCTTGCTGCCAAACAACCCATGCCGTTGAAAACTATTTCTTCAACTGTTTCGGTGTAAATCAATCCATTCACCAAACGACCACCATTTAAAAACTCAACTAACTCGGCACCATGTCCCGTAGGATAGCCATCGAATTGACGATACATATTACACACAGGTTTTTGCACTTCGCCGTATTTTTCATAAACAAATGTAAGTGACCTAGTTCCCATAATATTCTCCATAATAAAAAAATGCTAGTTTTGTTTCAAGAGTATCACTAGCAAAAACTCATGCAGGTTTTACTGGTCTCATGGTGCCAGAAGGAACGCCCGTCCCTATTACAACCTTTAAAATACCATTATACAGGTACCACGGTGGATTGCAAGCGTTATTTGATGTTTGTTGCATGGATACAACAGGTTTAGTCTAACCAAATCGTTGTAGGAGAGAGTATACCAATGACGATGAGACCTAGTACCAAAGAACAAACCAGAAGCAATCCAAGCGCTCCTGGTGAGTGTTCTAAGGTGCCTTTGGACTCATACTCACGACCAGCTCCAAAGGCACAAGCAATACAGAATATTAAAAGAATAATGGACACTACTATTTTCCTGATTGATTGAGCTTCATTGAAGTCCATGCTAAAAAAGCAATAATGGCAATTATAATAATACCAACAATAAAAGTTTTCATTATCTCACCGTATATGTTTTATATATTAATTTGTTTTGATTCTTTGCATACTGTTTGAACTCTTTTGGTTTACAAACTGCAACCAATTTTGTATCAACTGTATTGAAAACTCCATTGTAGTAAATTGCCTTAGAAAGGCAATCTTCTCTCAATTTATAGTCCGAATGGACTTGATAATTCAATGGAGTATTGAGGTAAAAAACTAGAATCCAGTCCATGATTAAAACTTTACGCCATGTAAAGCTGTTGCAACGATAGATTGGAACAATTCAGGATTGGATGTGCAAGCACTTTGAGCATAAGAAATGATAGATAATCTTGTTGTCAAGTCATCATGTTTTTTCTGCTTTCGGTCTGCTTTGTATTTTGGTGCAATAGTCTTTTCATAATGTTGTGCGTTACCACTACGAGTAGTCCATTCCAAATTGCTGAATTTATTGTTTAACTTATCACCATCAATGTGATTGACAATATTGCAATTCTTTTTCTTACGCAAGAACATCATAGCAACCAATCGGTGCACCTGAAAGTTTCCTTTGCCTTTCTTGCCTTGCAAAGATACCTTTTCGTAACCATTGCTTGTGGATGGTGTTAGAGCAACACCTTCAGAATTTCTACGATAAGAAATAACTTGACCATCTTTAGTAACACCATAATCAGAAAAACCTGTAATACGTTTGACTTGAGATTTCTTCATAACATCCTCATAATATAAAATATAATACTCACACTATGGTACACACCATATTGAAGCACTTACCGGCGTTTCGCCTTGCTACCAGAATAATCGGTTCGGGTAAATGCTTCAATATGGCGGCCTCTCCCGAGGGGCCATATTTTACTTCTTACGCTGTAACAGGTTGGACTGTTGCGGGTTTTACTGAAGCAACAGGTGCAGGTGATGCCTTAGCAACTGTTTTGCCTTGGTAACGGCCGTTCTTGTCGAACTCTGTGAAGTTAACCAACTGATAACCTGTCACCTTACGGCCAGATTTAATAACTTTCACAATACCACCATCTTTACGAATGTTATAGATGTTGGTCGAGAGGCGGTACAGCACGCTCTCTTGGTCTGTGCCTTTAAACACAGCCATGATTTCGTCTGGTGAAACAGGCTTACCACTCAATAATACTTGGGTAATTTTTTCATGACGGTTGATTTTGCCTTTGCGAACTGTTAATGCCATTGTATAATACTCCTAATCAAATTAAACATAATATAAAATACTACTTGAACTGCCATTGTAACACAAGGACGGTTGGTTGGCAACCAGTCCTTGGTTGTTTACCACTATTGTTGTACCGGTGTTTCGGCACTTGCAACTGTGGTACTTGTATTCGCTGGTGATTCGACAGTAGCATCCACTTTTGAATACAAATCTAAAAATGCCATTTTTGTTTCGGCATCAAAACGATTCACGCACAATGTAATTGCTTTCATGCGGTCTTTGAAAATTCCATACGCTTTGGCAATATGTACCAATCGGCGAGTAGAGATAATCTCGTCAGTAGCACCTTGGTCAAAAGTCTGGCGAACCACATCTGCCCATTGGCAAAGGTTCTCAACAAATTCTTTATCGTCAATTAACGGTGTAAGAATTTTCTTCTCAGTTTTGGCATCAGGATATTCCTGTTCTACGGTGATTGGGAATCTTTCTAAGAAAGCATCGTCAAGCACTTGCGATAGATAACGACCTTCTTCACTACCACGACCTTTGGTATTTGCCGTTGCTACTACTGTGAAACCATTGGCAGGTGTTACCACTTCACCAGTTTTCTTATTGTAGTATGGTTTGCCTTCAAGAATGCCTTGCAAACACATCAACTTATTAGAACCACGGTCTACTTCGTCAATCAACAATACGGCACCTTTCTTCATCGCCTGAAGAACCGGACCATCACGATTGACCACATTACCATTGATAAGAGTAGGACCACCAAGTAGGTCGGTTTCATCTGTTTCAATGGAGATATTCACACGAATACACTCACGATTCAATTCAGCACACACTTGCTCAACCATCAAGGTCTTGCCGTTGCCTGATAAACCAGTAACGAATACAGGATAGAATGCCTTGCTATTAATGATATTCTTCATATCTTTATAGAAACCAAATGGCACATAATCAGGCCATTTAGCAGGCACGGCAGAATCAGATTCATCAATCATTTTTGGTTGACGGAATTCTAACACTTGAGCCTGAAGCGCAACTTCTAATTCTTCTTCTACTACAGGTGCCGATGCTTTGGCTGTTTTCTTGGTGCCAATATTAGGCAACAAATACTCACCACGGGGACCATTACGATATTCTGTTTTGGTAACAAACCAATATGGATATGGTACGCCAGTTTCACTCACCACGTGAGCGATACCATCTCTGGTCAATACTGCACCAACACCAAAAATCTTTTCAGCAGCCTGCACAAAAGCAATGCCGTTTTTATTTAAATCTGCCATATACGCCTTTCACAATAATCATATTTAATGTACCATTATACAGGTACCGCACCATAAGTCAAGAAATATTTTCAGTCCGTTGTTTTCAAGCAACACATTCCTCATCTGCCCAATCTTCCATAATCATACCATAACTAATCGATTCACCTTTAGGATCAAACTTTGAATACACCTCAATGATTTTATCTAATGGTACTCCTGCTTCTCTCATGGCACTACACATACAACCTGCACCATCATCGAACCCAGCATTATAAAAACTTTCTGCTTCATCTTTAATAGACGGATTGCCATAACAAGATTTGAAATTATTAAACCAATCTTTTACAGTCTTTGAGTATTTTCTAGTTTTCATATTATCCACAAATGGCATATTCTGCCAATTCTTTCCAATTATTATTAGGATTAGATTTACGAATCTTGGTTACTTGAATCAAAGTCCGCAAAGATAATTCTTTTACATTGTCAACCAACTTGGCAATCAAATTCAAAGCATCATTCTTTGCAACCAAATCAAAATCAGGCATGAAATCTTTTTCTTTCACCAAGAAACGCATACGCTCTACTTTTTGTGTTGCTGTCATTGTCACATCAACTGACATAGACCGTGAAATGATTGCTTGGTCTAATTGTGATGAGGACATATTAGAGATAAACACCACACGACCTTTAAATTCAAATGAGGTCGGTAAATCTTCATCTTTAATATCTGCACGCCATGAAATGATACGCTTTGAGTAAGAATCTAAAGCACCTTTCAATATGTTCAATGATACAGGATCTTTTAATACTGAATCACAATCATCAAATACAATAATTGAATTACGGTTCTCATACAAGGTACGATACAAACCTTTAGGTGTAGAATAACCTTTAATTACAACAAACGCATTTTTTGGTACTTGGGCGCCAATCTCATAGTCATCAAGAATGGACATATCTTTGAGTCCAGCTTTTCTCAATGTAGTGGTAACTGTATGAGATTTGCCCAAACCACCAGGTCCCGTTACTACAACGGAGGGTTGGTCACCTTTGGCAAGCATTACAATCATATCAGATAAAAAACCAAATCGTTGGTTGATTGTAAATTTTGATTGTGTTGGTTCTGATACAGATTGTTTGCCTGCTTTTTTGAGGACATATTCTAAATGCTTCAAATTGCTACGCTTCACGGTTTTGCCATTAATTGTGGCGGTGTATTTTCCATTAACATATTTAATTTCTGACATATTATTCCTCACTCACTAAAACAACCATTATACACGAACCACAGAATACCACAAGCATTATTTACCAGACTGTTGTTTCCTAGCAACATCTATATGCTTACACTTTCCACGATAACCAAACCCCACGCAATTACACCGATAGTTTCCATTACTTTCCGTAATATAGTAAGTCTTACCACTATCGGACTTCACAGCAATGCCTTCGGGCGCCTCCTGCACGCTCTCCAATGTTTTACCAAACGCTTCCAAGGCACGGTGTCTGACCTTCTCAAACTTACGCCTACGGGTATCAATCTTCATTGGTTTATTCATTATCACCAACTCATCATTGCTCGCCTTGGCATATGCCAGAATATTGGATTTGCCATCAAACAAATAAGTATGGTTCGGCACCACAAACTCCGAATTATCCCATTCTGTAACTTCTTTATATGCACTAATACCCATTATTCATATCCTTCAGCCCAAGTAATTTTTGGATTTACTCTTTCATACAATTCAACCAAATCTTTTAAATTCCACATTGCATCAGTTTCAAATGTATTCAACCATTTAGTAAATCTGACCCAATCTTCGGTAAGCATTGGTGCCAAATATAATTCTTCACCGTATGGTCCCAATCCTTCACCACGACAATCAATACGACCTGCGGAATAAGTCCACAATTCAAGGTCTCTATCATTGTACCATTGTTTACTGATTGGTCCCATCCAATTGGTAGAATATCTAATTGCCATTATTCTTCCCACTTACTATAAACTTCTTCATAGATTGATTTAATAACTTCACCTTCATGCTCATCAGCACAATATTCCAATACATCTTGAACCGTATATTGGCCAATATGAATAACCCTACCCGATTGAAATTCAACCATGTAAACTCTTTCGAAATCTGAATCATAACTCATACAAACTCACTTTCATCAATTTGCCAACCTTCAGCACGCAACTGTTCACGACCACTTGCCGTTTTCTTCATAGCATCAAAAGCATCATGGATGCCATTAATGCTTTGTATCAACCACTCACGATTAATCCATTGTTCTGGTGTTGCAAAACGAGGACGAAAACCATAATAATCTTTATAGAAATCGGAGAAATACGATTGTAATTCGTCCACACTCATACCATCAAAATGATTACCACTCATATTACACCTCTAATGTTAATGTTTCAATATGCACATCTTCTTTTTCACCTAAATCTTCTGGTTTAATCTGTTTTTCAACTGACCACATAAATTCTTCTGCCTTATCATAATCAGTAAAAGCTCGGAGATTCAACCATTCCCATCCACTAAAATCTACCAATTGACCAGATTTTACAATATATACATTATTCATCATTTTCACCTGTTAAATAGTCAATCGTTTCAATAATACAGTCATCAGCACAACTCATCAAAGATGCAACATGAGCACTTACCTTCAATTCACCAGCACCTTTGGTATCTGCCCAATGATAAACATCCGAAAGCAGGCTTTGTGCCTGTTCTAACTTTTTAATCAATTCGCTTTGTGTCATAATTAATGACTCCTATTATTTGCCCAACGGACACCACGATTAAAGGCATCACGCTCAATACGAATTTCTCTGGTATCACGGTCGCTACGCTGGTATACATCAAAAGCATAAGCATCACGCTTACGGGTAGAATAACTACCATTAAAGCGGGGACCACGAAAACAAACATAATACTTGGTAAAATCAATAAACCGTTTCACTTCTTCATATAAAGCAATTGGTACTGCCTTATAAGTGGAACGAAAATTGGCTGGTGCCTGATAACTCTCTAATGCTTGGCACATCGCTATTTCTTTTAAACGAAAATTCATTGTATTCATCCTGCATTCCTTACATAAGTGTGAAAAACATTTTCATACAATTCTACAATAGTATCATTATGCAATTCACGATAATTATTCTCTAATAACTGAACCGTCAAAGTAAACAACTCCGCCTTTTTCAGCTTTTTAATATCTTTGACATCTTCAGCAACCAATTCAGTAATAAAATGATTGATTTTTCTACTCATTAGTAACCTCTCACTCACTTAAATTGATTACACGAAAATCAAATTCCATAAAACTGGTTTGGTGTGGTACAAAAGCAATCTGCTCAACACGGTTTCTAGCAGAAACTTTGGTTTCGTATTTTTTAAACTTATCGACCGTAACTTTTATCTTATAAGAACTAAAACCCGATTCATTACTATTAGCATCAATTACAACACCTTCAATAAAAGCATCATCACGACCTGCCATTGGTTTAAAATCGTATGCACGAATAATATCACCAACTTTTGCAATACCTTCAAATTTCAACATATAATCTCCTAATCAATTAATAAAACCATTATACAGGTACCAATGAATACCACAAGCGTTTTGTCATGTTAGGCATGGTATACTTGGTCTTTACTTTTGGTTATGTTGTATCCACGCAACAGCTTCTGTTCCACAAACAATTCCGCAATCGCTTGGTCATCATTAAAACCTTGTTGGAGTGATTTTAATTCACTTACCACAAATTGCCATGTATTCATTTTATTCTGCCTCTACTTTATTTAAATAATCTTGCAAATGACCTTGGACTCTATCATCTTCAGCCGAATAGAATACAAATTCACCCATTTCATGCCGATATTCAGAATCAACATATTCAAAACCACCATAATACTGTAAGGCACGGTCATTTGCTTTATATACAGCAATACAATCTGCATTTGCAAACAGTTTACCGCACCGATGGTCAAGACCTAATTGTTTTGCCGGCACTTGCCACATTTGAGCAACATAATTATCGGTGATTTCTGTCACCTCATCAATTAATTCAAATAAGTCCATATTATTCTACCTTTTCAATACCAAGGATAATGCCTTGGGTCATATAAACATGGTTGGCGTATTGAATTGCCAATTCTAAACTCTCCCATTCTTCACCACCACAGCAATATACAGTTTTCATACTACCTCCTTATAATAATCTTACTAATAACCACTATATTGTTAGTGGTTACTATAAAACTATTAAGCGGCAATCTTAATCGTATACTGATAATCATTACCTACTGGATATTTTACGAAACCGCTAATATCCTTCTTTGCCTTACCTTTGGCATATAGACCGATAACACTATTCTTTGGATCAAGAAAGCGTAAATCAGACTCATCACCATTAAATACGGTCATATTAGAATTAAAGAATTTCTCAGGCATTTTGGTGCCTTTCTTAATACCAAATACAACCGCAATATTAAGACCTTCAATAACCGCCTGTTTACAATCCAAGTAATTACCATCTGCCATAGAGAATGTAAGGTGATAATTAGTAATGCCTTTTACTTTACGACCGAGCACCTTGGTATAATCATAAAACTGAATATTAGGGAATGCCTCGAATATGTTAGTATATACTACATTACCTAATTTTGCTGAATACTTTTCCCATGATAAATCAGAGGTGCCATTTAATCTGAATACAGGAATAAGACCTTTTTTCTCAGATTGCTTAATGGCAAGTAGAATATCTTTTACTAATAAAGACATAAACTCTTCCCGATTATCATAGAATAATTGAGTTTTACGAATTCTCGCCTTTTGAATAGTATTAGTATTCTCGCCTTTTTTAAACATACCACCACGACCTGCCGTATTAAGGCAGGAATCAATACAACCAATGGTTGCTTTAGGGCAGGTATTATGACCAGATAATGTATATGGTGCTAAATGAAGAATATAGGTATTATAACCTTGCTTCATTCCCTTTAAGGTCTTGGGATTGCCGACCGATAATAATTTCATATATTTCCTATTCTCAAAATTTACAATCGAGTAATGCCGTATTTAAAAAACCATTATACAGGCATTAGAATAGACCACAAGCAATATGGCATATTCTAATGACTATTCTTGGCGAATAATCACTAACCACTACTTTTCTGTTGTATCCTTACAACGGCGCCGCTTTAATCTCATTATGTCCCATTAATATGGTATATACTGGATCGGAGCGCCACCTTAATGATATTGGAGTATCCAGATTAACCGTATATACAATACGCTTACCATATATTCTACTGGATTCTACTGTACCGATAATCGCTTCATTTTTAAATAAACCAATCACCCGTGTATTATCTGCAATAAACTTCATATTATATCCTTTCAATACGAGCATTACTAAAACCATCATTAACCAGTGAAATATAACGATTATACGCTTCAGTATAATTATCATATAATACCGACCTG